CTATAAGGTATTTGCGGATGACGTGTATAACTCATTCCGTCAGATGCGTTATGGTATCCACTCTGGCCGCCACGACTCAGAATATGAGGTGGCAGCTATTAGAAAAGAACTAGTAGACTGGCAATCTAATGCAGATAATGATGCTCTTACTCAAACATCTATTAGTTATTATGGCTGGTTGCCAGTTACGTATAATAGCTCAGATGAGTCTATTGTATTTAGCTCAAACATCAATGATCCATACCGCTATCTTAAACTATGCTCAACAAACCCAGTTAATGTAGGATTGAGTTATAACTATGGCACTAATAGTAACCAAAATCTTATAGATGTAAACGCCGGAGGTTGTGTAACAAGAATTAATTTAAACCCTGCTATTACTATAAATAATCCAACCACTCAAAGTGCACAGTATACTTTCCACCAGCAGACAGCGGCTTCTACATGGACTATCAACCACTCTCTTGGTTTTGTTCCTAATGTGATGACACTAAATGAGTCTGGCCAAGAAATTATGGGTGTTGTAAACTCTGCTACTACATCAACACTGGTGCTTCAATTCTCTGATCCTGTAACAGGATATGCATACTTATCTTAAATGTAATCATGCCTACAGTAAATAAAAAATATTATCATAATATAGATCTTGACAACAACCAGTTGTTAAATGCTGTTATTGAGAACCTGGCTACGGCACCAACAAGTCCTGTGGACGGGCAGATTTATTATAACACGACTGATAAGGTAATATATTTTTATAATGCTACGTCGGCAATATGGAAACCTATACTTTCTGATAACATTTATTCTGCCAATGGTACTCTTACCGGCAATAGAACTGTAAATACAGGTATTTACCAAATAAGTTTTACAGGTTCTAGCTCAACACTAAACACTATATCAACAGGCACTAATGCATCAACAGATTATGCTGGTATGAATATGTGGGATTCTGCTGGAGCTCTTGTTGGTTCATTTCAGATAGGAGGAGTTAGTGCAGGAACACCAGAATTAAGAGGTAATTTCTTTTTTGGAGCCAGAAAAACCGGTGGTAAAGTTTATATAGTCAATCAAGATGGTACACCATTACATGCATTTTTTAATTCAACAGGTAATGTAACTTTTGGAGGTATAACAGATGCTGGATTTAGGGTTGATGTAATTGGAAAGGATGCTAGGATTAATGGTGTAACTATCGGTAAAGGAAACAATAGTATAGCAACGAATACTGTTCTTGGAGTTAGTGCAGGTTTTAGTATAGCAGCTGCAATAAGAAGTGTTTTAATAGGATATGAAGCTGGATATAGTATTACTACAGGGACATCTTACACAGGTAGTGTTTTAATTGGATATCAGGCTGGTTATAATATGACTACTGGATTTTGGAATGTAATCATAGGTGACCAGGCAGGATACAGCATGACATCAGGTACCAGGAATACCCTTGTTGGTGAAGCCAGTGGTTATAGGATCACAACAGCAAGTGGAAATACTTTAATTGGTGATGGAACAGGTACATTCATAACAACAGGTGCTTATAATACTGTTATTGGTGTTAATTCTGCTCAAAATTTAACTACAGGACAATACAATATTGTATTAGGATCAATTCCTTCAGTAGTAACAACAGGGAGTTATAATGTATTTATTGGGAATACAATATCAAATATATCTTCGGCACTTTCTAATAATATAATAATTGCAGATGGTCAAGGTAATATAAGATTCAGAGATGATGCAACAAGTACCATTTTAGCACGACTTGCTGGCACCGGTACAAGAATGGTTGTTGCAGGTACAAATGGAGAGTTGAGTACACAAGCTATTACACAGGGTAGTTCAAATACATACTCAGCAGGTCTTCAATTAATAGGTACAAATGTTAAACAGAAACTGTTTACAACGATCTATCAAAAGTCATTATTTACTGATTTATCTGATTTTACTGCTACAGGATTTACTCCTACAATAGTAAATAATAGCATACAGCTAACAAGTGGAGCACTTGACTTCAATCAATATTTTACTCTCAATAATAATACCAATGCTGATGAGAATATTGACTTTGAGATAATTGTAAAAGTGTTGGCAACCGGCTACGGATTTAGCATAGGAAAAAGAACTGCAAATACTTGGTATACAGCAAGCTCTAACCTACAAGTTAGTATGACCGAAAACCAAATAAAACTTGGTGGTCAATTCAAAACATTAAGTACAGTTACAGTTAATGATATATTAAAGGTTAGGTATTTTCAGAGAGGTGGTAGATTAGTAGGTTCTGTTGAAAATTTAACTACAGGGACTTATAACTTTTTGACAATCCAACCTGAATTCAATCCGGTTAAAACCGTATTACGCCCCAATACCAATAACTATACTATTTGGAATCATCAAGGTACTTTCAATATAATGAGCATGAACATAAGGTCTGCAATACCTTATGCTCCAGATGTTGTATGTATTGGTGATAGCAAAACATTTGGTTATTCATCAACATCACAAAACTTAAGATGGACATCTTTATTAAATAGCCTTGGAAATGTTATTACATATGCCGGTGATGGGGACAGAACTGTAGAGGCTGTACTATCCGTGAATTATATTATAAAATTTAAGCCAAAGTATGTAATACTTGCAATAGGAAGAAATGACTTAGGATCTGGCGTGTCTACAAGTACATGGCAAAGTAATTACCAGAGTATTGTAAATACATTGACTGCTGCTGGTACTACTGTAATACACTTGTTTGGGATGGGTGAACCAGGTCTAGATCAAACAGCATTATGGTCGTGGATTAACTCTACGTATTCTACAAATAAAATAGATATTAGCTCAGTATGGGTTAATGCTACAATGGTCAGTACGGATAATATACATCCAAATGAATTTGGTCATAGGTTTATTTCTTCTCAAGTTATTGCAAGTGGATTGATTCCATTGTCATCTAACTATATCTCAGATTATATAGATCATGTTCCCAAAGAACCTATAGATGCTAGCAGTATTGTAGTAGATACAAGCAATTTAGTAACACTTACTACTGCTCAATCTATATTTGGGGCTAAAACCTTTACCAACAAGGTAACCATTAATAATAGCACAAATGGTTCATCTCAATTTGCTACTGCATTATCTGTAAATAATATAATGACATTGTCTTCATTTACCAATATATGGGGAATGGATGTGAATGTTGGTAATAGTGCAGCAAGTGTAGCAATGACATCTGTAGGTTATTTACAATTTAAAGATGAAATAACACTTGGAGCTGGAGGAAGTATACAGAACGCTTATGGCTTGAAAATGCCATCAATTAATAAAGCGGTAAACAATGTATATATAAGTCTTGCTGGTGGAACCCCTACAGGAAACTGGGGAATATACAATGCATCAACAAATGATAATTACTTTGCAGGTAAGATATCTATTAACGCTGTAACTCCAGCTGCTACAGCAATACTACAAGCAGATTCTACTAATAAAGGTTTCTTGCCTCCAAGGATGACTGCCACAGATCGTGGAAACATAGTTTCAGCTGCAACAGGTTTGATTGTGTATCAAACGGATGGTTTAGAGGGCTTATACGAAAAGATATCTACTGGTTGGAGGATATTAAATGGAAGTGGAAGTAGTGGCTCAATGGCTATTGGTGGAGCAATAACATCTGCAACTATTGGGAGTGTATTGTTTGCAAGTACTTCGGGAGTTTTGGCTCAAGATAATGCTAACTTTTTTTGGGATAACACAAACAAAAGATTAGGGATTGGTACTAATACACCACAATATCCATTACATGTTATTGGTGATGGACAATTCATAAAAAATGTTAATTATGTAAATTTAATAGTTGGAAGCACAGAGACGAGAGCAGCTGGCATGACTTGGAATAATCTTGAAAGTCAGTTTAAGTTTCAAACATATAACGCTTCATTTCCGATAGCTTTTGACTCAAGTGAATTAAACTTTTATATAAACTTTAATTTAAAAGCAAAAGTATTTGCTTCAGGAAATTTAGCATTACAAAATGCTGGAACTTTTACTGACATTCCTACGGCAATATTACAGTTAAATTCTACTACACAAGGTTTCTTACCTCCTCGGATGACTTTATCTAATCGTACAGGAATAACCAGTGCCGCCACTGGTTTAGTTGTATACCAGACTGACGGAACAGAGGGATTGTATGAAAAAACATCTGCAGGTTGGAGATTAATAAATGCCGCAGCTAGCGGTGGTGGATTAACAGCTGCAAATTTTGTTTCAGATTATGACAGTGTAATTACTGGACTCAGAAACAGCTCAAACAAAGTGTACACACTTACCCAAAATTATCAGTCTGGTACTACTAAAGTGTATGTTAACGGTGTGCGGTACAGCCCGGGTGCCGGTAATGATTACACAGAATCAGCAGCTAACCAAATCACTTTTACTAATGCTCCAGACAGTGGAGATCTTATACTTGTAGATTATATAAAATCTTAAACTTATAAATTATTAGAGATGGCAATTACACAAGTTAAATCTAAACAACAGCTTGTTATTACAGATAATGTTTCTTTTCAAGATACTTATCGTTTAACAAATCTTGTTAGCCCTACAAATGCCCAGGATGCCGCCACCAAAGCTTATGTAGATACATTAAAGCAAGCACTTGACATTAAAGACTCAGTCAGAGTAGCTACATCTGGTGCTGAGACATACACTATTGCTTCAGGAGCTGTAACACAGATTACAGGTACATCAGTAGATGGTATTTCTGTTGTTTTAAACGATCGTATTTTAATCAAGAATGCTCCAGCAACATCTGGTGCAGGAGCAGGAGTTGGAACAGCAAATACTACACAGTCTGCAAATGGTATTTATATTGTCACCAATGCAACTACTAACCTTACAGTTCAACGTGCTACTGATGCCGATGTAAGTGCTGATGTGACTGCAGGATTGTTTGTTTTTGTAGCGGAAGGTACTGCAGCTGCAGACAATGGTTATGTGCTTACCACCAATGACTCTATTACATTAAATACGACAGGTCTTACTTTCACTCAGTTTTCTGGGGCAGGTCAGATTACAGCCGGTAACGGTTTGACAAAAACTGGTAACACCATAGATGCTGTCGGAACAAGCAACCGTATATCTGTTTCTGCAGACGCTATTGATATTGATGCTAACTACGTAGGACAAACTACGATTGTTACTCTTGGTACAGTAACCACAGGTACATGGAGTGCTACTGCTATAGCTGCTACAAGAGGCGGTACTGGACTTACTTCTTATGTACTTGGTGATTTAATTTATGCTTCCGCTGCTAATACTTTAGCATCACTTGCTGGTAGCATTGTAGCAACTAAGAGATTTCTTACCCAGACTGGTAACGGATCTATATCTGCAGCTCCAGTATGGAGTGTTATTGCTGCATCTGATATTGGATCTGGAGCGGCTCTTACTAAAACAGATGATACCAACGTAACCCTGACTCTTGGTGGCACACCAGCCAGTGCATTGCTTACTGCTGCTTCTATAACAGTTGGCTGGTCTGGTACATTGTCTATTGCTCGTGGTGGTACTGCAGCAGCTTCTTTTACTGCATATATGCCAATTGTAGGCGGTACTACAACCACTGGTGCTTTCCAGAGTGTGGCTGTAGGATCTGCAACAGGTCAGCCTCTTACTTACCAGGGTACTGGAGCGGTTCCTACTTTTTCTGCATTAAACTTGGCTGGTACTTCTGTGGTAACAGGAACGCTTCCTGTTGCAAATGGAGGCACGGGGCAGTCTACATATACCGATGGTCAGCTTTTAATTGGAAATACTACCGGTAGTACGCTTTCTAAAGCAACACTTACACAAGGAACAGGTATTGCCATTACAAATGGTAATGGTACAATTACCATTGCTGTATCAGCTTCTGTTCTTACAACTACAAACTTTGTTACCCGTGAAATTCCATCAGGAGCAATTAACGGAACTAACGCTGCATTTGTTTTAGCTAATACGCCAATTGCAGGCACAGAAGAATTGTATGTCAACGGTATACTTCAAAACGTAGGTGCAGGAAATGACTATACTATTGCAACTACTACAATTACATTTCAGACAGGAGCTATTCCTCAAACAGGAGATACGGTACTTGTAAATTATCGTAAGTAAAATCTAATTAATTAAAAAGTACATGGCAGTTACAGGCGTACGTGGCAGACAAATACTTGATGGTTCAGTGGTAAGAGCAGATCTTAATACTACTGTAACGGGTGATGCTGTAATAAGAAAACTAATTCAAAGCACTGGTTTATCTATTTCTTCAACAGGAGTAGATGCAGGTACGGGGGATGTAACTATTACGTTGGCTACCTCAGGCGTTGGAGCTGGTGGAACATTTGGTTCTTCAACTTTAATTCCTGTTGTAACTGTTGATACATACGGACGCATTACTAGCATATCAACAGTTAGTGCTAGTGGTGGCGGAGGTGGTGGTGGCGGTATAACATGGTCTGAAATACTTACAACAACAGCTACAGCTGCTATAAACACTGGATACATAGCTAACAATTTATCATTGGTAACCATCACTCTACCAGCCACAGCTGCTGTGGGATCTATAGTAGAAGTGACGGGTAAAGGAGCAGGTGGATGGAAGATAGCATATCCAACAGGAGACATAATTCACTTTGGAAACTTGGATACAACAATAAGCACAGGATACTTACAGTCTACTCTTACTAGAGATTCTGTGCGTCTTGTATGCGTTGCAGCAGATACTGAATGGAACGTAATATCATCAATGGGTAACATAACAATAGTATAACATGCCTGCACCAACATACGATGGCTCATATTCATTTACTAATGGATGGGGTACTTTAGAGACAACTAGTAGTACAACTACTGCAACATTTGTAGTCAATCCAAATGATTTAATTGTTGTTTTTGCTGGACAGGCTAACTATGACCCAAGTGTTGGAGTGGATAGTGTTCCATCAATATCAGACAACTATAACTTACAGTGGAGTTTAGTATCTGTCAACCAAAATAATGTAGGGTGGTGTCCATTGCTTTGCTGGAGTGCTGTAAATAGTTATTCAACAAGTATTACAATTACAATTAAGCTAACACTATTTATTGTACAATCAACACCAGTTAAATTTGGTGGTAAGGCATATAAGTTTTCTTATGCAGATGGTATTGGGTTTACTGCAAACTATTTAGAAAATAATGCACCGGATGGGAGCTATGATTTAGCTATAACTCCATATAGAGGCAGTAGTTTATTTATTTTTTATGTATTAGATTGGGATACTTTTGATTTACTAGATAGAACATACGGAACTAATAATGGATTTTCTCCAACAGAAATAGACTATGCATTAGAATCAAACTATAGTCTTGCTGCTGCTTTATATCATGATACCGTTGATGGTAACTTGAGTTTTTTAACAGCACAAACTCCCAGAGTAACAGCAATGGCTGTAGAAATATTGGGATTTAACTTTGGGGCTGCTCCAGGTATATTACCTCCCTTACCCAATACTGGTGAAAGATGTGTAAGTAACATTTCTTCTATAACTAACATATCATCCATAACAATATAACATGGCAAAACGGAACTCAAGTAATCAAGACTTTACCGTAAACATAGACGGGTGGGATTTAACAGCTGGGCTTGCTCCTAGAAAACTTGCTGTTAAAGGTGGTGATGTTACATTAACAGGTGGAGCATCTGCTACTACTTATACATTTCCTACAGTAACCAATTATTCCAGGTTAGTGGGAGCTAATGGTGGGGACAATGCTTATTTCAGCAATGACGTAGGTAACTATGCTACTACTGTAAATGCTGGTACTACCACTACATTGACATTTGCTTCAAAAAGATATCAATATTTCACAGCTGGTACTGCTGTTTTAACTCAAACTTGTAAACTACCCGATGCAACTACTCTAGAACTAGGAACAGCTTATGAAATAATAAATGAGTCTTTAGGTAGCTTAAATGTTGTTGACGGTGGTACCATATCAGGTATTACTCCTAAAATACAATTACCTCAGAATACTAAGGTTATTGTTAGATGTATAGGTATAGGATCTGCAGGTGGCACATGGGAATATCAAACATATAGTACGGAGGGTGTTGTTTTGGGATCCCAGTATATTATGATAGCAAGTACTACTACTCGTACTATGTTAGCTCAAGCTGCTGCTCAAAGTATATTTAACGTAACACAAGCAGGTACAACAGCAGGAGCTTTAAATAACATACCTGTTGGAAACTATGCATTTGAATGTCTAGTATATTTAACGAATTTGTCAACAACTGCAAGTTCATCATTTGGATTTGCCCTGGGAGGTACAGCCACATTTACTTCTAAATGGATGTCTACAGCATTGAAAGGAACTTTGACTACAGCTGCTGCACATCAAACCACCTTTAATATTACAAACGCTAACACAACTATAGCTACAGCCAGTAACTCTACTACAGGTTACTTCTTTATTAAAGGAACTATTTCTTGTACAGTTACAGGAACTTTGATTCCTCAAATGACTCAGCTTTCTGCTTTTTCAACAGCTGCAGTAAATACTGGATCTTATTTTAAGATTGACAAACTAGGTACAACTGCAATTCCTTCTGTAGGAAACTGGATTTAATAATTAAACATAAATAATAAATCATGGTAAACGTAACGCTTAAAGCAAAACACTTGTATTTTATCAGTAATGATCTTCGTAACTACTCAGCTGCTGAGTACTTTGCCCTTTTGGGTCGTATTAAAACAGTTTGCGTTGGTGTAGCAGACGATGATTCAGTTGCTGTTGATGTAGCGGTAATTGAACTCATCAAGATATTTAACATCATTGCATCTAAACCAGAAGGTCAAGCTAACAGGATTAATACTGAAATGATGGAGTTACTCACTCCACAATTGGAGGCAGGGGTGCTTAGTGAAGATCCTGAGTGGGTTGAAGCTGCAACTGCTATTAACAATATCCGTAATAACAACTGGGCTATTACTGACAACGCAATTGTTATTGGTAAGACTTTTATACAGGGATGATAACCACAAGGAACGTCATAAAGAAACTTATGACAGATCTCCTGATCATACAATCTTATGTCTACTCTAACGCAAGTTCTAAGTATTGGATGATCATTCAACCTTTAACTGTTGAGCTAAGTGATAAGTCCATCATAGAAATTCCCAGGAGGTTTATGTATGACATGGCAACAGTCCCTAAATGGTTGTGGAGCTTTGTAAGACCGTTTAACGACGGTCTACTGGCGTTTTTAATACACGATTATTTGTACATACATCAGGAAGCTCACAATCTTACTAGAAAGCAGTGTGACCAGGAGATGCTCTTTTGGTTAAATATTATCAATAAACGGAATTCCATGGATAACTATTTCAGGTATTTTATTGTAAGATGCCTGGGATGGTTATGGTGGAAAAAGATAGTCTAATATCAAATGGCAGAATACATTAATGGTACTACAGATATTTTAGGGGGCTCCGTAATAAGACATACGTTAAACACTACTACCCCCAACCAGGCTGTGATCAGAAAGATCATAGCCGGGAACGGGATATCTATATCCTCAACTGGAGTAGATCCTGGTACAGGTGATGTTACTATAAGTATTGATACTTCAGGCACGGGTGGATCAACAAGTGGTGGATCAGGAGGTAGTGGTAATAGTGGTACCCCTACAGCTGTAGGAACAGTCACGGCTGTAAATATGACTGCACCAGAAGGTATGTTTGTTATTGGAGCTCCTATTACCACAGCCGGCACTATTTCACTAAGACTTTCTAGTGGATATGTTATACCATTATATGATGATGTACAACAAGGTAAGACTGCTTATAGTTGGGGTAATCATGCAAATTATGGTTATGTAACAGGTAATATTTATACAACAAATGGAACACTTACAAGTAGCAGAAGTATTTTAAGTGGTGGTTTTACATTGACTATTAATCCTATAACAACCTTTTCTGGTTCTGTTACAGCATCAGCTAGTTTAGGGATTGGTCATAAATTTACTCCTACTATATCGGCTTCAGCAAATAATGATATATTAGTAGGTTTAGATATTTTACCAACATTCACAGCAAATGGTTTTACACCTATTTATACTTATGGCACAAGAACTAAAAGTCTTTGGATAAATCATACTAGTTGGAATAGTGCTAATACAACTCCTGCTTTACATATAGGAGATACAGCCTCTACAATTTTTCAAATTCAACCTGGTGCAAGTAACTCTACTACATTATTTTTAAGAGGTAACAATCCTTTATTATTTAATTGGTATTTACAAATTATAGCAGATTATAATGCAACAATTCAAACAGGTCCCTATGTAGAAAACATGTATTTTAAAATGGGTAGCACTACAGCTATGACCATTAAAAGTTCGGGTAATGTTATTATAGGTACTGGCGTTACAGATACAACTTACAAAGTAGATGTTCAAGGTAATATTTCAGCAAAGATGCCATCATACGCTTCAACTGGATTTAGATTATTAAATTCTGACTTAACCGTAGACTGGCAATTTACTAGCAATGGTAACAATAGCACAAATGGTAGACCATTTTTACTTGTACCAAGATGGGGAGCTGGGACTCCAATACAAATAGGAAATATTGAACAGCTTGGGAATAATGCAAACTACGCAATAATGATTGGTGGTGGTATTTCAAATGGTTCATATTTAAGTAATAAGTCTATAAGGATTGGATATAATTCAAATGCAACAATAGGTGTAGGTTCTATAGTAATAGGAACTGGGAATGCACAAGGTAATTATAGTATTTCATTGTCAAGTGAACAGTATGGTGTACCTAGAGGTAATGTACCAAATAACAATTCATTTGTTATAGGTTCTACACATGAATCAACAACTACAAATAATAATCAAGGGATATTAAATGCAACAGAAGTTTATATAGGTAGACCTGCAAGAAGCTTATCGTTTACTGGTGATACGTATCAAGGAACTGCTACATCAATTAATGGTAATGGAGGATATGGATTTACAGATGCAACAGGTGGTGACTTGAGAATAAATGGCGGTATAGGTCTTGGTTCTGGTACTCCGGGAGATGTCATCATAGGTACTGCTACTCCAACTACTACAGGGACTACCCTACAAACATTAATAGATAGAGTCTGGATAAAGGGTGGAGGAACAAATGTAGGAATAGGAGCATCTCCTAATGTAATAAATTCATTAGAGATTAGTAAATCTAATCAATGGTCTGGAGCTTTTATAGGCAACATGGGAGGAGTAAGAATTCCGTCTGTTGCTTATGGTATTCATCTTGGATGGAACTATGCTACATCTGGTGATGCTAACATATTATGGGGCACAGGAGAAGGACTTTATCCATACCTGACATTTAGTTCTTGGGATGGAACAAATAAGGTAGATAGGATGGTGCTGTCTGATAGCGGTAAACTAACACTAAAACAATACTTAACTACTGCATCATTTACTGGTACTCCTGTTGGATATATTGCTTTTGATAGTACTGGCGGACTAATAACAGTACCAGTACCTTCTAATGTTGTATCTAGTATGAGATTTACCCCTACAACTACACCGGTTTCTCCGTCAGCTGGTGATGTATATTATGATAGCAGTACAAACAAATTGAGATGTTATAATGGTACTACATGGAATGATCTATTCTAAGCATAGTTAATGTTAATAAAAGGTGGATATGCTCTACATTTATTTTCTACAATATGTTATCTTTGTAGAAGTTTAAACTAACCTCACGTATGAATAAAACAACACTAACCCTGGGTGAAATTTATGCCCTTGAATCAGAAGTGTCTGGTTCTGTAAATCAGCAGACTGGTGAAAAAACTTTAAAAGGACTTCTTTCTCAGCAGATTTCCTTACTACAAAAATATTGGCTTACGGATCTAGCTGAAGACTTGGCTAAGCACAAAAAAAATGTTGATAATCTGCGTAATGAGCTGATTCAAAAACACGGAGAGCCTGTACAAGATGGTGGCATATCTATTTTGGTATCTATTGATAAGCTGGATGAAGAAGGTACGCCGGTGTTAAATGAAGAAGGCAAGCCTGTAAAGGTGCTTAATCCTAAGTTCCAAGAGTTCAACAATGAGATGGAAAAACTCTTTGCTGAAACCAATGAAATAGAACATTATCCTTTTAAAATAGAAGACTTTGATTTTAAAACAGATGAGTCATACTCAGTGTTTTTTAAACTTATGAAACCTAAGAAAGAAGCTGAGCAATCTAAATAATTGCTTTTTGCGAGTCATACAGTGTTTTCCCCCTGGGCTTTTGCTTGGGGGTTTTTTTTGGAAAAAAGTGTAGAATTTCTTATATTATATTGTAGACCTATCTTTTAGGAATAACTCTCTACAAGTAATCCAAGCCCTATGCTACCAATATCTTCCAATACTGCTGACCAGGGGTGTTCCCCAGTCTCTTCTAATTGTGTAATTTGGCAGGGTCCTAACCTGTCCTGTATTAACCTTTGCAAGGGTGATACAGTATCTGACGTAGTTTATAAATTAGCTACGGAAGTATGCGCTCTTTCAGATAGCTTCGGGCTGACAGACTTGAATCTATCCCAGCTTGTGCAAGTCTGTACTACAACCGTAGAGCCAGCCAAAACCCTGGCAGCAGTATTGGATCTTTTGATTGACAAGGTGGTATGCCTGGCTGATCTTGTAGATGCCATTGTACCAGGTGGTGCTACTTACACAGAACCTACGCTTAACCTTCCGGCATGCCTTCAGTACACCAATGCCCAGGGACAGACCGTCACCCAGCTTATACACAACCAGTATTCCTTAACACTAGCCACCAAGATCTGTGAACTTAAAACTACAGTAGATCTTCATACTTCACAAATTGCCGGAGTTAGTGCAAGGGTAAGTGTTTTAGAAGCAAAGACTAATACTACATTACCCACACTTGCTGTACAGTGTCTTAACGGCAGTGCTACGGCACTTGACCTGGATGATGCACTGGATGTAGTGGCAGACGAACTGTGTGCCCTTAAAGGTGTACTTGGTACAAACACAGCCATAACAACAGCAGCTGCCAAGCAGTGTGCCAGTTTAAGCAGTCTTCCTGCACTTAGTTCTACTGGAACAATGAGCAGTATTGCAGGCTGGAAACCTACCGTGACAACACTCTCTGATTCTATCTTTAATCTGTGGCTTACTATATGTGATATGAGAGGAGCCATGGCCACCCTTAAAAACTGTTGTGGAACATTGGATTGCAGTTCTGTTATAATAGATTTTGCAGCTTCAGCAAACTCAAACAGGGATCAAATTACGTTGAACTTTGCCGGTCTTACTACTATTCCTGTTACCCTTAGTGAATGCAGCCAGCAAGGAAGTAAACTTACTATTACAGATGGTAATAACAAAGAGTATGTAACCTATATTCAGGTGGTATCAAATAAGAACGGAAGTGTTGCTGTATCACTTGCTGGATCAGGTCTTAACACAGCCCTTAACTATACTGTAAAACTTGAGCCTTGTGTTAAAAACACTGAAGGTAAAACATGTGAAAAGGTAATTAGTAAATCACTCTTTGCACCATGTACCAATATTACAATAGGCAGCGCAACAATATCATAAAATAAACTATGGCATCAGCAACTATAAACTGGACCCCTGGCGGTGGCGGTAACGTAACTACCCAGGAAGTACAGTACAGAATACAGGGAGCCAGTAACTGGACATCAGCTGTGACCGGGTTATCACCCAGCACAGCTACATATGTAGTTACCGGGCTTGCTGTAAATACCATTTATGAGTTTAAAGTGGTCAGCAACTGTTCCATAGGTGGCCCTATATCAAGTGGGACACTGACAGACATTGAATGGTTCTGTCCTACAATCACGGTTACTCCTACACATAATACAATCACCTATAGTTTTTCTGCCTTAGGTGGATCTATAAGTGCATATTCTGTACAGTTGCTTAGCAATGATCTGAGTACTGTAATTCAAACTCTGACTACAGTCAGTGGTGTTTTTAACAGTGTATCTATTGCACCAAGTACCTCTTACAAAGTCAGACTTACACTCACGGCAGGTATATTTACAAATGTTTGTACTCCTGTTAGTACAGCAACCACAGCTGCTCCTACTTGTCCTATACCAACGCTTCTTGTAGCAAATCTTGGTCCCGATACTTAATCTAATAAATTCTTAAAACATGGCCTGTAATCCTTGTAATGATTGTCCTCCGGATGTTTCATATACATATCCTGACTGTCCTGCCGGTGAAAGCTGTGAGGAAATACTGAACGGAAACTGTGTAAAATACACAGGACCCAATCTTCCGTCTTTAGGTGTAATCAGTGGTGAACGTTTAAAAGATGTATTGATTAAACTCTATAAGGCAATCAATACCACAGTGGCCACTAAGACCTATACCATTATAGTCAGCAGTGCACAGACAAAAACAACTGTAGAATACCTGGATGCTAACGAGGTGATTGCCTCAGTGAGTGTGAATGCTGATGACTCTACAACAATTTGTGCAATAGAAAATACACCGGTGGTTATGTCTGGTTCTGGGTTCCTTTTAAAAGGGCCTATTGTATATACCTCTTCTGCAGGTGCCACTTCTGTTGGAACTACTATAACCACAGCTTCTACTACAGGGCTGGTTGTCGGTCAGACAGTGATTGTATTTTCAGGAACAGGTGCTTTTGCAGCCAATACCCTGGTAAGCTCTATTACCAATGCTACCACATTTGTGGTATCTGCAACACCAACGACAGCTCTCAGCGGTACAGCTGCTATTATCAAAGCTTACACTACAGGTTCCGTAACCTGCCCATAAAACCAAATAATCAATGGCTACTTTAACTATTACTTTTTCGTCAGACAATAATCCTACCAATGGATATATTGTCAAGTACCGTCAGGTAGGAACTACCCAGTACACAAAGATTGAACAGAATCCTACACGTTCTCCTATTATAATTTCAGGGCTTGGTTCCGGAGTAACTTATGAAGGAACTATTCAGGGAGATTGTGGTAACGGGCAGTATGGTGCAACCAGTACATTTACTGCAACGGTGGCAGCCAAGTTTGATATGTCCAGGGATCCTTCCAGTGCAGCCAACGCATGTGGCCTCACTAACTATAACTATACGTTCTATGCTGCTGTTCCTGTACTTATAGTAGGTTCACAGCTTTACGCAAATGCCGATCTGTCAACAGCTTATACTACAGGCGGATATTTTTCTAACGGCACTAATGTATACCAGGTTAGTTCACTGGGTACCGTGCTTTCTGTTGCCACCTGTACTATTATTCCTTAAAATATTATAAACTATGTCTGGTATAATTACTTGTGGTTGTCCTGTTACTAAAACATTGACGGTTGCCTTTACAGGTAGCACGCCTGCACCGGCCAGTGGGTACATTGTAAAATGGGCTATTCCTAACGGTGCCTGGAACTATGTTACGCCTAATCCTACCAGCTCACCCGTAACTATTAACAATGTACCGGCTTGTGAAAACATTAGTGTTGTGGTACAAAGTCAGTGTGATAATTCCCAGGTAAGTTCTGAAGTAACAGCTACAGCTACAGGAAATACATTGTATGATTGCGGAGATACTATTACAGGATCTAACACACATAATGGATTATATACCTATACTCCATACATACTGGATGTACGGGCAGCTACTTCAGAAATTAATTTATCCTATGATGTTATAGATAGACCTAATAGAATAAGGGTTTTTGATGATAATAATAATGAAGTAGCCAATAGTGATTGGAGGGGAGTAGCTGCTTATCCTTATACGTGGGGAGCCACTTTGAATACACCCACTACAGGAATAGTTAATTTTACTAAGACAGCTGGTAAATGTTTTTACAAGATGGTTGTAGAATCATATACAAACATAAGTACTCAGGACAGCTGGACTGTAAATATTTCTTGTCCTACAACTGTAACACCTGTTACACCTACTATTACTTATGAAAGTTGTTCAAACGGATACGGACAATATCGTATTGATGCTCCTGCAGGTACAGTACTAAAGCTATCTCTTTCTGCTACTGATAGTTTAATTAATAATTCTACTACTGGATCATGTGCCCGTATAGATGGAAATATTACTTCCAGTACAGGACCAACCGCATCTGCTGTTTCTGGTGTTATTGTCTCAAGCGGTACAGCCACACTTGGTGCAGCCAATGCTCTATTTGTAAGTGTTACAGTTCCTGGTACAGGGTATCTTGTAGTAAATACTACAGTGGATATTAAAAATTCACCCATTTCTGAATCTGTATCAGCACTGTTAAAAATATTTGAGGTCAATGGCTCAACAGTTAATATTATGCAAAGTGTTTGTGTTACCTCATCTTCTGCTACAGTAAGCTGCGGTGTAAGTACAAACTACCAGTATTCTGCAGTTCAATGTTCAAATGGTTTGACAGTAACAATAGTAACGTCATCTCTGAATACAATTAACGCCACCTATAAAGGATCTAACAGTCCGATCAGTGAGTGTTACACTATCCTTACATACTTAGGCTTTACTAACCAAACACCTACACATACATTGTTCAGTACAGTGTCTGGTTGCGGATCATCACAATGTGTACAGCTTTAAAATAAAAGTCAGTGGTTTTGTTGGTTTCCACAATGACAAACAAAAGCCCCTTAGTTTCTACTCGGGGGCTATATTTTTTTACATAACATAATAACTATGATTGAAAATTTATTTAACTACATCATTGACTCTAGTGGAGTGATTCAAAACAAAACTACTGGCAAGATTCTTAAAGCTCACCTGTTAAAAGGTTATCCAACAATAAGTTTACGAGACCAAGAAGGAAAGAAAAAAAACTATCTAGTTCACAGACTTGTAGCAATGACCTACATACCTAATCCAGATAACAAACCTTTTGTGAACCACTTAGATGGAGATACTACAAACTTTAAAGTAGATAATCTTGAATGGTGCACGCAGAAAGAAAACATATATCATTCTAGAAATTTAACTGGAAACGGTTCAGTTATTTCAAAAAAGAAGTTACTGGAACTATACAGTGAAAATCCTGAACTGACTCTTGAAGCTTTTATCAAAGTGGTTACAGAAAACTGCAACTAAAAAATTCTATATTTTTGTAGAACTGTTAATAGAATGTGTACAAATGTAGAACTACATCTACAATATAAACTAACTTCACCCTCCATATACTCTTCTGTACCAAATAAATAACCTATGAATTTAATCAACGATGTATATGGCTCTTTGAGATGGAAAAAGTCTGACGATTACTGTGCTGCTAAGATAGGAATTTCTATTGGCAAATACCAGGATCTGAAAAAACAAGTCCTGGAAATTAAGAACCATTTGCACGATGAGCTAGAAGGCTCCATGATGGAGCTGGTCAATAAAAGAATGCTTGACCTGATTGATGACAACACCATTAAGTCTCAGTACATAGGTGACTTAGAAGATCAATTAGTAGATGCTATTAACCAGCAGCGGGAAAAAGTGGTGGAGTTTAAAGAGAACCTGGAAGAAGGCACCGCTGAAATCAAAGGCATAGCCTTTGCAGAACCCAAGAGCCCGGAGGAGATTATTCGTATTCTAAAGATAGACACCGAAAAATGGAAGCTCAGTTCATATTGGAACAAACAACATAAAGATTACTGGCTCATATCAGCCATGATCACTCAGAACAAACTTGAAGCAAAGGACATGCTGGAAGAGACCCTTAAATCTTTCAAGCCTTTGTACGTTCCCGTAAAAGATAAGTATATTAATGAAAAGTTTCAGTCTGCCACAGTAGGGGTGCTTAGTATACAGGACCTGCACTTTGGCAAGGAAGGAAACTTTTCTGTTATAGAAGATTTTAAAAATGCCGTTGTTAACCTAACCCTTAGAGCTTACCACTCACACCGGATGAGTAAAATCATCTACGTCTTTGGTGGGGATCTGCTAAACATGGATACATTCATGGGGCAGACCACCAAAGGCACTCCGGTGGATAATGACCAGCGGGCACAGGACGCGTACAATGACGCCTTTGATGCCCTCTACTGGAGTGTCAATCACATCTCACAGTTCTGTGATGAACTAGACGTGGTATACCTGCCGGGTAACCATGACCGCTTGAGTTCCTATCATCTTGCCCACGGACTCAGTAAATGTTTTAAGAGTCCCAGTATAACCTTTCATGTTGAGTATGCAGAGCGTAAGGTGCTCACATGGGGAGAGAACTTCTTTGCTTTTGAACACGGAGATGTAAGTAGTAAAAACACTCCGCTGGTATACGCTACAGAATTTTCCACACAGTGGGGCCAGACAAAATACCGTACCTGTTACACTGGTCACTGGCACCGTAAGAAGACCATGGAATATGTCACCGAAGACGAGCAGCATGGTTTTGCTATCAAACAACTTCCCTCTCTTTCCCGCTCAGATTACTGGCACTATCACAACAAGTTTGTAGGAGCCAAAAGACAAGCCGTTATGGAACTGCATGACCTTACAAAAGGTAAGGTTTGTGAGCTGACTCATAATGTCTAAACCCTGGAAGTTTACCTAGGAAACCTGCCAGATTTTTTGTATATTATTAATGTAGAGATGTGGTAAAGAAATTCAATAAACCTGATCTTAATGCTCCCCGGTACAGACCCAAAAAACTGAATATCTGTAACCAGAACTTTTATGAAAAGTTCATACAGGATAACCCCAAGTATTCCGGCATAAGCGTTTCTCAGTTTAAAGATGTTATTAAAACTTTTAATGGTTTGATTTGGCAGCAAGCTGTTGACTGCCGTGACGGAGTAGAACTTCCCGAACAGCTTGGTTATTTGTTCATAGGCACCTGCCAGCGCAGAAAGAAAATATCAGTAGACTATAAAAAAAGTGCTGATTGTGGTGTCAATGTCCAGAACCAAAACTGGGAAAGTGATAACTACATGGCCAAGATCTTCTACACCAACTTTGAAACCAGGTACAGGTTTAAGCACCATGACCTTTGGGGCTTTACAGCGGTAAGGGATTTTAAGAGAACAGTGGCAGCTACTTACCCCGTGCAATGGAAAATGTATGTAGTGGTGGACAGCTTTATGAAAATATCAAAACTGTTTAGACTCTATAAATATAAAGAATATAAGAAACAGGAAACAATAACTCTTCTTGAAACATATGACGAGTTCAACTTAGATTAACATGGCCAGACCTACTATTGGAAATATCATATCCCGTATCCGCAATCAGATCAAGGCCTCCAAGCAGGACTTCTTCCTGACTGACAGGGTATTGTACAGCTTTATATTAAAGCATGCCCAGTGGCTGATGAAACGTGAGGACTCTAAAAGCAAGCTGCTGAGTTTTAACTCCGTTATCCAGACATTGGAATTTGTTGAGTTGGTTGATGTTGACAAAGTGCTTGCCTGTTGCACCGGTATAAAGAGTGACATTCTTATTAAACGCACCAAGGAAAAGCTTCCCACATTTATGCAGGGATACTGGGGGCCGCTAATCAGAACCATTGCCTCTATAGACGGATCAGAAGAACTACAGCCTATTTTGCCCAGCACGTTTATAAAGATGGCCAATTCTAAAAACTTCAGGTTTAACAATACCCAGTACTACTGGTTCCTGGATGACTATATCTATTTTCCTAACCTGGACTGGGACGCCGTCAGAATAGAAGGAATCTTCCAGGATGATATACAGTTATTTACCTGTAAGGAAGATGACTGCATTATACGTTCTGACCAGCCTTTGAATGTCCCTGATTATTTGTTTGGTGAACTGGAATCTGCTGTCATCAAAGACCTTGGTTCTATGGCTCAGTTTCCTACTGACCTACCTAATGACAAACAAAACGCACTTAGATAATGAAGACAGAGATTAAATACCGCACGTTTGATGAATTACTCAGTGAGGTGAGTGCTGACTTCTATATGTATAATAACGAAGGGATGATAGAACCCGGGGCTTTGATTAAAATAGCTCAGCGGGTAAACTATGATCTTGGATTGCGTATACACGGAACTAAAGAAATACTACTTGATATTCAGAACCAGAAGATCAAACTTCCGGATGATTTTTATGTACTAAACTTTTCTTACCTGTGTGGTCAGTATAAAGTTGTGGACAAAGCTCCAATGGGCAGGCACACAGAAAACGTCATACTGGATTCTGCGGCTTGTGGAACCTGCGGTAACCTTGATCCCCATTGCACCTGTGAGAAAACATATTCTGTAGAATGTCAGACCGGGGAAAAGATACATGTGCAAGTCGTAGAAAAAAGAATTAATGAGACTAGGGTGTATGATCACTTTGAAAAACTCATGATATCCGGAGTGAAGAACATGAGCCCGCATGACAAGAACCTGGCAGGCTATATCAAAAACGGATTTATATATACCAACCTGGAATCAGGAAAGGTGTTTATTAACTACCAGGGTGCCCTGGAAGATAACAACGGAAACCTCTTGGTGCTGGATCATCCACTCATCAATGAGTATTATGAATATGCCATCAAGCAGCGTATCCTGGAAAACCTTTTCATGAACGGTGAAGATGTTACCAACAAGATGCAGCTTATAGAACAGCGTCTACGCTCTGCCCGTAACAATGCCTTGAGTATAGTAAACACACCTGATTTTTCAGAGATGTACAAGGTATGGGAGATGAACAGAAAAGCCATGTATAATAAATACTATGACATGTTCAAAAGTTCTGAAGGCTGGTAAACTATGAAACTATTTTCAACAGTAAAACTTTCTACTTACAGTTGCCAGTTTACAATCATGGTAACCGATGAACTAATTCAACAAGTTAATGCTGTTTATAAAAAACACAAACTTAATGCTGAGTTTGATATACCGGCAGAAGGTGTGATGGTTTCACCTACTATGAGTCACTACTATATAATCATAGACGAGGACTGTCTCTCTCACAATACAATAGCCCATGAAGCTTTTCACACAGTGAACAGGATTATGACAGACCGGGACATACATGATGAGGAATCAGGAGCGTGGTTATCCGGACATATTGCAAGTGTTATTTACAAGTTTTTAGACAAGAAGAAGTTACAAATAAAACATGGCTGAGCAATCACAAAATCCAGGGACGGTGACCAACACCTTTACTAAGGGTATGGTCAAAGACTTAAATGAAACTTTCCAACCGGAAGGGATGTGGACTCATGCCCGCAATGCCGTAAATAATTCTCATGAAGGGCAGATGGGTGTAATTGGTAATGAACCTGCCAATCTTAAGTGCGTACAACTTCCCTATACATTAATAGGCGTTATTAGTTTGAGAGAAGGAGAGTGGGCTATTTTTACCACTGATGATATTAACTCTGAGATAGGAATTTTTAATGAACTTAAGTGCACTTATACCAAGGTTGTCAATGATGCATGTCTTTCTTTTAAAAAGTCCTACCTGATTACAGGTGTTTCCCGTAATAGGTTTGACTGTGAAACAGTGCTCTATTGGGATGACGGGCTTAACCCAAGCAGGTATATGGATGTTCATAAACCTCCATTCAAATATACAGATAAGATAGTAGACGGTTGTATTAACCGCACCTATAGCACTCAGCTTGATTGTGAGAAAATCAGGCTGGCTCCGTTGCTCAGTCACCCGTGCCTGGAGCTTTCTAAAGGTAAAGGAGCCGGTACACTGGCTAATGGATCCTACCAGGTATGCATGGCCTACACTATTAATCAAAACCGTATATCTGATTATATTGGGCTTTCCAATATACAGTCTATATTCTCACATCAGAATCTTGGGGGTGCCCTGGAAATAAAAGTTCAGAGTGTAGATGTTGACTTTGACGAGTTTGAATTGATAATTATTTCTACTGTTAATGCACAGACCGTTGCTAAAAGACTGGGTTATTATAATACCATCCAGGGAACCATATACATTGACACCATTTCTCCGGAGCTTATAACCGTTCCGCTAAGCCTTGTTTCTTTAAGGACAGAGCCTGTAGAAAAAAGTGATGCCATGTACCAGGTAAATAACTACCTGCTAAGACTGGGTACTTATTCTAATTTTCAATTTAACTACCAGAAGCAGGCTAACAGTATCCGTACCAAATGGCAGGCTGTACAGTATCCTGCTAACTTTTATTACAAAGGCGGTAATAATGCATCCTATCTTAGGGATGAGCAATATTCCTTTTTTATTCGTTGGATATATAATACAGGCAGCCGTTCTGCAAGTTTTCATATTCCTGGACGTAGTTCTTTTCCTGATGAACTTACACCAGTTATAGGTGGAGATGCTTTTGAGACATCTGATCCGGAGTCTGCTGAACAGAAAAAACTTTGGCAGGTACAAAATACAGCAACCATTGATAGCCTTGCTTCCAAAGTTTTAAAAGACGGTGGCGTTGTAATAGCATCAGGTAAGATGGCTTATTGGGAAAGTACGGAACGTTATCCTGCAGACCGTCCTGATATATGGGGTGATCTGTGCGGTAAACCTATCCGTCATCATAAGTTTCCTGATGAAACCAAAGATGAAATTCTTAATCACTATAATACAGATGGTCAGAATATTGTTTTGATGGGTGTAAGTTTTGAAAACATCACACATCCTTTGGACAATACAGGCAAACCGATTACTTCTATTGTTGGTTATGAAATACTCAGAGGATCCAGGGAAGGTAACAAGTCTATCATAGCTAAAGGTCTCATGAACAACATGAGAGAGTATAACATTCCGGGAAACACAACTGTTGAAGGCCTCTATCAGAACTATCCTTATAACGATCTTAATGCTGATTACTATCTTACATCAGATCAGTCTATACTAGATGTCAAACTTAAAAACATAACGGATCCTGAAAATCCTGATTTTAATATTGATGACACGGATGATGATGGTAATGTTGACGGAGAAACCAGAAAACAGGCTAAGGCCAGGCTGAAAGCACAAAGAAACAAACTTAAAGAAGGTGACAGTTCACCTGGTGATGTAAACCTTTCTTTTCCTTTATCCAAATACCGTAAAGATTATTTCTCATTTCATAGTCCTGATACCACATTTACACAACCCTTTCTTGGTATCAACGAGGTAAAAATTTACCAGGAAGTATACGGTGAATCTGTTGGTAAGTTTGTCACTCCATACAAGCATCCTAAGTTTAAGACCGTAACAAACTTTGCAGCTATATTTAGCAGTGTAATATCTACCATTGCTGCTATTGGAAACACTATAAGCATTCTTGCCCAGGATAGCAACATCACTTTACAAGGAACAGATAAGCTACCGTTTACCAAGAAGCTTACCTTGACTAAGGTGCCTAACCACAGTGTGGCAGCAAGTGCTTTTGGTACAGGAGTGACTGTACCTAATCCTGCTATTGTGGCAATAAATACCGTGATAGGTGTTTACAATGGTGTTGCAGCAGTTGCCATGACCTTTATAGAATCTCAGGCAATAGGTGAACAGCTTATGAATATTATTTACGGTATGATTCCCAGGCGTCAGAATGCTTTGCAATATGACAGCTATGGATTTTATAATCAAAGCCGTATTAATAACCTGGACAACCGCAGATTTAAAATAGATAACGCTTTATATGTAGGGCCTAATCAGCATTCTTTTGATACCAAGTATGTTATTAATAACTTATTTCGTTCAAACTTTGTTGCCTTAAAACTAGGTAGTGATGTGACAGATCCTGTAAACCCGGACAATAGCCGTTTTAGAATCGGTGAAAAGGGCGGGGCCTTAAATACACCATACAAAAGTAAAATCTCAGGATACTATGGTTCACTAAAAGTGAGTATACCATCCCAGTATGGTCAGCTGGAAAGCATAAAGCAGGTTCCTATTTCTGATTGCATTCATCCTGCAACTAATCCTGACACTAAATATTCAACAGAAATACTCTTTGGTGGTGACACTTATATTAACCGCTTTACAGAAAAGAACTCTTTCTTTTTCTTTAATTCCTGGCTGATGGGTGAACCGGATGAAGCAGAGACAGACTACAGGGATTATGTAAATGTAGCCTATCCTCGTTTCTGGATAGATTCCAACCGTCAGAGCTTTAAATTATTTACCAACGCTTCTAACTTTCGTCACCTGGATGAACGTGAAAGCTCTGTGTTTTTTGTAAGCAAGGGATATTTTTATCTGTTTAACAGTGGTGTGCGTGACTTCTTTGTAGAGAGTGAGATCAACCTGGCCCAGCGTGACTGGGAAGAGGACATAAGTAAAAGACACTATGATCCAAATAACTTTGTTGATTATGAGAGCATGTTCCGCTCCGATATAATCCGCAGTGGAAACTATTATAAGTACGACTATTCACTGAGTGCATCCAGGCTTTTTAATAACTTTTCTTCATGGGGAACAATGCTTCCCAGGGATTATGATCCTAAGATTGCAGATACCTGTTATATATACAAGCCTAATAATGTTGTCTATTCTCTGCCCCAGGAACTGGAGCTTAAGAAAGATAACTGGAGAATATTCTTAGCCAATAACTATAAAGACTTTGTAAGCCGTGTTACGTCCATTAAGTCTGTAAACAAAACAGGTGCTTTGTTTATGATGAAAAGCAAAAGTCCATTCCAGTTTATGGGTGTGGACCAGCTGCAGACTGATGCCGGTACAAAGATAACTATTGGGGACGGTGGGCTTTTTAATCAGCCGTTGCAAAGTATAGTGAATGCAGACGATAGTTTTGAGTATGCTTCATGTCAGAACAGATATGCTGTACTTGGAACAACCTATGGTGTGTTCTGGGTTAGCCAGAACCAGGGTAAGGTTTTTAACTATGCCGGCCAGATAAATGAAATCTCCAAGGACGGTATGAAATGGTGGTTTGCCAACTACCTGCCTAGTGAACTTTTAAAAGTGTATCCTGACTATCCCTTGTATGATAATCCTGTAAAGGGTGTGGGTGTGCAGATGATCTATGATAACACAAATGAAATTATATACATATCAAAAAAGGATTATAAACCTATCTTCAAAGATCTATTGTACGATGACGGAGGTTTCTACAAATACGTCAATGCAGTCAAAACCTATTTTGACTTTAACAGTGCAGCTTTTGAAAACGCTTCTTGGACTATAAGCTACGACCCTAAGATTAAAAGCTGGATATCTTTCCATGACTGGAAACCCACCTTTGTTATTCCCGGCAAGAATCACTTTATGTCTGTTAATACGGACAGTATTTGGAAACACAATGAACGCTGTGATCTGTTCTGTAACTATTATGACAAGAGTTATCCCTTTGATATAGAGTTTGTATCAGCCACAGGTCAGTCAGTGAATTCAGTGAGAAACATTGAGTACTTGCTGGAGACATACAAATATCATAATAACTGCAGGGATAAGTTCCATGTGCTGGATGCTAACTTTGATCAGGCACTCATCTACAACTCAGAGCAGATTTCAGGTATACTGGAGCTGGAGCTTAAGAGTAAAACCAATCCTGTAGCATTGCTTGCCTATCCTCAGGTCAGGACACAGTCTATTGGAATTAATTTCTCTAAAGAGGAAAACAAATACCGGTTCAACCAGTTCTGGGATATTACTAAAAACAGGGGAGAGTTTGACGCATCTGTAAACATTCCGATGTTTAATACATCTGCCAATGGGTATGAGTACCAGATCAACCCACAGTATGTTAACTATAATAAAATCAGTCTTGAGCGTAAGAAGTTCCGCCATCATATAAACAAAGTCTTTTTGCGTAAGTATAGTTCAGGCAACCTAAAGTTTTTGTTTAAAATTTCTAACCAGAAGATCCTAACATCACCCAGATAATGAACAAGCTTTTACAACACCTTATTGATTCAGGAGATGTATCTCATAAAGTCTTGCCTTCACTTATGAAGTTCCAGATGAAAGGAGAGGTACCTGCTAGTTTAAAACCCATACCCAGGTCTGTTGGAGATATTGCCGGAATGAAAAAACCGGTTATACAGATGACAGCTGAAGAAGCTAAAAAGCGTCAGCTTCAAATGATGGCTCAACAAGCATTAGCTAATCAGGCAACAGTAACATCACCATTAATGACATCTATCCCAATGGATAGAAATGCTATCATAGAAAGAAACAGACAGCATGCTGCAGCAACTGGTAAAAGGTTTAATCCTAACACAGGAGCAGTGACTCAGTTGTTATCTGATAACACAGATAGAACAATGAGACGTGCACAAGAAAACATAGTAGATCCTATGTTAGAATTAGAGATGGCTTTATCTGGTGCAAAGTTTGTTGGTCAAGGTTTAAAAGCTGCCGGTAAATTTGCCCTAAATAAAAGTGCTAATAAAGTTTCTGGAATATCAAATAGTGTTCCTGCAAATAGTGCAAACAGAGTTAACTGGGAGTTAAGTGTACCTGATGCTCCAACAGCCATTAAAATTAGAGAGGGAGTAGGTAATGCTAATGCAACAATTCAGAATGAAGGTTCAGGTATATATAGTGAATTGTCTAGTCCTGAAGGAATGAGAAGACTAAAAGAACAGTTTAGAAAAGTTGATCCTAATTATACAGAACAGCAACTTCAATGGTTAGTATCTAGCAGGCTTGGTGAGGTACATGATGCAATTAGGTTAAATAAAAACAGATATTTTTTAGAACACGGTGAAGGAGCTGCTGGTTCACGTACAGAAAATATGTTAAGGGACTTTTATCCTTTTCAGAATGCTCATTTTAGTAGTTACAATCCTTATCCTGTTCAAACCATGGATGCACCACTATCGTTGTTTCCTAATAAACCAGTAAGTCAATTAAATACATCTGGGCAATATAAACAATTTAATCTGTTTAAAACTAATGGTAGAGAGGTTTTTGTTGATCCACAAAATAAAGCAGGAACAATTGCACTAGGTGAGGGTTTAGAAAATAACCTTAGAGTGTTAGACCATGAAATAGGACACGGCATACAGAAAGGAGGCAGTATGCCTATTGATGAAGAGTTGTTACAGTTACTAAAACCTAAGTCTGCTGCGGATCGTATCTGGAATAAAAAGTTACCTAAACAGTCTATAGGTGATTTAGATTACTTTACAAATTCTGGTGGTAGAACAATTAAGAATGAGCCTTACGCTTTTATGTCAGAACAAAGAAGGCGTATGATGGAAGATGGTGTGTTAGCTCACAGATATGATAAAGTAACACCACTAAAACTTTTAAAAGCCAGGTTCAATGCTTCATATCTTCCTGACAGAAACTTTTTAGAAGGAACCAGATTGATTAGATTTACCCCACCATGGAAATATGGAAAGCTTGCTAAAATAATGAATACAGCCCCAGCTGCTGTACCTGCTATGGGAGCTGCTACTTATCTTGGAACACAAGGTAATGATCAAGAAATAAAACAAGAAGGTGGTCAGTATAAGGGACCAAGTATAGTAGACTTTCTAGCTACCAAAGGTTACTCTGGAAAAAAATCTTTTAGAAAAGAACTTGCTGAAAAATATGGAGTGGAAGGTTATAATTTTTCTGCTAAAAAGAATACAGAGCTAATGAATAGAATACAGGAGAATGATGATCTCCTGGAAACCTATAAACAAACTATGCAACCCATTCCTGTTCAACGTATGATGGAAATGGAAAGGCAGCAAGAGTTAAGACGCAGTGCACCTCAAAATACCAATCCTGTAGTACAAGCTAGGGATATTCCACAAGTTGAAAATAATGTGCCACAGAATCGTGGTGAAATTAAACGTAATCAACAAGTATTTCCAGTACCTAGCAACAATCAGGAGCTACAAATGTATCAGCCTCCAAGATGGAATACAACACCTCAACCAAGTACTACTGCATCAACACCTGGTATAAATCCTAACACTGTTTGGAATACTTCAGGTAGAAATCCTAGAGTGGTTAGACCACAAAGCAGCAGTCCTCTTCCTGGTATTGATCCAAATATGATTTGGAATACAACTGGCAGAAGTCCTAGAGTTATTACAGAACAACAAGGTAATTCATCTTTACCCAATATTGATCCTAATGTTATATGGAATAGATCAGGTGTTAGTCCTAGAGTTGTAAATACACAACCGAATCCTAACTTACCAACTAAAAGCCAAGATTGGGGATATGATAAAGTTCCTAATGCAGAATCATTTTTTCCTTTTGAAACATTTCCTGGATATCCTGATCAACCAGCTAAAGCTCCGGTTGCTCAACCAGCTGCAGCTCCTGACTGGCGGTATGTACAACCAGGAAAAGCACTTCCTCAAGATCCTTTTCAGCAGTTTCCTGCTTATCCTGAATCTAAAGTAAAACAGTTACCTAAGAAAAATACAGCACAAGCCGCTGCTATTAATAGGACAAGTCCTGTTAACTATTCTATGGTATCAGATCCTTCTGCATTTAATGATTTGGTTAGTCTTACTGCCAACTATGCAAAGAGGCAGTATTACAAAATGTTTGGAGATGATGATAGCCAGGTAAGTGTACTTAACCAACCTGTTGTAAATACACCTAAAAAACTTCCAGGTAACAAACCTAGTCAAGTTGTTATACCGCCTCAAGAACTTCCTCCTGCTATCATTAAAGGAAACAACCTATGGGATGAAGGTAACAGGGTATATCATGCTCCGGAAATTATTGATCTAAACCGTACTAAATGGGGACATAGAAATAGGGGAGACAGGACCGAGGTAAATTCTGCAGGTTACGAGTTTGGTGTCATTGACGATCCTAAGAATCCAAATAGAATTAAAAGTACTAAAAGCATAAATCTTGATGATTCCGCTACATATGTCGGTATTGACAAGGAAGGTAAGATGAAAGTGGGTACCGGAAAGATGTTTAGAGACAAGGAATACTTTGTTGGTAGATTCAACTCACTTAATGATGTAACAGGTTTTAAAAGAAAAGCATCTGGTGATTATGATCTTATAGATGCAAGTGAAGCTGCTGCTAATCATGTTAGTCCTCAGATGGTAAATGAAAATGGGGAGACCAGGTCTGCTGGTCTATTGATAAAGAAAAACTCTCCCAATAACTATAACCTATACGGCAATATAACAGGAGGGCATATCATTGTTACTTCTCCTGATTATAAAAAGCAAATTCTTATCAGTGGTAGTCTTACCGATGTAGATACTGCCATGAACAAGTTTATGAAAGATAACAAGCTTACAAAGGTAAATTTTGTACAGCTGGATAACGGATCTTTTAGCAGAAACTTTAAAACAGCTGATAACAAAATTACTGCTAATGACTGGCAAAAGTTTGATGATAGAAATACATCAGGTGGTAGCGGTTTCTTTTTACAGGGATCGGGTATGAAAAATGGCGGCCCTATTGTAGATCAGCGTGGTCAATGGGCTCATCCTGGTAAAGTGACCAGGATACCTTCTAATCAAATCACTATGCAGGGAGTACCGTATCCTGTATATGGTGTAGGGAATAACGGCAAGTCTCAAATGATGTACCCAGGACAAGACTATAGTTTTGGTGGAGCATCTTATGTAGATGAATATCCAATGATGCAAAAGGGCGGTAGTCTACCTGCTTATCAAATGAGAGGACAGGTTGCACCTACTTATACAGATAATACAAGAGTAGTAAGTCCAATAAGAAAAAATAATTTTCCAATAGGTATTGTAAATGAACCTGATACTTTAAAATATCTTAAAGTTAAAGATGATCCACTTTGGGGTGATCCATATAAGTTTTTGATGAATTGGTATAATGATCCGGCAACTAAAAAAAGATTAGAAGCAGATAATCTTCCAGAAAGACCAATGACTCATGCATTAAATCAAAAAAGATATGATAATTATGAGGACTGGTATTTAGCAACAAAGGATAAAAATAAAAAGGATGCTCAAACAAAATATGGAGATAATTTTTCTAAAGTTCGTGAATACACTAATAAACTTGATAAATATACAGAAACTGAGTTTGACCACCTTAGTACAACAACTAATGGTTTTCACAATCCTTGGGACTCACTTGTAGCTCTGAATACAAGTTTTATTAATAGGACTAAAGACGAGCAAATGCGTACTGCAGTCCATGAACTAACTCATGCTACAGGTTTAGATTATTATTATAAAAATTACTTTACAGAGAATAAACCTAAAAACCCAGGCAGTGAAGCAGGTGATTATTTTAATAGTAATCCTGAAGAAATATATCCACGTATTCAAGATATCAGATTTCAGATGTGGAATAAAAGTAAAATAGCACCTGGTACAAAAATTACCCCACAGATGTTAGAAGGTTATAATAATAATAATACTATAAACTTACGAGAGTATTATTCTCCAGAGGAACTAGCTAAAATAATGAATGAGGTAGCATCTTCATCTGGTAATAAAAAACCAATGGCTGAAGCTAAGTATGGTGGTGGATTACTTAGTAAAACAGTAAGCTGTTCTAGCTGTGGTCATTCCTGGAAATCTGTAGACGGTGGTGGAGATCCTCTGCATTGTCACAAGTGTGGTGGTATGGTAAAGATGCAAGTAGGTGGTCAGCAAAATTTATGGAATACTAACAGAACTCAATGGGTGGATAGCGTCAACAACGCTAACATGGTTAAGAACTTTGTACAGAGAGAGTACCTAAAGAACGGACCTAGTATGCAAATTCCTGGCAAACCAGGTAGAAGTACTCATTACATGGAGGAATCTGACGGTATGGTTTATCCTACTGTCGTACAATTTCCTGGTCAACAGGGTGTACAATATCTGAACAAGTCTGATAAAAATGGAGCTTATAACTATGCAAAAAAGACCGGTGAGTTTATAAAGTTCCCTACTGTAGAACAAGCTTTATGGTATGCTAGTGATGGTTATAAAACTGGTACTGGTGTAACAATAGGTAATAAAAAAAGTGGCGGACAACATGGTGGACTAGATCGTTGGTTTGCAGAAAAGTGGGTGGATGTAAAGACAGGTAAAGCATGTGGCAGACAAGAGGGTGAAAGTAGAGCTGGTTACCCGGCATGTCGTCCTTCCAGAAGAGTATCATCCCAGACACCAAAGACTTCTTCAGAAATGAGTGCTGCTGAAAAAGCTAAGTTTAAAAGAAACAAGACAGGCAGTGAACGCATAAACTATAATCACAAAAGAAATTAAGAGTATATACTATGGCAAACAAACCTAATAACCCCAGCTTGTGGTCCCGTGCTAAGTCTTTAGCCAGGCAGAAATTTGATGTATATCCTTCTGCTTATGCTAACGGCTGGGCCGCTAAGTGGTATAAAGGTAAAGGTGGTACCTGGCGTAAAGCCGAGTATGGCATGGAAGTAATGGAAGAAGGTGGTGTCCCTGATAATGAAGGCTTCAACGCTCTTCCTGAAAGGGTTCAGCAAATGATTATTAGCCGTATGGAACAAGGTGGAGAAAAGATGCCACCTGAAATAGCTCGTGCCCGTTTTGCAGCAGCAGGAAACATGGATCAAATGTCGGACTATGGTTATGCCTATGGTGGTATGACCTATCCTTTTATGGCAGATGGTGGTGAACCTAATGGTGGAATGGCTCTTGGTCAGATGGCAGCTGTACAGGATAAGATGAATAAGCTTTTACAGTTTGTTAAACCTGATGATAATCTGGATCCCTGGATAGCTTCTAAGCTGGCTGTTATGGATCATTCTGCTGATGCTATTGCTGACTACATGATGTACAACCCTGAAGCTCAGCAAGAAGATCAAATGATGGCTAATGGTGGATATGTAGTGAGCAGAAGCAATGACAGAAAAGGAAAGACCCATAAAGTAACAGGGCCTGATGGCACAGTAAAATACTTTGGTGATTCTAAACTAGGTCAGCATCCTAAAGATCCGGGAAGAAAAAAAGCGTTCTATGCCAGGCATAAAAAGAACTTAGCCGGTAACCCTTACTTTAGAGCATTTGCCAGAAAGACTTGGGAAGAAGGTGGTGAGATAGAAGAAATGAAAAATGGCGGAAGCACTTATGCTAATGGAGTGTGGTATCAAGAAGGCGGTCAAAACCAAGACTCAATTGTAGAAAACATAACTGAGATATTTGATCCTACAGGTATTAGTTCATGGGATGATGTTTATCGTTCTTATAAGAAAAGTGGTTTTTCACCAGAAACTAATTTAGAAATATTTGGAGCAATACCTTTATTAGGAAAAGTAGCTAAAGCAGGTCAGTATTTAGGAAAACTGGGTAAAGCTGCTGCCGTTACTGCCAGGCAAAAAAACAATGTAAAAGCTGTATCTAAAGGTTTACAGGCTGCACCATATATTGGTCGTGGTACGGATGGTGCTCAAGCAGCACAGTCATTACCTTCTGCTCCCATAATGCCAAATTTTGGTATGGATAATATGCCTTTTGGTATGGGTGGGTATATTCCAGATTTATCTAAATATCAGTCTAAAGGTCAGGTGGATGAGAATGATACAGATTATATACAAAGTATGTTTAGCATGGAGCAGCCTCAGAAGATGCCTGCTTTAAATCCTATTCCAGGCAGCATGCCTCCACAGGTAAACTATAATGGAAAGCAACAGGCTTACCTATCTGATATGTACGGATCTGGTATGATGACTTTTGATAACAAGCAGCAGATGGACCTTACAGGTCAGGGGGTAAATAACTATGCCTGGGATTCTTACGGTCAAAATCAAAGTGCATCTGGTAAGACTGCAGCAATGAGAGAAGCTGATAAGCCGTTTCAGATTGAGCAGCAAGAGGCTATTAATCCTATATATGGAGATGTAGAAAAATTACAAGGTATGCTTAATGTTGCTTCCAGAAAAGATCTAAAATCATCTGTTCAAGAGTTTAATAATACATATGGCTCAGACATGAAGGTGCCTGGTTCTTATATGGGAGCGGATGGTAAAAAGGCTACCAGGAGAATAAACAACCTTTCTGATTTTCTGAGAAAGGGTATAAGCACCGCTTCTGGTGTTACGGATGTTTTCAACATGAGAAAAGGTAAAAGAGAACAGGAATGGAGAGACCGTAACCTGGGATCAACCAGTTCACTATATCCTGTTGTTCCTGAGAACATGTCTGGAAACAGAGGGGATTATGTTGTCACCGGCAGTCGGTATGGAGATTTTCGTCCTGATGAAAAAACAGTAAACCTGGGACAGTATACCGGTAAGTTTTACCCACAGTCAAATATGCAATTTGGTGGTGGTATAATAGATGAACAACTTTCTTTACCAGAAGAACTTATGCAGGATCCAGCAGCTTCAATGGAAATACCAGAGGAGTCTAACGCAGCTTATGAAAATAATACAACGCCTGTAAATTTTAATCTGACTAAGGACTATAAAGAATACGCTACTATTGCCAACAACTTTATAAAACAAGTTAATCCTGATACAGATATTACAGGTGAAATGCTTGCCTACGGGGCTCAGATGGCAGAAAAGAAATATGGTAAAACAGTACCGGTAGAACTTGCATTAGCTCAGTTGCAACAAGAAGGGTATCTGGCTAAAACAAATAAACCAAACCGTCCTCAAAGAACCAAGAACCCATTTAATGTAGGTAATACAGATGATGGAAGCAACATACCACATAATGATCTGCAGAGTGGTATTGATAGTTACTATAAATTAATGGCTACTAATTATCTGTCTACAAGAACACCTGATCAGCTACTGCAAAATTTTGTAAATAAAAGCGGAAACAGGTATGCCTCAGCTGAGAATTATGAGTCCAGTCTCAGAAACATAATAGCAAAGATTAATAAAACCCGTCAGACTAAGTTTGAGGAAGGCGGCTTTGTAGAGGGAGATGTCTATGAACTATCCGAAGAACAGATAAGGTCTATACTTTCCACTGGTGGGAATGTAGAATTTTTGTAAATTTACAATATAAATAACGTATGAAAACTTTCAAAGTTAGAATCACTAAATCCCCTGTAGAGCAGATGGCATACGGCGGTCAGTCCGGTTACGGGCTGGATCTCGGAAGAAGCAAGCTCTACACTGATATGGCTGAACTTCCTTCTGAAGGTGTAAGTTCTACAATGTCTGAAGAAGATGTATCTAATGACGAGTATGTACTGGAAGCAGAAGGTGGAGAAACTATTGTACGCCCTGATGGTTCTCATTTTAATATTAACGGACCCAGGCATACGGCTAACGGGGTAAAACTTACAAACGAACAAGCTCCGGAAGGTTCTTTTATATTTTCTGATACTAAGAAAATGCGTATGAGTGGCCCGATGCTTTCCATGTTTGGCAAATCAGAGGCTTCTAAAAACAAGTATACTCCGGCTGAGCTGGCTAAGCAATACCCTACCAACAAGTATAGAGCTTTGGTAGATGACCCTAATGTAGACCCGCTTACAAAAAAGACAGCTAACATGATGATTAAAAACAATATGACCAAGCTTGCACAGCTTGCCCTGGCTCAGGAGGGTATGAAAGGATTTCCTTCTGGTATTCCTGATATTGCCCAGAGCATCATGCCTATGGGAAACAGTCAGGAGATGGCTGAAGCAATGTATGGTGGGTATTACGCAGATGGTGGTGAACTTGACTTATACCAGGATAAGGGTCAGGTAACTCCTAAAAAACCTCAGTTAGTTGATAAAAAAGATATTGCCAGATATGAAGCTGATGGCTATAAAAAAGTTGGTCCAAATCTGTGGAGAAAACAAGGTAGTACCATAGAAACAAAAGATCCTATTATAACCAAAGGATCATCTACTACAAAAACTTCTCCGGGAATACCGGCACAAAAGGATCAGTATAAAGGTCCAAAAATGTCTAACAGTGACTGGTTAAAGTTTTTACAAACTTCACAGGGTCAAAAGTACAAACAAAAATATATTACAGGCACACCAGGGGTTACTGAGAATGTTGTCATACCTGATAAAACAAATTGTCCTGACGGTTATACCCTAAATCCTACCACAGGTGTTTGTGAAAAAACTAATCCATACTCAGAAGAGATTACTATTAAAGATTCTTTAACACCAGGAAATCCTTCTAATCCTGTTTATCCAAACTATACATCAGGCAGGCTTCCTTTCTTTGGTTCCAGCTTGGGTGTTGCTCCATATAAGGAACAGTTCTACGGAGCTGACATGGACGCCATGATACCGGAGCCTACTTTTTATGATCCTGAGCGTGAGCTGGCGGCTAATGCTGAGCAGGCTAACATAACACAGGGCTATGCAGCTAACTTTAGCAATCCCCAGGCTTTTATGGCCAATGCATCAGCCGTTCAGGGTAATGCCAGCAAGGCTGCTGCAGATACGTTAGGTAGATATAATAATCTAAATGTAGGTGTTGCCAATCAGTTTAGCCCGCTACAGACAGATATTATGAACAAGGTGATGGCTTATAGGGCAGACAGGGCTGATAAGCTTTTCTTTAATAATCAGCAGGGAAATAAGATGGATAAAAACAACCTGCGTCAATGGATGAATAACATAGAAAAGTATAGAATAAATGACTATGTTACCAAGACCGGCATTGGTATGGAAAATGCAACCAATCCATACTTTGATCTGGTGCCTGGCAGAGGACAGATGAACATGCAAATGAAACCGGGAACTGACTGGTACAGTGCTGTAACAGGACAGAGTGCAGCTACTCCTGCAAGTTCAGAGCAAGATCTTGCTGAATATCTTAAAGCTGCTAAAGAATATGAATCACAAGGTATAAAGGAAAGCGTATTTATGCCTGCCCTGAAAAGAAGATTTCCAGGAATGTTTACAACTGTAACTGCCAACTCCGGCAGGGGTAATCAAATGGCTAACTATGCAAACCCTTACATGAATCTTTTAAACATGTACGGGGCCAGGGCAGCTTCTCCACTTAGCATGATAGATGCAGATTACGAGTAAACCTTAAAAGTTTAGTTTTAAACTTTTAATATTTTAAGTTATATTATATTATAGACCTATGGCACAATACGTACCCTATGTAGCTGAAGTTTTTCCAGAGCCCGCGTTATACAAACCGGACTTTAACTTTTTTGAACGAATGCTTCAAAAGAAGCAGTCTCTTTATGAACAGGGGGTAAGCCGAGTTCGTTCTTCTTATAACTCTGTACTGTCAGCTCCCTTGTCTGATGAGGCTAACATACCTCTTCGTGATCAGTATGTCAAAGATGCCAGGGAAAAACTTAAGAGTATATCCTCAGCGGATCTCTCAATGCCTCAAAACATTGCGTCAGCTGAAGGTATATTTGCTCCATTCTGGGAAGACAAGATGATATTGCAGGATGCCAGTCTTACAAAATGGTACCAGGGTGAGGCACAAAAACTCAGTGCCTGGAAAAATTCTACAGATCCAAAGATTCGTTCAAAGTATAACGGTATAGCTGAACAGTATCTAATGGATGGTCATGAAAAGCTTAGAAAGGCAGGACGTAATGAGCAGGCTTACGCCAGCATTGAAAAACGCCAGGCCACACCTTTTGAAAACATACAGGAATACTTGCAACAGCAGGCTAAAGATCAGGGTATGGACATCAAAAATGATGACCCGGCTGGTCCATATTTAATTCAGACAATTAACGGAGAGCGTTCTAAAAAGAAATATGCTACCTGGGCATCTGCCATGATGGGTAATAACTTCTATGAGCAGTTTAAAGTGACCGGTATTGTAGAAAAAGAACAGCGTGCCAAAGCTTTTAAAAAGATGAACCCCAATCTTTCTGATCAGGATATAGACAAAATGATTGGTGATGATGCTATTTACGAACTGGACAAAGGTTTCAAAAAACGTGTAGAGGAAGTAGATGTTGAACTGGCTAAAGTAAACTCTTTGCTTGGCTCACTGCCTGCACAAGGTGGTGAAAAGGAAGCTCAAATCTATGAAAGACTTATAGATGAAAGAACACAGCTCTTGTCTAAGAAGTCAGGCATAAATGAAGAATATAAATACTTTGATGAGCCGTCTAAGACAAGATTAAAAGAAGCTATTGCAGGTAACCCGGATGCTTATTTTGCACAACTTGCAAAACAACGTACAGTGGATAACTGGGCTACAGGCAGGGCAAGTGTTGATAGCAAGCTTGTAAAAGAAAATAGTGCATGGACAGCTGCTGAAGGTATTCAGTTAAGAAGGCAAGAGTTAGCAGTAACTAAGCAAAAAGCTGAATGGGACAGAGAGCAAAATCTTTGGGAACGTGCAAACCCCACTGCAGGAAAAGGTACTAAGACAACTACACTTAAAAATGCCAATGGTGATGATATAACACCTCCTGTAGAAGGGCTTGACAGGGAAAATTCTATGATGTACCGTGGTTTGTCAGGTATTGACATTACTAAAAATGCAGGTACGGCTTTGGATGTTTTTAACAAAATTCAGACCAGGGATTATATGGAAAGTTATAATCTGATATTTGATCAAAGAGGTATTTTAGGTCTTGCTAAAAAAGGTCTTGGTCTAAACGAATCAGAAATATCTTATGTAGCCACTGCGTTGCAAAAAGAAAATGAATCAGCAGGTGCTCATAAGTTTACTAAAGAAGAAAGAGAAGCCAGTAATAAGCTGACAAAAGCTCTTGAAAGTAATGAAGCTGTAAAAAACTCAGGTATTAAAGTAGCAGGACCCGCCACTTTACGACAAGCTATGCTTGTATATGCTAAAGATTATTTTAGCCAAAGAAACGCTAACAGTAAAGATGGTAATGATATAGCGTTGGATAAAAATGAGCTTGATATGCTGCTCAGGTATACAACAGCTGTACAAAAACTTGACAGGTATAATCAGAATGAAACCAAGCGTGAAGAGCTTATTAAAAAGAATATACTTACAAATAAAAACTATGCTCCATTAGTTGTTGACAGGGGTGGAAAAAAAGATCTGATTTCTATTTCTGACATGTCTAAAAACTTTAAATCTACAAAATTTCAAACAGAAGACGGGGAGTCAATGGACTTTTCAAGTGAAGATATTGCCAGGGCTTATTTTAATGGATCATTATCTACTTATATGCCTACTGGATTTGCTGCACTAAATGCATCAGCAGGAGCGCAGGGTGGTAATGTTATTGCAGGTTATACAATTACAGGAGCTGACGGTAAAAAATATAATGCCATAGCATCTACTAACTTGTTTAAGTCAGCTTTAAATACCCAATCTCAAGGTCTTGCTGAACTGGACAATGGAGTCAGAGAATTAGATAAAAGATTTAAGTCATCACAGGACTTTTCAAAACTTATAAGAGGCGCCCAGGAGTCTGTTGTACCTGATCTATTGATGTACAAAGGACAAACAGGTAAACAGGGTACAGCATGGACATTGATAACCAAACCTAATAAATCAATGGCTGATGGTGACACAGCTGCTGCTGTAATAGACCAGGCTTTGAATATTTCAAATGGTGATATTTATAATGAAAATGGTAGTAGAGTAGATGCAACTACTGTGCGTGATATCAGAGCCCTTTTGAAATCTGAAAAAAACATGGAAGATTTTGTCTCTGTGGAATATATTCCCCAGGGTGTAAATGGACAGCGTACACTCAGGTTATATTTTAACAACGCCATGTCTAATGATGCAAAGACAACAATTGGTGCAACCAATATTGCCAGTTTATCCGAACAAACATTTGATGTTGTGATTAAAGATGGGGCAACCGCTCCTGCTTTGGACAACTTACCTAACAGTACCGGTTACCAGGTTTATGATATGCTTGCCAGGGGAAAGGTTTTTAAAAGTGATGAAGTAATCAATGCCTCAGGTTTTAAATTCAGCATTACACCTAACAAACTTACAAGTGAAGGTTCTGCAGATGAAAAGCCTGAATATGTAACTGTTGATCTTGAGTATAACCTGCGTGTTAATAAAAAAGATGCGTCAGGAAAAATTGTCAGTACTGTTGAACCCAAGACAGTCAGTGATAAATTTAATCTTTCCGGCACAGGTGCCAAAAGCCCTGATGAAATAGTTGGTTACCTCTATAAGCTATACTATGACAACCTATTGCAAAATAGAAGTACACAGGAAGAGTATGAATCTTATATAAAAAATACACCAGCTGCTCGTGTATTTAACCGTGACGAATTTTTCAAACGTGATGGTGTTGTGTTATCAAAATAATTAATCATTAAAGATAGATATAAATGGCAGTTCCTACTGGTGTTATTCCTGAAGAATTAATGGGTGCGTATTCAGAAGATCCTTTTCTTTCTTTACCGGCTCAATCAGAGCTTGGTATGTTAGACCTGATAGGTAACACAGGTATGAGTCAGGGACCTGCTGTACAGGATGCTGTACAAAACGGCCTGGATGCATTTGCAAAACAACCAACAAGTATGGAAACCTTGTCGGCTCCCAGGTTTTTTGACTATGAAGGAGCTCAGACAGACAGGTACAAGCAATCTGATAATTTCAGGGAGCTTGGATTTGATCCATTTGGAGGAACAGAAAACGAATACAAGTACGGTGCCCGCCAGACATGGGGTGACGTATGGAGTAATGGTTTAAGCGGTATGTTTAAGCTGGCCGGTAATACTTATTTGGAAGGATGGAAAGGCTGGGGTAACCTGGCTGATGCTGTTTATTCTGACGGCAACTGGTTTAATGCTGATAAGTTAATGGGTTCTTCTGAAGAACTTTTGGCTCAGGATAAGGCTACTAAGGATATTATGAACAAGTATGCCATCTTTTCTACACCTGAAAGTGAAGAAGGTTTGTTCAACAGGAAGTTCTTTGGTGACATGTTGCAGCAATCAGGTTTTGCCGTAGGCGCCATAGGACAGTTTCTGACAGAGGAGCTTATAACCATGGGACTTTCTACAGAATTTTCCCTGGCTAAACTGGGTATAAAGGCACCGGCGTGGGCTGGTAAAGTTGTAACTAAAGCTGACATAGCTGCTGATATTGTTAAGTTGGGTAATCCTGTAGTGCAGTCAACAAGATTATCTGAGGCACTTGTACAAGGTGCTCGTAGCATAGTTCCGTTTGCTGACATGGCTTATGATATTAACCGGTATAAAAAAGCCGGAGCTGGAGCCTTACAAATAGCTTCTATTGGAGCAGGTGGTGTAAGGCGTTTTTTATCAGAGGCCAACATGGCTATGACTGAGGCTCGTATGGAGGCTGCCGGTACTTATGGAGAGCTGTATAATAAACTTTATGATGAGTCTTTAAATGCAACAGGTCAGGCACCTTCTGGTCTAGAGCTTAACAATATGGAAAAGACAGCTAAAGATGCTGCCTTTGATAACTTTATGGTAAACACCGGCATTTTGATGCTGTCTAATCGTCTGCAGTTTGATAATCTGTTCAGCAAATTTGGTGTTGGTAGAAATGTATTGGGAGCTGCCGGTGAATACGCTGATGATGTATTAAAAGTAACAGGAAAAAGAGCAGGTCAGGAGGCCGTAGAAAACTTTACCAAGACATATGCCAAAGGTCGTTTTGGTACATTAGGTGTCCTTGGAGGTATAGCTGCTGATTTTGGAAAGAAACGTGCAGCCTGGGAAGCTACAAAGTCTTTTGGTAAGAATTTGTTTAAATGGGAAGCTTCCGAAGGTATCCAGGAACTATTACAAGAGGGATCAAACAAGGGACTGCAGGACTACTACTATGATCTATACCATGGTAACAAGGGATATGACAGTAAAACGGATGCTATGCTTAGCAGCATTCAGAATCCTTTGACAGACCTGGAAGGTGCAAAGACATTTCTTATGGGTGCCCTTACAGGAAGGTTGCTTTCCCCGATTAACTTTGCAATGGGCTCTGCTAAAAAGTATGCAAGTACCACGGCTGAACAAAGAGCAGAACGTACAGCAGATCTTGAAAAGACTGTTTTTACAATAAATGCGTTTTATGAAAATCCTCAGCTGTTTTTAAACGAACATATTGCCAACGTAAAGGTCCAGGACAGGGCAGCTAAAAATATGGAAGAGGCGGTTGTTAACCGTGACAAGTACCAGTTTGTGAATAACAAAGACGGTGCGTTTGCCAAGCTTATGTCTGCAGCCATGAAAACAGATATGTACAAGGCTGTAACAGATACTATTCGTGGCTATGGAGAAAACTTCAACGATGAGGATTTCAAGAAAGCTTTTGGTATTGACAAGACAGAAGAAAACATGTCTTCTGTAAAGGATTATTTTAATAAGATAGCAGACGAAACAGACAGCTTCCAGAAAAACTGGAAGGCGTTAAAAGAAAAATACGGTGACAGGGTGCTACTGGATTTATACAAAGAGGGTACACCTGAGCGTAAAACAGCTCTGATGGCTAAGCGTGCTTTGGATGACGCCTTGGAAATACTGGCTACTAATAATTATAAGGCAACCAGGTCTGCAGAAAGAGCTGTTAAGTTACAAACAGATATGGCTGCTATTCCTGTATTGGGTAGTTCTGCCGCAGCTGCATTCCGTAACCTGGCCGTTGTACAAAACACGGCTAAGGAAACAGAGCTTATAGAGCAAGAGTTAAAGAGCCTGGAGCTTGTAGAGAAAAAAGACAGGGCCACTAAAGAGCTTATCAAAACAAAAAAAGAACAGCTTAAGAGTCTAAAAGACTGGAGTGAAAACTATGAGGTTCTGAAAGGCCAGGGGGTCAAGCAAAAACGCAAGTTTAAAAAAGCTGTTAAGGCATTTGAAAACTATTTCAGGTCTAAGAACATGGAGTCTGGTATTACCCAGGAAGTTAAACTTGATCAGATAGATGAGATTTATACTAATCTGATAGATTACATTGAGCTTAATAATGATAGCAAAGACTATATAGATGCTTATAATATAATAGCTAATCCTATTAAGTTTGCCCAGGTGCATGCTAGATTATTAGATGCCATGGAAGTGACAGGTAATAAGCTAAATGCAGAACACCTTCAAGAAGCAGCAAATGCATTAAATCCACAGGCACCTCCTGCTGGTAACCCTCAACAACCTGGTGGATCACCTTCTACTGAGGCTCCTGATTTTATGCAGTATTTAAAAGATGCATGGGATTCACAGACTGTTACAGGATCCACTACATTACCATTTGATGAATGGTTAAAATCTCCTGTAGCCAAAACATTTACAGAGCTTTATAATAAAAAGTATAACAAGACTGAAAAATTGGGCAGTACCAGCAATGAATTAGCTGTCCTTAAAAATGATCTATTAAACAATACACTCACAAAGGAATATTTAGAAAGCTTTAATGAAAGGCTTAGTAAAATACTTAACCTGCCTATTATAAAAGTACAAGAACTTTATGATCAGTTTCAGAAAGCATTAGACCCTAAGCAGGTAGAAAAAGATATTGCTGAAATGGGCTTTCCTGAAAACCCTACAGCTGAACAGGTTTTCCAGACAGTTAGCAAATACCTGCTGCCTAAATTTATTGATAGCCTTATTAACGCCGGATCTACTGAAGGTGGTAATATAGTTGGCTCTGATAAAGCCAACATGGAAGTTATAGAACTTCCTGCAATGAAAATAAAGTTAACAAAGCCTGCTCTTTTTGAAGGGGAAAAACTTGTTGATGACGGTAAAAACGGAGTGTTTATTATAGAGACCGGTTTAGTAGCTGATCAGGCTAAACGTGATGAACTTATGAAGTTGATGGGTGCTGGCTCAACGGCAGGTGCCCCGGTTACAGCATTTATTGTTGTTAACTCTGATAGAGTAGATCCTGTAACATTAAGCAGTGATCTTGTAAGGTATCAAAAGAAATCTGAAGCTTATACCGTAAGGGATGAGGCAATTAAAAACAGGGAACTGCAGGATAAAAAATCCAGATCATGGTACCAATTTGATGGTAAGGAAGTAAGAGCAGGCCTTGTTCTTACAAATAAGGATGGTAAATCCTTTGTTGTTGCCACAACGGGGCAGCCTTATTTTGCAAAGGATGATGTAGACAAAAAAGTTCCTTTAATTAAAATTACCATGCTGCGTAATAACTCACGCACTAATACACATAGTTTTATATCCAGCTTAGAAGGATATAACATCAAACAAAAGGTTGAAAAGTTAAGCACAGGAGAACCTGTAGACACCAATACCTTTCGTTTATTTCGTACAGAAGAGCTGTCTCGTATCTTTCCTAACAAAGCAGCTAATGAGAGTAAGGAGGATGCACAGAAAAGACTGGATACTCTTTTGAAAAACACAGATCCTAAAGAACTTCTTGCTGGTCTGTCTATTACTGTTTCAGAAAACCCAGGAACTCGTAGTTCAAAAAATGCAGGTGCTGATAGTGATAAAACACCTAATTCCAACCTTATACAATATGGTGATAAGTATCAGATTCAGATTAGTTATAAAGGACAAACTATTGGTTTTTTAACTAACTATGATCATTTAAGGTTTGTAACTGCCAATGGTACACCTGTACCTATGAGCAATCTTACGCTTGATCAGTTTAGAAGCATTTTTGATTCTCAGGGTAAGGATCCAAAAGAACAAATGGAACTGTTCAAACGTGCGTATGAAAATTCCAGAAAAGTATATATTGCGCTGACCAAGAACATAAAGCCTGGTCAACCTGTATCTTTTACACCTGAACAAGTAGCTAAGATCTTAACAGTAAATATTGGGGCCGGTGAGTTTGACTTTGTACCAAAGACAGAAAAGGGAGTAACTTATGATGAGCTTCCTTTTAAAACAATCAATGGTTATTATTATATACTGGATCGTTCCAAGCGTTATGGCAAAGGTTACACTTTCTCAGTGACTGAAAATGCTATTACCAATGCAAAAGGTGATGACCGTAAACAGATTGAAAAAGAAATAAAACTAATCAGGCAGCAGCGTGATGCTACAGAACAGCTTGGTCGTTACGTAGCTGTTATAAAACTACCCAATGGTAAGATAAGGTTTGTTGAACTGAATACAGAAGCAATGGCTGATACTCAGTTGAATGATATAATCACCAAGTTGAATGAACGCAGTGAAATCACTAAACGTGATAACCTGCAGGAAGGGCTCAATGAAAAGAAAGAGGTTATTCAAAACCGTAAGAAGATAGATTTTAATGAAGAGCTAAATTCAGAGCTTGCTCAACAGTTGTTTCTTTCTGTACCCCAGGCTAATAAAGGAACCTACATAAACTTTTCTATTACAGATACTGGTAACCTGGAACTTGCTTTTCATAAAAAAGTGGATAATAAAGATATCCGCAGGTCAGTTGTGGTCATGGGTAAGTCTGGCAAGGATCCAATTAATATCAAAAATATTGATGATTTAATTAGCAGGATAAATGCTGCTATAGAGCGTCATGATAAATCATTTGCCAAGCGTGAAGTTGATCAGATTGGAATTACATTAAAAAAAGAAAACTTTAAACAGTCTACTCCGGATACATCTTATATTGATGATGTAAAAGGACTGAGGTCTAATGTTTCTGCAGATATTAGTAAGAATATACCTTTAACCATTAAAGCGTCTTCAGATCTTAATATTCCGGAAATAACACCTGCACCTGCAGGAAATGCAGCCAACAAAGGTCAGGCTGATAGCAGTGGTATTGATCCAGCTATGAGAGCTGCCTTTTTTAAGGAAATGGGTGTAGAGGATACTACTAAGGGGCAGTCTCCTGCTCCAGGACAGCAACCTACTGAAACACCACTTCAGGCTTTATACGCACAACTTAATAGTCTTAAAAGTGAAAAAGAACTTGAGACTATAAAGCGCAGGGATGAAAAGATTGCTGCCGGTCAAAGACCATCTTTGGCAATGCTTGAAGCTAATGATGAATCTTCTGCTATATATGATAAAAAGATTAAAGAGGCACAAGCCAAGGTAAATGCAGAAAAGAACTCAAACAAAGGTTCTGCACTTAAAGTTCTTGATAAACCATTCTTTGATCAGAACAGTATTGTAAGCATAGACAGGTTTCGTAAATACATCAGTAGAGTTTTAGGTGATAAAGTATCTGTCCAGGAAATGGATATGATAGCTGATAACTTAAAAAATAACAACATTACAGTAGGTAAGTTTATTGCCTACATGGAGTCAGTAAGAAAGGGAAGTCCTGTTGTAAAAGGTCGTATTGAGGTGGGTGAAAACACACCTTTTAAATACCATGAGGCATTTCACGCTGTATTCCGTTTGATGCTTACTGATGCACAAGTGGACAAGCTGCTGGCCTATGCAAAAATGGAGTTTAAGAAAAGCCTTCTTCCTGGTCAGACTGTTGTATCTAAGATGGCTGAGATGCGTCAGCTGCATAAAGTATATGCAGAGATGACAGATGTAGAGTTAGAAGAAAGAATGTATGAAGAATATATGGCCGATCAGTTTGATACATGGAAGATAAACCAGGATTCTAAAAAGGTTATTCCAGGTATTCGTGGCTTTTTTATGAAGCTCTGGGACATGATTACTTCTTTATTTAAGGGTGGCAAGAATCAATTAGAATCACTCTTTAAAGAAATTGAACGTGGTAAGTACAGAAACGCCAAGATAGCGGACAATCGTTTTACCAAAGCTGACGCTCTTAGTGTTAGTGAGCCTGTGCTCAAAGCAATACAGGTGGGTACAATAGATGTACAGGATGAGAATGGTCAGTTTATTACTATACCTAAGTACCTGTCTCAGCAGGACGGGGATCAGATGGCAAGTACAGTAGCTTCTTTGTATCATAGCAGGGTTTTGAATAACACAAACAGCGGCTATAATAAGAAAGAAGTTTTAAATAATATATATGCAGATTTCCAGGAGCTCTATGACATCAATGGAGCCAATCGTGAGTTTTATCTTAATGAAGCAGATGCTCTTTTTGAAACTGATCCTAACCTGGCAAAAGAATATCTTAACAGACTTGAACAAAGACATACTATATTCTTAGAAAAAGACAATCGTCAGACTCTTTCTGAGTCAGTAGATATCCATCTTCGTGTAATGGGATACCAGCAGGAACTGGAAGATGATGAATATATATCCATGGAAGACGAGTTTGGTTCCAGGGTTACTACTGAAAACTGGAAAGAAGCACATTCTATTGGTGGCTTTGGAAGCTTGAGTAAGTTTTTACGTCAGTATATAGCATCTACTACTTTTATTCTGGACCGTGATGAGTTTGGAAATACCCAAATGGTTAACGGAGAACCATTGATCCAGGCTGTTAATGCCAACCTTGTTTACAGCGGTATTTTAAAAGCCGTTGCTAACATTACAGATCAGAAAAAATTTGTCAACAGGCTTCTTGAATTAAAAAGTGCTGATACAGAAACCAGTAAGTTTCTAAATAAATTCTTTGATGAAGTTGGTCTGGAAATAGATCCTGATACAGGAGAGTTTGCAGTTACAAATTCAAAGCAGGCTACTTTATTTCAGATGGTTCTTAAAGGTTTTCAGCAGTATACAGTGGATTACATCTTTATAAACAAGGATGTACGTAAGTCTAAGAAGGTGTCAAGGCTTATGATTGCCAACCGTATGGGAGCTGTTAAAGCACAGTTTACACAGTGGCAGAATGCGTATGTACATGTTTTTGAAGAACCTGTATTAAGACTTCGTTCTATTGAGGAGAGAAAAGAATTTGCTAAAGAAAAAACAGGGGCCCTGCAAGACTTGTTAACAAATCTTAATCCTACTGGATACATTTCTGATGAAGAACTGGCACTTGATTCTGAGATGTTAAGCAATCAGCTTAAGACAGATTTAGGTATTTCTTTATCTCCTTTGTATATTAAGTACGCCATAGCAGCATCTAAGAATGCTGATATAAAAACTGAGGCTCAAAGAAAACTTAGTGAAAGCTATAGTGACGTTGTTGGTATTGATCCGGATGCTATAAAACAATTGATCAAGTCTGTACAGGCTCTGGAAAATCCTTTTGCTAAAAACATTGAACCATCAAACCAGGATTTGGATGTTCCCGGACAAGATGATGACCAACAGGAAAAAGAGGCTATTGACAGCCTGGGAGAAGGAGGAGCTATAAAACGTGTTAGTGAGCTGGCTGCCGGTAATGCCGTCTTTGATGAGACAGTAAGCACTACTTCCTATAAAAATGCAGAAGGTGAACTTGTGTATGCGCATCAGCTTCCTACATATCATTTGGTTAAAGTAAATGAGTTCAACAATGATACTGAGCTGACTAACATGCAAGTATCTGACGAATTTATGCAGGGTAATATGTTGCTGGATTCTGCCAAGTTCCGTTCTATGAGCGGTGACTTTGTTGTAGAAAGAATTGAAGGAATGAAAAGCTCTATTCTTTCTGAAGATGAAGATGGTAATTTAAGAGAGGATAAAACAATTCAGAGTAACCAAAATGAGGGGATCACTTATGGATCATTCTCTGACCGTGAGTTCATTGTTTCTTTGTTGGATCTGTATGCTTATAATAAAACATATAAGAATACAGCAGGTACATTTAGAACAACACAGCATCTTATAAGAGTTATTGAAGCCTCTAATACAGGAGATACTATTTCACTGCCTGCAATTTCTGCTGTTACTTCTGATCAAAACGGCAAAGTAACATTAAGTCAGGAAGCGTTGACTATCCTGATGCAGGAAGTTGCCCGTGAGTTTGAACGTATCAAGCGTGTACGCAGAGAACTTGCCACTGGTGTATATGAGAATGGAGAAATTGAGGGATATCATTACGCTGTAGATGGGGATGGCCGCAGGACTAATAAAAAGGTTCCAAGGGGTCTGAAGTTTTACAAGACGGCTAATATGCTTGGAAGCCTTGCTTTGGAACTGGAAGAGTCATCCAGGAGCGGATCATTTGATTTAAGCTCCCGTGCAGCAGAAATCAATGCCCAATTTAAAAGATACTGGGAAGCCAGGATGGAAGAATTTGTAGACAAGCTTGATAACATTGGTGTAGTAAGTACTGTAAAAAGTGAAGACCCTGAAGAAAACGGTAGGCTTATTAACAACCTGGTTGATGATTTTATTGAAATTGGTTTTACTGTTAAAGATGACGGTAAAGAAATACTGGATGAAAAAAGGAATCAAGATCTGAATATTATCCCAGGTAATATGAAACACAACCTGGGTCAGATCATGATGAATGATTATCTAAACACAATGGCTGTAAATCAGCTTTTGTATGGAGATGAAGCCCGTGCCTTTAAAGATGAGATTGATCAGGTCAAGCGTGCAAAAGGAGCTAACGGTTCTGGTCAGTCTTTGGAGTCCTTGGTAACTAATGAAGAATTGGGTATTACAGAATCCTTCACTGAAAGTTATATATTAACTTTTACAGATCCTAAATATAACGCCCGTTTTGCAGGTGGACTTAAAGATAAAGCAGATGCTCAGTCTTACCAGAGTGTGAAGTCAATGAGGTATACACTTCATGGACTTGGAAAACTTACTCCGTATGCTGCCAAGATCCTTGATAAACTTGAGCGTGGTGACAAGCTTACCAAAGAAGAGGTATTTGGTCCTAGTGGTCTCAAAGCCATGGAAGCTATGTTTAACTCTGAAAAGCTTGTTTACTTTGATGGTCCTCAGTATATCAAGACTTCTACAGTAATGCTTACAAAGGAATTGACTTCTGTATTGGTGAATGGTAAATGGCTTGCACGTCCTGGATATGAAGATCTGCACGACTTACGTGAGCGTCTTGAAAAGTTTGAAAAAGACAATAACACAGTAACTTTTGCTGCTCCTAAAAGTGCCAGCAAGGGACTTAAGAGAAATGTTTTTGATCATAATGAAGGGTTTCGTAATGCAAAAGATGATAACTTTTCCCGCCAAGAAACCAAATACTGGAGACTACAGTTGGTAAATCCTTCTAATAAAGTTATGATAACAGATCCTACGCAGGCAAAACAAATCATTATTGCAGAACAGAATGATGATACCTCTGTAGAATTTATGGGTGTTAACACCACTATTGGTGAACTTAAAAAAGCTTATTTAAACGATACAGCTCAGCGTGTCAACAATAACTATACAAGAACCAGAGATGAAATATTTGACATAGAAGAAGGTTTCTCTGAACTTGGTAAAGCTATTCAGCAAGATAAAATATCTTCAAAGCTTGAAAAATTCCAGGCCAGGGCTATAGAAAATCTTAGGTCTACTGGGGCTGACAGCCAGCTTATTGAATTTTTCTCATTGGATCCGGAAACAGGAAAACCTAATTACAACCTGAACAATCCTGTCACTCTGGAAAAATACACACAGCTGTTTCTGGCTTATTTTTCAAAAGGAGTACTTAGTGAAAAAATTCCTGGTCACTCTGTTGCTTTGATGTCTAACTACGGTATAAAAGTAGTTAAAGTATTTACAGGTAAGTTTGACGAAAGCGGAGCACCTATTGGTCAGATTGTATCCAGGGATGAGGTTGAAAGAAACTACAACAAGTACAAGAGCGTTAAAAAGTGGAACAACGATGTTGATCGTCAGTTTACAGGTCTTGTTGCCGGTGACATATACCTTGATGATTTAAGGCATAATGTACCAGAGTTTGATAGCAAGGGTAAAATCATAGGACGGTATACAGAGTTTATGATGCCTCCTCACTTCATGGAAGATATGGGTCTGAAACCAGGGGATAAAATACCTGACCATATAGCCAAAGCATTTGGAGTGCGTATTCCTTCACAGGATAAACATAGCTTTATTTCTCTTAAACTGGTAGATTTTCTACCTGCTTATTACGGATCTACAGGTGTGTTCCCACATGAGCTGATTGAAATATCCGGAGCTGACTTTGACATTGATAAACTCTATATGCACATTGCAGATACGTATTCCAAAAATGGTAAGCGTATAGCATATGGTACAGAGAAATCCAAGACAGGCCGGTTTGAAGAATATGTACGCTGGAATGATAAAAACAATAAAGCATTTAGAGATACTTTAGATAAACTTAAAAAAGAGAATGTAAGATACCAGGAGCTTTTACAAAAGCAGGCTGCTATGAAACGTCTTGAAAAAGATATTGACAAAGCGTTTGATAATGTCCAGCAGAGTGATGGGTCAATTAAAGAAGGTTTTAACACGGCTATTTTGAGTGCAAGACTTGTAGATCAGGTTATAATGGGGCTTCTTGGTCAGGACCAAAATCTTGATGTAAAACAATATGACACTGAGTATGGTCTTATTGAGAGTGTCTACTTTATGAAAGATCTCAATGAGATGTTGAACAAGTTGGAAGAAAAAGACAAACGTGATTACTTGTTAGCAATGGGTTCTGACTTCTTCAATCAATTTGAAGACATCACAGCAAAGCTTGCAGATGTAGAAACAAGGCTTATTTCTGAGACACTTGCTGAATTAAAACTCCCCAGTTCTATTACTAAATATGCTGAGTCAGCTGAAGAATTGAACAACGGCGTGCTAAACAACCGTATCCTGGATCAAAAGATTGCAATGCTTAACAATGAGCATATGGTTAGCGGTGGAGAAAAGGCCATTGCTTATCAGGTAGCTTCTGTGGATGCATTAAAAAATCTTCTTGATGAAAGCAAAGAAGGTAATTTGTTAGAGCTGCTCTCTATAGGTGTGGATGAAAATGGTAAAAAAATATATCCGGAAGGGCTTGCTGAGATCTTGTTGGAGGGTGGGGTAGATACTGACTCTATGCTTGGTAAGTATAAGGCATTTAAAAACAATAAGGAGGGTAGTCGTCTTATCGGTCCTGCTGTAAATTCAATGCTTACATATGCAGTGTTTAATAACTTTGGTATTTCATTACGTGATACAGCTATTGATCCAATAACCGGTGAGACTATTCAAATGTTCAAGTTTAAACTGAATGGACATGTGTTCACAGGGTATAATGAAACCCGTAGTGCAAGGTTTGATGCTGAAGGCAAGTTCCAGGGCTATGATGGAGAGCGTGTATTTAATACTATTTCCACTATTGTATCAGCTATGACCGATAACGCCAAAGAACGTTTGGCTGCTCGTCTTGGTTTGAATATAGAAGCTATAGGATATGTATCCAACATGGTTGCACAGGGTGTACCTATACAGTCTGCTATTATGTTTATGCTTCAGCCTGTAGTGCGTGAGTACTTTGAGCTTACAAAGATTGCATCTAATAATATTAAGACTGGTGCAGAAAGTGAAATTTACAAATCACAAGTTGCTAAAGAACTCAGGAATAAATATCTTGAACTGGCAGGTGAGGACTTTGTAAAAGAAGATATCACTGATGAAATATTAGTTGAAAATATAAAAAACAAAGGTGCCAGTGCTAACTATCAAGCTTCTGTTCTGTTAGACTTTATAGGTATTATAGATCAAAGTAAATATTATGCAGCTGTAGCTCAGGTGTTAAAACTTACTAAGGGTCTTGGTACAAGTTTTGAAGACTATGATGCTATCAATGACAAAATTGAGATGCTGGGTCTAAGAGTTAGTGACGATAAACAATTTGAAAAGTTTATTCCGCAAGGACAGACAACACCTCCGCCTTTTGATCTCAGACAGATTCTCATGGGCTATGATAATGATAAACCTTATCATACAATTATTCAGCGTTATATCAAAATTGCTGATCAGATCAGTGAGATCAGTAAAGGTATGTTCCTTGAAAGAACTGCTGTGTTTAAAAGGATTGAAAATATCATTAAAGATAACTTGACAGTAAGATCCAGCTTGAAACAAAAGTTTAATTCAGATCTGAAAAAAGATCTGCTGTCATATCTTTCTATTAAAGCATATCGTAAATACCTTGCTGAAAATGGAAGATCAGGAACTCTTTCCACTATGACCAATGCTTTGATTTATGATGAAGCAGCTGTAGCAAAGGGTGACAAGTTTAGTGATATAGTAGACGTTTTACGTGTAATCAGGGAGAAAATGCCAAATAACTATTTGGCCTCTAACTTTTTAAACATGATAAAGACCACTGTGGTGGACGCATCAGGTAATGCATCTCTTAATCCTAAAAACCGTGATGGTATTAATAAGATTGAGTCTAATACCTGGGCAAAACTTAGTGAGTATCAGGTAGAAAAGCTCCGTGATTCCTTTATAGAGATTTACCAGTCTGACATGGACTTTGATGGACAGGGTGCTAATGGACGTGACATGGCTAATGCTTTGTTTAACTACCTGCTTGTAAAAGATGGTGGTCAGTTTAGAAGTGGTTCATTTATCAGGTATGTTCCCAATTTTATGTTCAATGATCTGTTGATGTCCACTGGTTTGGCTAATGATGTTATGAAGCTTTCTGTAAAGGCTGATAACGTAGATCAGATGGACGAGGCGTATAAAAAAGTGTTTGGTATTACTGCTGTAGAACTGTTCAACGAGTTTATGGAAAACTATACCACACATGTAGGAAACTCTTACTATGTTAAAAAGCTTAGCTTAAATAATGAAACTAAGTTTGATCCTACAGGAAACTCTGAAATAGATGGTTTTGAACCTCAGTCTGTGGTTCCCAGCAAGAAAGAAGGATTTATTATTAACATATTTAAAGGTGTAAGAAAAAAGGAGCAGGCTGTATCTGAAATTACCCTTGAGGAACAAGCAGGTATTACATGGATGAGTGATGAAGATTATTTAGAGTATGTGGATAGCTTGACTGATGAACAAAAAGAGTTAGTTAAAGAACAACAGGCTAAATCCAAAAAGTATAATGATGTAGAGAAAGGTAAGTTTGCTAAGAACATGCAGTCTCTCAGGGATAAAGGGTTTAGAACAAACACCAAGAACGAGGTAGAGTTTCCTTACATTATCAGGGTACCCGCCGGTGAAATGTTTACTGCAGATAGTTATTACATTCTTAAGTCTGTAAGAAAAGCTGGTCAGAACAAGGATAAAAAAATAGATTCTAAAAAGCTGATTCAGAAAAATGAAACTATTGCAGCAGGTGTTTCTGCAGTGTATGAGCCAGTTGAAAGAAAAGGATCCAGAAAAACCTTTAAAGGAGCTGCTATGTTTGATGCAATTCCTGAAACAGCTAAGCTTCCACGTTACCGTAAAGCGGTTGATAACAATTCAAGTTATTCTCCTTTTTACCAGACAATGAATGCAGATGCTGAAAAAGAAGAGCTCTGGATGCAGAATCATGGTTTTGCACCAAAAGATTCTACTAAGGCGGCACCTGTTTCTGCACCTGTAGATACAGGCTCAAGGTCTCCAAAGGATGTACTTTTACAAGACTATGGTATCCAAATGAAGTATGACAGTGTTTTAAAAATGTTTACCTTTGTTGGAGATATTTTGAATGATATTCCAGATGATATAAAATCCTCAGTAGGAGGTAATCCAAAAACACTTCTTTCTATGCTTGGATACAAACCTACAGCTCCTGCTCCTCAGGTTCAGCAAGCTTCTCCACTACCTGCAGGCGTTCCAAAAATCAGCAAAGAAGCTGGAAAAGGAATATCAGATATGAACATGCGTAATAGCTTAATGGCCGCCATGTTTGGTCAACCTGCAACGTCTACTCCGGAGTCTACTCCTGGTGCAGGATCTCCTTCTGCAGGAACTAAAGTTGATGATGTTACATTGAGTGAAACAGCGGCTAAAGGTATCTCTGATATGGAGAAGTATAAACAGCTTATGAGAGCAATGAATGGTGAAAATCCACTCAATGATGAGTGTGCCCAGCCATAAGATTTATTAATAACAAAACGTACCCTATATGCCCTGCCAGCTATTTAGAACAGATGGTAAAGTTGACCGTGTGCTTGCTCCTAATGAGCAGCCTTCCAACTTGTACAAGGAAATTTTAACTACTGTAGAAAAAGAAGGACCTAAAAAATTTATTGATCAGATGCCGTACCTGCGTGATCGTTTGGATGACGGCACTCTTTTAAATGAATCTGCAGAAGAAATAGCTGTTGGTATATGGAGCATTGCGTATAGTCCGGAGTATCAGACTTTTTTTACAAACATGAACAAGGCTCTTGGCATCTTTGCAGATGAGAACGGGGAACCTAAGTATAATGTTTTTCAGGCTAATGTTTTAAATCAGGGATCTAATTTTAACAGGGTTAGTCCAGGATACGTTTTGGATCCGGAAAGAGCAGCTTTTGTAAAAGGTGCCACTAAGAGAGGTAATGCTTTACAGCAGAAGATTGTTGAAGAATTAATTGAAAAACCAGCTAATCCTGTAGTGCTTGAACCCAATGAGCATGTTTATATTGATCAGGACGGAGAAGTATATACATCTGTAACAACTGCCATTAAAGGTAAACTTGAGAACGATGCCTATGCTGTAAACAGGGATTATGGTACTTCTATTGATAAGCTGCTGCAAGGTGTTATCCTGGGTCAGTCTTTTGATGTGGCTACTAAAGATATAACTAATATTGATAAGCAGAAGCTAAGCACATTATTTACTCTGTTACAAGTTTATGTGGAAGGTCTTACCAGAGACGGATCAATTATTATGACGCAGGTTGCTTTAGGTGATAAAACATCCAGGATTGCCGGTTCTTTAGATATGCTGGTAATATCACCATCAGGTAAAATGAAAGTGGTAGATTTAAAAGTATCAAAAAATAGTGTAAAAAACGAAGGATACAACAGACCCTATGATGTAAAAGCAGGATCTGTATTTCCTGGTCAGAAACTTTCAACAAGGCAACAGCACGGTATACAGGTAGGTACTTATAAAAAACTCATTGAGCTTGCAGGTTTTGAAGTAGAACAGGTTCAAACACTTCATATCAAGCTTGATCTGAATTCTGATAAAAGTATAAATGATATCAAGTGGGAAGGTGAACTAACACATCCCTTGTCTCTTAATAAAAACTTTGTAGATGCTGTTATTCCTACTGAAATAGAACCAAGGAACAGAACAAATGAACTCAAAAAAGAACTGGGTGTAGATAATCCTGCAGAAGATGAGGATTTTTTGAATGACGATGAAAGTAAACCTGAAAGAGAAGTTTTTGGTGATATGTATGAACGCATGTACCAGGAAGCTAAAAGTGTTGTAAACCTTCTTGATTCCCGTAAAAAGTATTTGGAAAAAATCCGTAAGGGCAAGACTCATCTTGATAAGGAAGTAATGATTGATAAAATCAATGAGATCATTGTCATGATGGGGTCTGAGCTAAAAATTGAAAGACCTTCCGTAGCCTATGGTGCCTTTTTAAGATTTGCCATATCAGAGGTTAAAGATTATCTCAAAGAGATTACAGATCCTAAAAATGCAACTAATTCTGATTATGTGGCAATGCTTCTAGAAGTAGATAAGTACATAGAGTCTTACAGAGGTATTGTAAACGTAAAAGGAGTTGGTAGTAAAGAACAGCAGCTTATGCTGTTGGAACTGATGGATTTGCTGGACGATACCAAAGAGGCTATAGATGACAATCTGGAAACTTATGTAAAAAATGTTATAAGCAAAAATACATCCAGGGATCTTACCAAAGAAGAGTTAGACAGTATTGTAAAAGAAGTCTATGATATCAAAACTGAGGATTATTATCTTGGTGACATGGCTACCAGTACCGATACATTATTAGCTATTGCTGACAAAATATTTAAGGCAGCTTCAAACAGAGCTAAAGATACTTCTGAAGCTACCACATCCAGAATTCTTAAGCTTGGTGCTTCTTTATTAAAGATATCAGGATTTTCCAAACCTCCAGCCAACTTTTATGACTTCATGAAAGTCTTTGATAAAGCTGGTAAGTTTACAGGGCGTTTTGTTTCAAGAGTAGGGTCTGCATACTGGGAGAAATACTATGAATTAAAAAATAAAACCAAGGAAAAAAACGGTGAAACTAAGCAGTACATACCTATTCTTGATCCTGCTAATGCCAGCCAGGATGATATTAACTACAACATAACCCTGTTTTACGATAAGAGTAACTATCGTGATTTTATGAATGCTGAAATACTTGGTCCCAATGGAGCAGAAGACGGCAAGTTTCATAAATATTCTGATTCTTTTAAAACTATACGGGCCCGTTACCAGGAACTGGTACAATATGATAAGCCTGATGGTACTGTATTTTACAAGTGGGAAAAGAAAACAGGTGTAACTGATGATCAGTATGAGCAGTTTCGTTTAAAATACTTTAATGAAGTAGATTATTGGGGTGCCCAGATGGAAACAGACGGTACATTTAAAGGTAGAGTAACTTTAAAGACCGGCTATTTTGCAAAGTATGAGTTTATAGAAGTGCGGGATATTGCAGAAGATGGTACTGATCTAAGAGATTCAAAGTATACAAAACTGATGGATCCAAAAACTGAACTGGAAAAAGCCCAGTCTGACTTTTATAAGGCATGGGTTGAAGAATATAGCAACGCCCTGGAAAAACTTCCTCCTGATGTAGCAGCACAAATGAGGGGAAAGGTAAGCCGGGTCAGGGGATCTTTTATGGATACCCTTAAAAGCAAAGGTCCTGGTTTTACCAAAGCTGTTTCAAAAAGCTTAAAGCAATTTTTTTCTTCAGAGGTGTATACTAATCAACGATTGGTAGATGAGCTTGGACAAATAGACCGTGGTTTACCTATTCTATATGTGGGAAAGCTTCAGAATGAGGGCCGTGTAGAGTATCTAAAAAATGAAATAAACAAGCTTAAAGAAAAAAGAGCTACAGGAAAGATTGGTTTAAAACCATATCAGGAAGAAAAAAAGAAACTCAAAGAGTATCTCAAAATAGAGGAAGGTAAAGTTAAAGCTGGTGAGATAGAAAGTGATTTGGTTACAAACCTGATTGCTTTTACTACAATGGCTGAGAACTTTGAAGTGATGAGTAATATTGAATCTGATCTGCAGGCTATTGCCAAGGTGATGGATGACCGTATATACTATGAAACAGATTCTTTAGGAAATAAACTGATACGTAAGGGATCTAAAGCTACCAAAGATGATGAAGGTAAACCGGTTATCAAGCGTAGTGAAGATGTCATGGCTACAAAAAGATTGCGTAAATGGTTTAAAATGGTGTATTATAATAACCAGGAATTTAACCGCAGCACTGTTGCAATGGTTGCTTCCAGGATACAGAATCTTACATCATTGAAAGGAGTTGGTTTTAACGTTTTTGGTAACATAAACAACTACATCATGGGTCGTATAAACACCTCAATAGAAACAGCAGGTGCCTTATACTATGACCGTCCGGCTGCCAACAGAGCAGTAGGGGAATATAACAAAGATTATTTACCTGGTGTATTCAGGGGTCTGGGGAAAAGCAAAGATAGCTACTATGCTGAAAAAGAATCCAACAGTAAGTATGAGGCTTTAGTGGATAGATTTAGAATAGTACGGAAATTTCAGGCTGATTCAGGTAAAGTAGATCCAATGTCATGGGCCTACATGCTGCAGGAAGGCGGTGAATATAACGTACAAAGTAAAACTGGTATTGCTATTCTGATGTCTAAACAGATTACTAATAGTATTACAGGTGAGACCCTTAGTATTTATGATGCCTTTGACTTTAATTCAAACACTGGTGAGGTTAAACTTAAGACCGGTTATAATCTTTCAGATAAAGAACGGTATGATATCACCAATTATATATTGGAAGTTAATAAGCAGATACACGGTAACTATGCCTTTGAAGATCGTATGATTATTCAGGAAGGCTGGCTTGGTCAGCTTGCTGCTCAGTTTCACAAATGGGTATATCCTGCTTATAAAGTGAGATTTAAAGGCCGTTACCAGGATGAAAATCTTGGTGATGTAGAAGGCAGGTATGTAACCGTCATGAACTTCATCAAGTACATGAAAGAGTCAGAGGGAAACTTCTTTGAAAAGATGAGAGAAGGTTGGCAGTCAATGGATGCCGTACAGGTAAAAAACATGTATAAGAATCTGGCAGAATTGGCATTTTTTGCTGGAAGCTTTGCTATGTACGGTATATTTAAAGCATTGGCTGAAGGTGTTGATGATGATGATGTAACGCTAAAACGCTGGATAAATTTTATGTCATATCAGCAAAGTCGTCAGATGAATGAGGTTTCTACAATGATGCCTGTAGTAGGTTTTGAAGAACAGTATTTATTAGCCAAGTCACCAATAGCAATTTTAACAACTTTAAAAGACTTTGGTCAGGCTTTGAAATCAACATTGCTTTTACCTTTCCCACCGTATGATAAAAACTATTATGAACGCGGGCCAAGAGATGGTGATTTAAAAGCATGGAAAGAATGGAAAGATATTATTCCGGCTCTAAGTGTCCTTAACAAATGGGAATCTTATGATCAGGTAAAAAGTTTCTATATCAAATAAAAAAGAAGGGGTTTATGCCCCTTCTTTTTTTTTGTACTTGGCTATTCTAAAATAGATAAAGATGAGACCAATAGCAACTTCTGTAAACTCTCGTTTCTCTTCATCTAAAATTTCAGAACCTCTTTGAAAAAAGATACCTAGTAGGCATCTGTATTCACTTGCAAACTCTAACTGTATACCTATCATAAATCATAATTTTTCTACTTTAAAAGGATGCCTCATAGTAAAGCAATCCTGTTCTTGGCCCATGTGTTTTTTAAATCCATTAAGCATACTCTGAATATTAGCCGCTCCTACAGGATTGTGGGAGTGAACACAGCATTTCTTCAGACTTGTTTTATTATCCTGGCAATAAGATATCAACCAGTCTGCACAGTTAAGCCCGGTCTTTTCTGTAAAAAGCTCATAGCTGGGATGCTGGTATCCTTGTTGGGCTATCTGCTGATAGTAATCATCCATGTGTTCGTCAGCCAGGTCATGGTCAAAAGAGATCATGTCAGGGACCCCGTTCTCTGTGATCCAGGCAGTAAACTCATCATAGTTTCTCACTACGTACCAGGGTTCATACCCGGCCATGGTTTCTGTTGGTGTTCTCACGTCATCTAAGTATAATGCTTTCTTCATTAGTTCCAGTTTAGTGTTTCCTTTCTTTGGTGGTTTTTCATAAGGACAGTGACGGCATTTATTTCCACAGCAGGAACCTCTGTTTAGGAGGAACCTTGCTGTGAAAATGTACATTCTGCCTTCTCTATAGTAGTCTTCGTTACTGTCTGTAGTTTTCATGGTACTTAGATTCCTGTACGCCGGTTTGACCATGGTACTTACTACCTGCTTTTTGGTCATAAGTCTCCAGGATCTCTCCTTCTACCCGGGCAAATTCTATCTGGCAGATCTTCATATTGGGGTAAACAACCACTCTACGGGTAGCCACTAGTTCCAGTACTAGGCTTCCTTCAAAGCCAGTATCTATAAAACCCGCTGTGACATGAATAAAGAGCCCCAGTCTTCCCAGTGAGCTCTTACCCTCAACCTTAGCTCTGATGTTATTCTTGACCCCTATGCGCTCGTTACAGGCATATAGGTAGACTTCACCTGGTTCCAAGATGTATCCGTTCTCTGGAATGACCATTTCTATGAACTTGTTTTCTTTGCGTGGATCCAATACACGTTCAGTATAAACTTTAAACGTGGGAGCCAATGTAAGATCTACACTGTTGGGGTTTACATAAGCCGGGTTTAAAGGGCTGATGATAATATTTCCTTTCTCTATCTCTTGTAGTATTGTCTTATCACTCAGGATCATAACCAAATGCTTTTAAAGATTGTTCAAAAGGGTTACCAGGGATTTCTTGCACAAGCTTCAACATTTGCTTGGCTATGTCATGAATCTCCAGCTGGGCATGTTCAGAGTATCTGAGATCCTGAAAGTGCATAAAGCTTCTAAAGTTAAACTGTACGTCAGCTGCTATCTGTGAGTTATAGGTCTTGAAAAACCTGGCTGATTCCTTAGCGCGCTTGCGTCCCAGGATAGGAGTGAGGTCTGCTAAACATTCATGATATAACCGGTTGCAGTCTTCTGTATTTTCTTTAAGCGTTTTAGCCCATTCTGTTAATACTTTATCGTGACCACTAGTTTCATGACCCATACTCCAGTCTTCAGGTAGATACATTTTATCTTCCTTTAGCTCTTTATACCGGGCTGATTCACCGTTTACACTAACACCTATACGGTGTTTAATGATATGAATGTGTGACGCTATGTCACAGTTTACCAAAAAGTGTAAACTGCTTTTCTCAAAAGGAGTGTGGTGCTCGTCTCTTGCCAGCATTTCAAGTAATGCAGGCATTCTATCTTTTTTACTTTCATAATCACGGGAAGTAGACGTCCATGCCGAGATGGCATGGGTCTGGTCTCCTCCATAATATCCTAATAGTTCTACTGAGTTATTTGTCATTTTTCTTTTTTAAGATGCTCTTTTATAGTGTACTCCATCCAGAATCCAAAAGCAGTTATGGCCAGTATACCCCAGGCTGCAGCTGTTGTACCGCAGTGGTAATAGTCATAAGCTGCAGCTGCTCCGAAGAGCGTAAATAGCACAGTGCTTAATCTTTTCATGTTGTAGGTGTTTGATTTTCAATAAGCCTGTCACATTTAATCTGCCATCCGTTAGAGTCTACCTGGATCATGGGTACGGAACATCCGTGAGACTTGGCTTTAGTAAACTCTTCCGGGTTATCATCCAAGTGCCAGGTAAAGTTTGTGCCGTTCAGGTATGTGTACTTCCATTCCATACAGGTAAATCTTACTTGGTGTCTTGGTATACCTATTCTATCTACTACTTCCCACAGATCGTCTAGCGTGGCGTTCAGGGGATACTTGTGTTTGTGGTTTTCATCCCACCGGGTAGTCACTACCCATACTTCATGACCTTTGTCAATAAGTTCTTTGGCATAATTTTGCACATCCTGAAATTCCAGGGTGCCGTCAAAATCAAAAGATAGCTTCATGTAATAGTTTAAAAAGTGATCTCCATAAAAGAAAGGTGAAAAAAATAATTGTTGTCCAGGTCACAATAAAAGTCCAGTTGTACCGTTTCATACTCTACAATTTAGACAGCTAATGTAGAAATTATTTGTGACATCTACAAATGGTTCTACATTATTATTGTACATCGTCAAAAGATATATGGTTTTCACTCATGATTTCATGGAGCTTAGTTCTTGTTTGGTCAAGAGCTTCATCTGCGGAGTCTGAGAGACCTTCTTCATATTTAAGCCTGGACCGTAGGTGCTGGTCAAGCTCATAAAGTGCAGAGTACCAACGACTGGCATGGGAAGCCAGTAAAAACTCTGCATTGTCATCGGGAAGGTTGAATTCAAGGATAGCTTTCATAATATAATTTTCTTACTTTTTCACCCAGTTCCATATCATTGGGTGTGTCTACAATTAATTTTTTAGAAACATGGAGATCAGGGCTTACGTGATTGCCCTTAAAGCAATTAATACATAACTGACCAGCTCCTTCTATGTACCCATATCTGAGATCAATATGAGTGTCTACATTAAAGCTGGTGTCTTTACCGCAGGAGATGCATTTATCTTTCATAGATTATTATTTAGGAATTACATAATTGAAATCAAATATAAAATCATAGAGCTCTTCCTTAGGAATGTTTGTCATTTTAAAAAGCTCCTTTATCGTATCCAAGTTAGGCTGACAACGCCCAGACTCATAAGCCTGAGTAACATGCCTGGTAATATTTAAAGCTTTACCAAAGGTGTCTTGTGTTACTCCTAACTTGTGCCTGACTTTCATAAAATTTACATTGATAGGACGTCTGTTGTATATGTTTTTCATAATCTATTATGCAAGTAAGTCTAGCTGATCACCAATAGACCGGATAGTTCTGCCCAGCTGTTTAGCTAAATTCTTCACAGCTTCTTCATCTAGTGAGTTAAGCCACTCATCTTGTCTATCTTCAGGACAGTCTTCAAATACTGTGGGTTCTCTACGTTCTTCATCTTCAAACTTGTGAAAGATGTAAATACCTGATATATTTCTACGATTCAGTTTTTCCATTATAGTGTTATTATGTTTCCGTGTGAAGTTAGCCCGTAGTCAAACTTGCCGTCATAGACGCAGGCTGCATTAGAGAAAATAGTGGGTGTACTAGAGTAGTGAGATACACCCTGGTTGGTGATGACACCGTCCATGTTATGAATGTGACCAAAAGCTACCAGCTTTAAAGAGTCTTTAAGGGCCCAGCAGCGTTTGGTTAACGCTCCACAGCCACACATCTCAAGGTCACCTTGCTGATCAAAGCTTAGGTCTCTGACACCTTTAGGCGGGCCGTGTACAATGAGAACATTAGTGTCATCTGGGATACCTTCCCAGACTCTGTTAATCTTCTCACGTCTTTTCATAAAGGCCCACTCACCATAAGTAGGCGTGTGAGGAGATCCCCAGAATTTAAGTCCGTCTATCGTAGTGCTTGCGTTCTCTAAGTACGTAATACCGGCAGCATGAAAATCTGCAGGTGTAACCATGCGTCTTTCTATAGACGTATCATGATTACCGGCTACAAATATTTTATGCTTGACAGGTATGGATTCATACCAGGTAATAAATGATCTCACTTCAGGCTCGTTCCGGTATGGGTCTCTCCAGTTAGAGCAGTCACCACTGTGGATGACTACGTCTATATCTTTAAAGCGTTCATCAGGAAACGTACCATGAAATCCATGGGTGTCAGATATGTGCAGAATTTTCATAATGTTTGGTTATATAGTTTTTAGCAAACTTGATCTTCCATTCACCGGTGTGACCGTCTTCATCAAGAGTATACATAATAGCATCTTCTACTTTTCTTTTTTCTATCTCTATAAGATTAGATACCAGGTTTTCAAAGACTTCATTGGTCTCGTACCTGGATCTTACATAATCAGCTAAGCGTTGTACTGGGGTCATATCCTTCTTTTTTAAGAATGGTGTTAACAGTAAACATTAAAGACAATATATCAGAGCCATTCATGATCTTGTGATCAAAGTTCCAATCATCTAGTCCGGTCTCTGATGGGTGAGCGTTGATAGCTTTTACACCAGGACGGTCTACACGTATGACAATACCACCGGCATCTTTGATAGCCTGGGCTTCATTAGGAAACCGGGTGTCTGTGATGATCCAGTTGGGTAACTTAGCATGATCTTCTGCTCGTACTTGAGGATAGTATTCTCCTGGTTTGTAATCTGCCATCAGAGCATTAACCCAGGTATTAGGATGTAGTCCGTTACGGCAGGCGTCAGTACCCAGCTCTTGTAAAAACTGTCTGACAGTCATCTGTTGCATACCTACTGCGTATTCCATTCTGAACTCACCGTAGATTTGTTTAAGCATAGGAATAAAAGCTTCAGCTTCTTCTTTTGTAGTATACCTGCCCTTCTGAACTAATAGTTTACCATTGTCTATAAGAGATATAGTATAATAATTCCACTGTTCAGGTAAGTAAGTTTTCTTAAACTCTTGGTCTTCAAACTTGTCTGCTGGAATACCAGTAAGATAGCCAGCTATCATTTTAAGTTTACCTGCCCATTTCTTAATTTCCCAGCCAGACTCTTCCTCTAACCACCACTCATGTTGTGTATGATAAAAAGTAATAAGCTCTTCTATAGTATACTGGTCAGGAATCTTTGAGTTTGCTATTTGTATCAGCTTACCTATAGTGTCTTTGCCAGTTCCAGAGTAACCATTAATTCCAATAATCATAATATGTTTTTAAGGAGGGAGGGTAGTTAACCCTCCCTTGTTATTTATTTACTTATCTAATCTGATTCCAACTGTTACCGGAAACCTGGGTAATCCATCATCAGTGTATTCAAAGAATCTGATTTCAGCAGTCTTGCCGATGTATTGATCTTTAAACATGAGCCAATGCCTACGCTCGTCATGGGAAAACTTCATACCTGAGCTAAACCTCTTTCCGTTTAGTTCATAGATAGGTTGACCCCATTCTGGTCTGGCATCAGAGGGAACAATATCAATGATAGGTAGTGCCATATCTTTGAAGTCTTTATACTTTAAAAGATTTTCACTTCGTGCATTAACCTTGTAACTTTCAGAACCCCATCTTACAATGCTTCCTTCAAAACCTTCAGTAAGGTTAAGAGCATGAAATTTGATAAGTTCTTCTTCTGTAGTAATTCTTATAGTATCAACCAGTTCAATATGCTCACATTGGATATCCCAGCGTTGACTTATTACATCAAACCTGTCAGAGAAAGAATCATCACCTATCATGTCGTAGTTGTGAAACTTTACCAACTCTGTTTCGTCTGGTCTGTATTTCTTAATGAGCCTCATGTTGTCTTGAAAAGATTTACCATGAGCATAAAGCTCACCATCCAGTATAAAACCTTCAGGAAGTTTACGCAGGTCAGCCAGGATGTGTTCACAAGTGTCAATAGGAGATCCGGTTCTGGAAGTCAGACTGGCATTAGGACCACAAACAGCAAGAGCTCTCATGCCGTCAAGTTTAGGCTGGACGTAAACGACATTAGTATGCCAGTTGATCTTGTGACCATGGTCTTTAAAATCTTTAGCCAACATAGGAAGTACAACTGCAACAGTATTAGCTGCTTCTATAGTGGTGAAATAGTCCTCTTTGAGCTTTTCTGCTATTTTGCTTTGCATTTCTGAGATAGCTTGCTCTTCAGCTGTACTTTCATTAGACTTACCTACGTTCTTAGGTTTACATGTTTTACGGTTAGTTACCAGGTTACCATCCAGTAACCCTGCTGATTGTACCAGGTCAGCTCCTTCTGTATAAATATTTAAGATACGAATCTTACCTTTGCTGTCTTTTTTATATAAGCTTATCATTTTCTTTGCGTTTGTTGTCAATATAAGTTTCTAATAATTCATCTACTTCTTCCAGTTCTTCTGCAGTCAGCTGTGAAAACTTTTCTGTAAGCAGCATGACATAGACAAGATCTGTATTGTCAAGCTCCTTTTTTATTTTAAGTACCACATCTGAGCTGGGAAGAAGATCACAGAGGTGGTTAATAGCCACCTCTACTTTCTTCTGGGATTGGGCCAGTGTATATTTTTGCTTATGACTTAATAGTGATTTTGCAAAATCAAGCCTGATCTCTATACACTTCATGTGTTGCATGACGCACATAAATAGTTCTCCAATAGTTCCTTTATCCATAGATTACATGAATGTTACTCCGTATATTTCTTTTACATTACTGGGTTCTATGTTCACTTGTACAAGATCTTGTACAGTTTCTTGTACAGGTTCTAAGATCTGAACTGGTTTTTGAATACCTGTATTAAGCATGCCGTACTGATCTATAAAAAAGCTGTGTACTTTTTGATGATCTGACAGATAGCTCAACGGATGGGATTCTTTTAAAGAAAGCGTGATGTGATTGTATAGGGCCCATGCTGAATCCGGATGGCAATTATAGTTGAAACTGGGCTTATCCATTTCACGCTTTACTATACCAGTCTGGGTCAGGGTGAGAATTTCCTGCTCAGCAAAAAGCCGACCAAGGATAGTTCCTTTTTCCCTGGGTGTAAGTATCACATCTTTGAGTATTTCTTTGTCCTGGATCAGCTCATCATAGTGCTGTCTTGCGTTAGCAATCTGGTTAATAATATTAGACTCTACATCATAGAGTGCAGAGCCGGAATGTTTGCGGGAATAGGTCATCATATCAGAAGATATAACCCCGTTCATACATACAAAGACGCTGGCTCCAACGGCACATTTAAACCTGAGTTGCTTGTTATAAGAGTTACACCAGGCAAACATCATTCCCATATCCTTATCGGTGGAATGTGAAAGCTTGATGGTTCCCTGGGCAACCTGCTGGTCCATGGTTGCCTTGTATGTGGTGCTTTGAATCTCCAATCCAGCCTGGTGAAGTTCCTGGCTGATTTTATCTATGACATAACCGTGTGGAATAACAGCATACTTGTTGCCATGCTGGGGCAGAGCTACGGAACGTAGGTCTTGTTCTGATACAATAAGCGTTTTTGCGGGCATATTATTCTGTTAAAAAAGTGAGAGTTGTTGAAATGCACTGGGTCTTGTGGTCTCTATCTGTTCTATTTGTTTATTTATTTCTTCCAAGTAGTAGTTTATATTGATCTTATAATCTGAAAATGGGACAGATGGATCCATCTTATTGACGACAGTCTGCATCCATTCACCGGATTCTACTTGTATAGAGCGGCCATCCGGATTACACTTTACAAGCTTGACGCCATCGGAGGAAATAAAATACCTGACGATCTTCTGTAACCGGTTAATTGTTAGTGTTCCCATGTTGATAAACCTTTCTTCAAAATACCAGACACTTTTGGATTTGACACCTGCACAATAGTCAAGAATATCCTGGTTCTGCATTAGAAAAGTCCTGGGTTCTATGCCGTTAACAAAATATGCATAGATGGCTTTGGGAATAATCAGAAAGCTTTTGTTCTTGTGAAACACACTCACTTTCTTTTTAGCAAGGTCTTCCCATTCAAAAGCACCTTTGCATTTTACTTTTCCCTTCTTATTAATAGCAATATAATTGTTAACGTCACGGATAATCATCTTGGAATACTCATCATGTTCCAGGTCAAGCTTAGTCAACATAGACCAGCGTTGACAGATCTCCATATATTTTTCAATCTTATCCGTAGGCAGCATGGTCTCCATACCGTCTGTGTTTTGCATGAGTGGTATGGCTTCCGGGATTTCTTCACAGATCATTTCATAAAGCATGCTTAACAACAACTGACCATTAATAGTAATCTGCATGGTCATCTTTGGATCGTATAGAAAACTGTTTTCGTCACCAGTAAGACCGTATGTACTGTTAAGAATAATCTTAAAGACATAGTTCTTGGGATCTGTTTTAGGAATCTTTTTACGTTCATCAAAGAACCATTCATAGAGTTCAGTGAATTCATCCTGAGGAATATGTTCCGGATGAAACTTATTACGGATAGCCAGGTTAGGATAAAAACTCACAACATCTGAAGTGATGATGGTCCAGCCAGGAGGTGCTTCATAAACACCTGTAGCACGAGCACCGTGAATACCACCGAGCCCATAGTCTGTATTCATACCTTTATACTTGACCGTATACTTAAACCCGTCTTTAGTGGACGTGATTACCTTGGTTCTCAGATAGTCATGCATCTTTTGAAATTCAGGTGTGTTAAACTTGATATACGGAAGCATGCACTGGCCAAGATAGATCTCCGTGCGTGGTGTACGCAGCGTTTTGATTTCTGACTTATGCCATCCCAGTTTCTTGGAAAGAAAGTGCAGGAACAGTTCTTTAGATATCCTTGGTTCAGATGCACTGTACAGGTCTATGCCGTATTCCTTGGTTAGGTTCTGGCGCAGGACAATCTGTTCCTTGGAATGAACCAAGATCTGCTTAGTAGACAAGACGTCATTAATACAATATTTGATCACACTTTGCAACTGGTCATTATTTGTAACCGGTTGATTGTGATGATGAGGCATCTCCTCTACGTTCTCCCAGTCTATGGAATACTGTATCCATTTCAAAGAACTCATCTTGGCTTTGTTATCCCAGTGATTCATCTTAAAAAGATCTATCTGCCTGATCTTGATCTGGTCAGGACGGTACTGCTGGAATTCATTTCTGTTAGAGCGTTCAATGATTTCCTGGGCCTTGCTGTATATTTCTTTTACAAGGTCAGCTGTACTTAGCCTGAGCAGGTCACGCTGCTTAAAAAGCATCCATTGTGTAATCTGTGCATCAAAAGCCAGTCCGTTGTAGGAAATATGCCACTGATTAAGATTGACACAGTCGTTAAGAAACTGTACCATCTCAGGAAAATCATTCTGATCTTCATGAATGACAAACACTTTTTTGACAGACTCATCTTTATAGTGTTGAAACACTGCTACAAAGCAGTTCACTATTGTCTCATAATCCATTACCCAATGCGTAGGTGTTGCTGTTTTCATATTGTATAGTGTTCAGTTAAGCTGTCCCCCCTTGATATTAATGAAAAAAAAGGGAGACGTTAATCTCCCTTGTATTCATAGACATATGATCTAACTTAGATAGTAATCAGATTACTAGCTTTGGTTTCTACAGGAGTCTCTGTTTTTTGTTCCAGGTATTGATTGTAATCAAATACATCAGAATTCAGAGCAATCATGTTGATCAGTTCTTTGATCTCTTCTTTGGTTTCTATATAGTATTCATAATAGGTTTCCATTGTCTGGCGGGATTCTGCATAGTCTTTTCCACCGGGACGCTTGCCAATCTTAAGCATCTCAGGATCACCCAGGGCATTAAGCTTTGGTACCATCTGCAGTGTTTCTTTCTTTTCTTTGCCAATAAGAGCAAGCACACCTACTTCAAGGTCATAAATAGCTTCGTTGTATGGAGCTTCTATCGTGGCTGGGATCAGTCTGAAAGTTTTTTTGTTACCCCATGTGGAAGTAACCAATAACATTGATTTATTCATAAGTTCTCTATTTATTCTACAAATTAAACACCTTTATTTAAGCTCTCCAAATTTTCTACAGGAATTTTTAAAGTTTCTTTGTCCATATCCCAGCTGTCACAGAGTTCTCCGATCTTTTTTAGGAGACTGGGATCTACGTTTAACAGCTTGGCATACACCTCGTAATACTTCTCAGGGTATAAATACGAGTCTATGTATTTGTATTCTGAAGAAAGCTCACCGTAGTATTCCTTGATGGCCTTTTTGAGCATGGTACTAAGCTTACTGTATTTTCCTGTAAGAAAGTGAAACCAGTCATTCTGGTACACCTCAAAATCAAAAACATAAATATTGTAATCCTGGATGTGAATAACCTCTTTGTACAAGGGGTTACCTGTCAACATCTGGGATTCAAAGGCCAGAAATTCTTCTGTCTTATCTGCTCTATAGCTGACAATTAGTTTTATATCATCTGCTCCGTATAAGTCATGTAAGGATATATACGTACCAGAGGGACTAAATGCACTGCTTTTTTTAATACCTAAAACAGGGAACAAAAAACTTCTGGACTTTTGAAAGTACTTTCCATACAATGAGTCTATCATATTTATTTCTTATAGAACTACGTTGCCTTTTGCAAACTCATAGGGCAGGTCGTAGCTCCGGTTCACATAATGCCATTCAGCTGTCTCTAGCACTGTCTTAAATCTATCTAACCACTTGTTAAGTGTGGTTTCTGTAACAGGAAAGGAATAGGTTTGGAAAGCCCGGTCAATCACTACAAAGTGAAACTTCACCTGGTACTTATCTTCTTCTATAAGCTTAAGGTACAATCCGGCTATCATAATCATGTACACCACACATTGTAACCAGTATGAATAGTATTCCACACTCTCCGGGAAGTCTTTCAGATCCTTAGAGGTTGTCTTGATATCATTGACATAGATGATCTTATTATCATGGTCTATTACAATGTTATCAATGATACCCTTCAGACCAAAGATCTTACCAGGGATGTCCATCTGCAGCATCTGCTCGTTGATCACTTCTATGTTATCAAACTCAGAAACATCAGATCCAATAAGACTGCAAACAGCTTTGTTAGTCTTGACAATTTCTACGGCACTGCTGCAAAACTTAAAGGTTTCTTCGTCAATGAGGGTTTTAGAACCCTTCATCTTAAGAAAAGACCAGTATATGAATGCTTCAGCTGTCATTATTTTCTCTAAACGCTGCTTATCAGTCTTAAGACTCTGGTGATAGTTCATATCCATCATAACATCCAGAATAGCTCCTTCAAATTCTTCTAGCTTTTCCCTGGGATCACCGTTGCGTGAAAGCTCTACATGATGACGGTACACTCTGTCTATTACAATACGGAGGTTACCGGATGGTAGTGTGGCAGGGGAGACCATGAATTCTTTTTCAAACTTTTCAGGTTCTAAAAGCAATAGATGAATAAGCTTACCCTGAACCAGATGTGTATCCAGTCTTTCTTCTTTAAGTCCCAGCACATACATTTGATAAAAAACCTGGGGATTCCATATCAGCTTGTTAAGACTACTATAAGAGTAGTAGAACTTGCTGGCGTAAAATGATTTTTCCTGGATCTGAATGCTTTCTTGCATTAATTCTTCTAGTTCCATGATTTAATTTTCTTTTGTATGATTATTTATTCTTTGATGTCCAGGCATTCATTGCCCTGTCACCATGTCCAATAACACAACTTCTGCAGAGAACAGAAACCCATCCGGATGTTACTCCCAGGTCTTGTTCTGATCCACAGTCCTGGCAGGTGTGATTACACATATGTTCAGCCATGCTGATCATACCTTCTACAATGTCGTCATGACCGTTGGTATAGAACCTGAGTCCTCCGAACTTTTCTTTTAGCTGCACACAAGTGACCTGCTTAGGCTTGAGCGGGTCATGCTTGGTATACCGGGTTGTCTTATCTATATAGTTTTGGATAGCACCACAGAGCTTGTCTATAATAGATAGCCAACCGGTAGGTGCATCCTGCCAATTACACTGTCCGGGATTACCTTCGTAGTCCTGAAAGATCTTGGGATACTTAGCTATTAGTCCTTCTGTAGATATCTTTTCCATACACCTTGTTCTGTTAAAAATGTACTGATACGTTTAGCTGTAGCCTGGTCATAAGTAAGGGCTTCGGTCATTTCAATAAAATGATAAAGCTCATCTATCTTTTTATTGGCAGTGTCTAGTTCTGCTATATAAAAATCAGCATCACTTTGCATGGCTTCATTATACTCCTGTTGGTAATCAACTGCAGCATCTATAGTCTCTACGGAAAACATTGGGTCTTGCATAGTTATTTTTTTAATTTATCAAGTATTTTTTGCATCTCAGCAAGCACCTTCCTGTTCATATGATGGGTGCTTTTAGGGTCCGGGTCCAGCTCAGAAAGCGTTCTGTATCTTTCTTTAAGCTTAACCAGTTCCATGTTGTTGTTCTCCATAGCATCAGCTACTCTTTTAAGTTGAATGGCAATCTCTGGAAAGGTGTGCTCTATAAGCTTACGACCCATCATGGTCTCGTGTAATTCAGGCATGTTTACTTTTTTTCTGTTTTAGTTTTTACATTATGACAAGCCTCACAGAGTACCTGCAGGTTGTCTATTTCACAAAAGAGTCTTTCTACAAACCCTGGTAGGTCTTGTGCACAATTAAGACTTCCTGCTGGGCAAATATGATCCACGTTTATAAGTTTATCAGCGTACCATTTTAAACATTGGGCACACTGATACTCAAACTTTTGACGTTTATTTGGTCCTTTGTAGGGTCTCTTGGCTTCAAGCTTGCACTGTGTAATGGGTTTCCACCAGCGGGATTTTTGTCTTAAAGCAGATCGGATAAAGCTCCAGAAAGCAGACTCAGTCATAGTACCCGCGTTGCGGGTCTTGGTCACTCTTGGTTTTTTAGTAGTCTTGGCACGGCTCATATATGTAGAAGTTAGCTCTACAAATATAAGGAAGTTCTATATTTTAATAATGTAGACTTTATACATACGCTCCTGTTTTTTTATTCAGCAGCGGAACCAGCCGGTTGCGTACTTCCTTGGCACCAAAATCCCTGATAGAATCTGAGAGATCCTTGCTCATTGGTAACAGTAAAGGATGGATTTTATAATCATCCCTGTATTTTTCCATGGCTTTTATGCCAGGCTCGTCATTGTCAAACATGGCAATGACAGTAGAATACATTTCTTTGTAATCATCTATAAGATTCTTACGTATCATACTGTTTTCTGAGTCAGGAGCTATGACATCTACGTTTAACCTCAGGCTTTTCAAGCTCATGATGTCTTTCAAACTGGAGGCAATCACAAGTGTGTGGTGGCCTTCTAGTTGTTCAGAGCCCTGTACATAGTCTCTGATCTTGAGAAACTTCTTATCCTGGGTTTTAGGTTGGTAAATCTTATATAGAGCACCATCTTCCTTGTAATAACCATAGATATAATTTCCTTTTATGTACAGTTCCTTGTCATCCTTGGTCATCTTGTAATAATCCAGTGGACGCACGTGATACTGGTCCAGTAATTTAGAACCAATATTAAACTGTGTCCAGTAATACTGATCCTGGCTGCTCCAGCTTCTAAAACAAACCTGCTCCACCTTATACTTAGAAGCCTGTTTGAATTCCTTCAAGTCGTAGCCTCCGTTATTATGCAGCACAAAGTCATTGTATTTTTCTACAATGAGCCCGCAGCTTTTATAAAAGCTCAGGCTGGTGATTTCCTTTACCAGGGTAAGATGGTCACCACCTATGCCGGTAGAAAAATCCTTAAACTTATACTGCTGTTTTTTATCATCAAAGTAAATACACATACTGGGTGTTTTCTCCTTGGGATTAAACATGGATTTTACCTTGACGTCCTGGCCGCTGAGCTTTTCCTTTAGCTCACAAAAATGTTCAAACACCCAGGGTACCGGAACATCTTTGATATCATGTACTAGATTTTTTGTGTTAAACATAAACATATATTGAGAGTAAATAAAAAGAGGGGAAAGTAGAAACCCTCCCCGTAATCAAACAATTAAAAATGAACACAGACAGATTTTACATATCAAAATCATCATTGATCGGCTCAAAACTGCTCACAGTTTTAGTGATCAAAGGTTTAAAATGATATTGGTTTGACTTGTCAAACTTATCCAGTTTGGTTTCGTCAAGGTTTACAAACTTGTACCTTGGCAAAGAGAGTTTAAGAATGGTTTTACCATTGTATTCTTCTTCTGTTCCTTTAAGGAACCAGTAAGAATCCCTGCCTTTAAGTACCTTGATTGCTTGTGCAACCCAGTCTTCCAAAGAAGACGCAGAAATGTTATCCAGTTCAGCTCTCAGACCAAGCTCAATAGAGATGGCTGTAAGTTTAAACATGATCTCATTTTTCATCGGGTTGGTTTCATTGTGCTGATCTGTCCACATAGTAGCTGTTACTCTGCCTGACTGACCTTTAAACTTTGGACCATTCTCTTCTCCACGATTGATAGACCAGCCCTCAAAGTTTTCCAACGCTGGTCCTTCCAGTGTCAGTTCTAAAACTTTCTTGTCACCTGCACGGCTGGTTCTCACCTGGCCATCAAAGATGTGGGCATACACTACTCCGGGCTGAAGGGATTTTTCTGATCCACCGGTTGTCTTTACTTCTTGTCCTTTTGTACTAAACATGTTACTGGGTTTTGATTGAATAATAAATATCAGTTTTCATAGGCCAGGATTGAATCCTTGACCAGGTTAAGATCATTGGGAATCTCTGCTGTGTCAAACATCCCACGGGGTGACTTGCAGGTGTTCTCACCGTTGTTTTGGGTTTCAAACACATACCTTAGTTCTCCGTCTTTGTTCTTTTTTACCTTGCCAAAAAGCACGATAGAAAACAGACCTTCCAGAGAAAGCTTTTCGTCCACCATTTTACCGATGGTCTTGGCTTTAACCTTGCGTTTGCCTTCTGTATCCGTAGATTCTTCAGCATGGGTTAAAAAGATAATAGTCAGATCATCTCTCAGATCTTTTGGCAGTCGTGCAATACGTGCCAGGTGTGCACCAATACGAGTGAACTTTTCATATCCTTTTTCATCTACGGAATCAAAGAATTCAAAAGAGCTCATATACTGGAAGTCATCTACAATGATGGTCTTGATCTCGGTACGCTTCTCATTGACGTAGCGCATACAAGCCTCTATCTGCTGAGGGCTGGATCCACCATACAGGTTACCGGTAGGATTGTCTTTACTCCAGACACTATACCTTTTCTTCCAGCCTTTGAAGGGCAGGGGCTTGTTTGCCACGTTAATAATAAATGTTTCCTTAGGATCAAGATTCTCTATACTGGTTGATTTACCAGTACCGGGGTCTGCAATTATCAATATTCCTTGTGCCATAATTAAAAGGGTAAATTGTTATACGGTTTTACAATAAGGTCATTGATCCAGGATTTAAAGCTCACAGGTCTTCCTGTGTGAATAGCAATGTAATCCCTGATAGTCATTTCTGCATAAGGAGCATCTGCTTTAGGAGCAAGCTGTTCTGCAGCAGGTTTAGATTGTTCCTCAGGTACAGGTTTTGAACTAAACACTTTATCAAAACTTGCAACAGCAGAACCTTTTGATATGGCTACAGCTGTAGGGTTTACTACACGCAGCTCATCAAGAGGAACCAAATAAGATCCTTTCTCATTGAGTTCATACTCTTCATCAAAAGCATTGTTAAAGGGAACCCTGTATACCCTGCGCTCTGTATCCAAAGGATCCAGGTTACGGGTAACCAGTTCAAAATAAAAGCCCTTTTCTTTTTTAAATTCAGATGCAAAGATTCCTATGACCTGACGCTTGCGGTCATCATAGAAAGGCATCTTCATGTTAAAATCTAAAGGGGAGATCTCCAGGTCTTTAATAAGATCCATATGATGCTGACGGATAGCGTCAAGCTTCTGCCGCTTCCGTTCCTTCACCTCATCAGGGCTTTGTGTGTAATTATTCATGTGTTATTGTTTATAATTCTGAGCCCACATCTGCTGAAGGGCTTGTTTCAGTTTTTTTTCTCTGGCTACGGGGTATATAATCACTGGTACCACCTGGGTTATCTGCACTAGGTGGTATGATTTCCATCATTCTCTGACGATTAAACTCTGCTTCAAAGAAAAGTATAGGGTCATTGTTACTGGCATTACGTACTTTAAGCAAGTGCATAAAGATGTGGTTCTCGTCACAATGAAACTTTTGCGGACCGTAACACCGGATGTCTGCTTTTGCAGGACGGTTTAGTACCACCAGCATATCAGATCCCTGCATCAGGGCGTCACCGCCAAAAATGTCAGATGATGTAGGATAGTTAGCAATAGATCCTGGTGTTTTACGGGCAGCTTCGTCAATGGTACGGTTGAGCTGAGAAAGCATAATCACTATGATAGGCAGCTCATTTTTTATTTTCATGAGCATTTCTACTGTATTATACAGCGTGGTGATTTTTTCTTTTTCAGACGGGTTCTTTTTAACCAGCCAGGAGTGATCTATAGTTACAATCAATGGATTACCGCTTGGTTTACCATCTTTACCAGGAAGCGTATTATAAAAATGATGTATGGCATCATATATTTCCTGGTGAGTCATTGGCGTACCTAAAAACAACCTATGTATTCCTTTAGCGTACATAGCTTTTGTTTCTTGCCTATATCTTTCCAGCATCTGCATGCTCCATTCATCAAGCTGTTGATGACTGCTTAACACTACATTATAATCCTTGGCAATCTGGGCAGCAAAGTCACGTGTGCCGTATTGCTTAGTGCCCATTTCAAACTGGAATTCCAGCAGGTTAAAAGGCATGTTTGGATTACGGGTGTGTGATTCCCTAAGCAGTTGAGAAGCCACCATTGTTTTACCTGAGCCCGGACGGGCAGCAATAGTCAATATGGTTCCCCATTCCAATCCGTTGATACCGGCATTGTTAAGTCCAGCCCACGGTGTTTTAAAGGAAGTAATTCTTCCTGTTCTACGGTCCTGTATATACTTTAGTGAATCATCAAGAACTTCCAGGTAATTCTTGGCACCATAAAGAAGCTGGCTCATACTCCTGCAGTTTGTAGGCCTTTACCTACGGCTTCCATAAGTTTATCCATGCCTTGATCAAGACCGTCAATAAAAGATTTACGCTCTGTTATTAATATAGCAGTATGAAAAGCATCAAATGATATACCTCTTAGAGTGCTTATACCATCAAGAGCCACTGTGCTTTTGTTAAATAGTTCCTGGATTTCTTCTGTTGTCATTGTTTGCTGATTTTATTAAAAATGAATTGATATAGTTTATAGGATACAAGAATGACTATTTCTATAGCCACATACTGCCAGAAGTTCATGCTAACAATAAGGTTATCTACAAAAACCCAGTTTAACAGTGTAAAAACAATAGACAGAAAGAAACCATGTAGTGTTTTTTCATAATCCATGATATAGTTTTATTTAGGAATTTGCTGAAGCAGTGACCTGTCTTCTCTGATCATCTCACAGTAGTCTGCCAGTTTAGATATAACTACTTTGTTAAGATCACTTTTCTTAATAAAATAACTGCTTGTCATCATGTACTCAAAGTTCTCCCTGCTCTTGCAATAGACATAGTAGTCAGTGGCTTCTAATATAAGTTCCCATCCATACTCAGGGTAGTTCTTAAAGAACCATACAAAATTGTCCTTGAGTGTTTTGGTGTTCTGCCGGGCAAGTTCATTGTGTGGAGGTATTCTTTTACTGGGAAATATTTCCCTGTATTCTTTTACTTTGTCCAGGAAATCTTCTCCCAGCACTTCTGCATCTACTTTTTTTTTGGTTTTAACTAGTCTTGTTTCAAATTCATTGAGAACGGCTATACCTTTTTCTGTCAGTTTGTTGTCTGTAGTAAGCAAACCCTTTGCCTGACATATAAGGGCTTCTGCTTTTTCATTAATCACATTACCTGGTGATATTTTAGAATAGTAACAGCTGATCAGGTACATTTGATTGGGGCTGATACTGTAGGTTCTGCACGGGTTCCATAGTTGATGACTCATCGGCTGTTAGATTTTGTGATTGATCCTGGTGTTTTTTAATGTGGTTTATAATGTTCAGATACTTTTCTCTGAACACAGGGTCTGTTTCTATCAGATTATGAAATAGCTTAAGAGCATTCATAACCGTAGTGTGATCTCTCTTGCCAAGAATATCACCAATAGAGGTGAGTGTATACTTCATTTGCTTGGCTATATAGCAGAAAATAAATCTCAGCTCAGTGATTTCCCGGTATCTGTGTTTGCAATCCAGGTTAAGCTTCATATCATGTCGGTAGGGGAGAAAGGGTGCAAAAAGATCTTTAAGTTCATCAAGAGAAAGAAGCATCAACTCTGCTGTATCTACAGAGAATTTTGGAAGAACGGTGGGGAAATAACCCAGTTTGTCATAAAAAGTCACTCTGAACTCTTCAATCATTTTTTTCTCCAGTCTGGCGGCATACTCTGTTGGGTTCATATTTTAAAAGTTGGGTTTACAAATGTAGAACAAATGTAGAATTAATCTACAGAAATCCTAAAAAATTCGTATATTATATTGTAGATAGCGGCTAACCTCTACACTCTCTAAGTTTATATATATAAATATTTCTACTATGGCTAATTTTTATGCCCAAAAAGACGGTAATGGTTATCCCATTCCAGGTACTATGATGAGCGTGGATGGCTCTGTTCCTGCAGTGAACAACATCATAGCAATCCCTGCCTCAGATGTTTCTTCTACAAAGACCCATCCAATAGGTCTGCGCTATTTTGTACGTAAAGATGCAGTGGGTAACATTATACCCAACTCATTGATTATCAGCTTTGAAAAGCCTTCAGGATCTGTTTACGAGTTCAAAAAAGCCTAACCCCTAACAATGGCCACTACATCTACCATGGATAAAATAAAAGTCTGGGCATTTCCTGGAATGATGAGCGTCCTAGCAGCTATTATATGGCAGGATGTCCAGGAAATTAAAAGTGACACTAAGGCACTTTTAGCTCAGTCTATGATTGATAAAACAAGAATAGATAACCTTGAAAGAGAAGTGTTTGGTAAGACTAATACTGGACTAGAGTTTCCTGTAAAAGCACCACAGGATATGCCAAGGCCTGTCCTTAGTGACTTTGTAGCAACCAAACCGGAAGAACAGTATTTCAATGAGAAAAAGGAATCAGATAATAAACCAAAAATCCTATGAAATCTTCATCATGGCTGACCATTATTGTTATTCTGGTAGTCATAATCCTTTTGCAAAGACTTGATTGTAATGTCGGTCCAGGTACAGAGGCACCTAAAAACGATACAACAGTAGTCAGGGATACCATCTGGCAGCATTATGACACTACGGTAAAAAAGTCTACAGTGGTCATCAAGACTATTCATGACACTCTTCCGGTCAAATACTACCCGCATCCCATGTATGACAGTCTTAAGGTGCAGTATCAAGAACTGGCTAAAGATTTTTTAGCCAGGAGAATATATGCAGACACACTTAAAATTCCCCAGATCAAAGGACTATTCATAGTCAACGACACTGTAAAGAATAATAGACTAATAAGTAGCAGCTGGAGTGCTGACTACATTATTCCCAAGGTCACTGAAACAATTACTATCACAAAATATCCTAAACCTGAACGCCAGTTTTATGTAGGTGGCGGGTTGTCTGCTAATATGACAAGCCTTGGTATGGCTCAGGCAGGGATACTTTACAAGGATCGTAAAGACAAGATCTTCGGTGCTTTTGTAGCTGCTGTACCTAATGGAAAGATTTCCTATGGTGTGCAGTCATATTGGAAAATCAGATTTAAAAAATGAAAAACATATTCAAATACATAGAACCTATATGGCTTGGAAACAAGGGAAAAGTGTCCATTAGAAGGGTACTGGCTCTTGCTTTCACTATAGATTTTATACGAAATACTTCCCATGCCATCCATAAATGGGACGTAGCCAAGTCATACTCTGACGTGGCCATGTTACTTGGCATAGAAGCCGGACTTATTGCAGCTCTACTGTCTTTGACTACATATACCAGTGTTGTTAATGACAAACTGAACAACAGTAGTTCAGAACCAGTTCCCCCAGTGGAATAATAATCAACTCCATATCCTATGAAATTACCTAAAGCCTATCAGTGGCTTGCATCTGAAGATGCACCACGTCATCTACTTAAAGCCATAGAACTATTTGGAACTGCTGAGACCGTTGGGTCTAAGCATAACCCTGTGATCATAGGCTGGGCCAAAGAACTTAGCCTGGATAAAGTGTATGTCACAGATGAAATACCCTGGTGCGGGCTCTTTGCGGGAATTATTATGCACAGGGCCGGACGTCCCGTAGTAAATAGCCCGTTGTGGGCACTCTCATGGAACAAGTTTGGCGTAGGTGTGACCGAGCCTATGCTGGGTGATATTGTCACGTTTAAGCGTGACGGAGGCGGTCATGTCGGTATATACGTTGGTGAAGATGCTACAGCATATCACGTACTGGGTGGCAATCAAGGAAACCAGGTGTCAGTGACTCGTATTGCTAAATCAAGATTATCAGCTGCCAGAAGACCTGAGTACAACAGTAAGCCTGTAAACGTACGTAAGGTGATGTTAGCCAGTAATGGTGTGCTCTCAACTAATGAAGCATGATACTACTAAAAGTCATATTTGTTGTACTATATTCTTTTCTGAATATACTACTGGCTAATCATGATGCCTTAAAAATATCAAGACATCAGAAAATAGAACATGGTACCAATGCACTTGTTTACCTGGCTCTGATTCTACCGGCAGGATACCTGACTAACAGCTGGATATTTCTGATTGGACTGCTGGCTTTGAGAAGAATAGTTTTTGACACAGCTCTTAATCTTATTAGAGGACTAAAGTTTAACTATATTTCTAAAACTACTACGTCTATCATAGACAGACTGTCTTATAACATTCAAGACAAGTTTGGCTACATACCTTATTATGGCGTGTTTGCCATAATACTAATCATCTCAATCTTTTTATAATGGCAAAAGGTAAAGGCGGTGGAGAAAGCCGCAAGATCAACTTTGGTAAAAGACGCAAGGGTAAAGCCCTTAAGCGCAAGGGACCAAAGGACAAGTCAACATCTGTCTACAGAGGACAGGGAAAGTAAAAGACCGGTTGTTAGCCGGTCTTTTTTTATTTAATCCTCCATACACGCCTGGTGCCATCCAGTAGTTTTCTGGTTGTCACCATAAATCCTGTCTTTACTTCTTTTGCAAACTGTTTACAAGCATAGTGAACACCATTTGGATTTCTACTCAACGGATCTGATGTTGGTATTAAAAAGCTGTCACCAACTTTCATCATATCAAAAGGAAAGTGATTGTTAAATTCACGCCTTCTACCCATGATTGTAATACCAGATTCAACATTGTAGGTGTAAACTTTTGGAGCTTCACCTGGTTTTGTTCTTGTAATAGTTGCTGTCACCTGTTTTGCAACAGGTTTTGGGACAGGTTTTGTTTTACTGGTTGCCATAATTAAAATTTTTATGTCCCCAAAGTAAGATTTAATTCATACTTTACTAAGATATAATTCAGATTTTAGTTATTTAGTTACCAAATGGTAACTATACTGTTAAACCTTTGTTATTAACTCTATGTACTTTTATGCCATCAAATACGACAACTTGTGCATTGTCTGAGTATTTTTCTATGACATTACTATTAAAAGAATCAAACCTTGCTCCTTTGATACCAATGAAAAAAGCTTTACTGGAGTAAATACTACATCTATCTTCTGCATCTGTAATAATAATAGCATTGTTATTATTTCTTTCAACACTCATAACAGCAGCATCAATAGTTGTACCACCGCCACAGTCAATCATTGATATAGACACCAGATCATTTTGATATTTCTTGACGCGGGTGTCAAACAAATAAACATCATTGAGCATATCCATCTCAAGCAGTTTAGCTGTAAATGATTTACAAAAATCCAACTTAGAAATATACTGACCACCTTGTCTGTCTACACCAGAGTCTGAACTCATAGAACCAGATACGTCAATATAAACATCAATCTTACCGATATACTTAACATCTTTGATCTGTACATCTTCTGCCATGATTTTACGCAGTGCAGGATGCAGAAATACAAAGTCATCAAGACCAGCCAGATTATCTGAGTTGAACAGATCCTCATACTTTACAACTTCACGAGAGGAAAAGTAAGAAGTTGATTTATCCAGCAGCTTTTTGATCTTGTCTTTCAAAGATCCCATAGACATGTTGATCTTCTGTAGCTTCTCTGCAATCTGTCTCATATAATCAGGAGACAGTTTACCTGCTATGTCACCACCGCTTTTATTGGCTTCATCAAACATCTTCTGCTGAATGTCATCAGAAAGATTATCATCCATGTTTTGACACATCTGTTGGGCTTCTTCCATAGCTTTTTCAAGCTGGTCCTTGCTCATCTTATTGTCAAACATTTTATTAACAGCATCATCCAGATCCTTCTGATCAAATTCAGATCCTTTGCCATTCATGGCATTCTGAATCTTTTCAGCTGTTTCAGGATCTGTATACTCCATGGCAGCCATTTGCATCATATAATACATCATGATACTGCGGGTAAACATACTGGACTTTAAAGATGATGATTCTGTCATGATCTTTCCCACCGGGTTATTGGCTTTCTCTAAAAACTTAAACTTGGTATGCGTTTTATCAGTGCGTTCTTCAAATTCAAGGTTTTCCATACGGTTATAGTACATCTTGAATATATCACGCATCATGTGTTTTGGAAACTTATTATACTTTTCTACAACCTTTTTGCTAAACGCTGCAAAGTCAGGCTTTTTAGCATCATCCAGCTTCTTAAACTGGGAATGAGCAGAGAACTTTGCATAGTAGTCCTTTACTGTTTTAGAACCGGCGTTGGTTATATACGTATCTACAATGTTTTCCAGTCTTCTCTCATCCAAATAGTGCAAATGAGGACTGATCAGATCAGGCTTTTTGTAAAAATCCATTTTACCAAAAAGACCATCTTTGGTTTTATAATGTCCATCCATCTCACCTTTCTTGACTTTCTCAAGAATGGTATATACGTTTTTATACTGTTTTCCACTTGCCATATTAGAATTATTTTAACAGATCACTAAGTTCCTGAATGGTAGCCGGTTTAAAGACCGGCGTACCATCAGGATTAAAGTGATCTAATCTTAAAAAGGGTTACTAGCACTTCTTTCTTCTACAGGCATTTCTTCCATCATCTGGTCAAAATCATCGGAAGACTGATAGTCTTGACGTGCCGGGTGATTAGCCAGGATATACTGCATGGAGAGTTCTATCTCACCAACTTGTCCTTCATCCATGATACCACGGGAAGTGTAAGTATTAATAAGACTTTCTACTTCAGCAATAGCCAGCTCAAGTTGTTCATTGGTAGTGTAGCTGTGCAGCATCTCCACCTTAGACATTACTGCCTTAACTTCTGGACTCATCAGTTTGTTCTGCAGTTCAGAACCCGCTGACTGAGAAATCATGATCTGGGCAGTCTTTACCAGGGCTTTGTCTACACTGATGTCCCATATGTACGAAACAGCTTTGGTAAGCGTTGGTACAAAAGTTAGTGTACGGTCAGAACTGTGCTGGTAACCTACTTCCAGGTATTTCTCCAGTTTGGTCACAGGTACTTCTACCATGTCCAGTTCTGCTCTGTTTGGTACACCAATCTTAAATGATTCTTTGTAATTACGGGCACCCTTGTTAAAATATTTGACAAGCTCACCTGCAGATACGCGGTTTACAGTCATCTTTAACATAAAACGGTCCCAGAACGGAGAATCAGACTCTTCTTTAGGAATCTCATTACAAGTAGCTACGAATAACTTCCACTTACAAGGGATCTTGTGCTTACCGTTAAAAAGAAACTTCTCGTTCATAACACCTAGCATGGCATTACGGATACCGGCTGATGCTTTATCTACCTCGTTAATAATAACAATCTCTGCTTCTGCAATAGGAGCTGCCACTTCATACCTGTTTTCTGTAAACAGTTTACCAAGATCTGGCATACCCTTGACTTCTGAAGCCTTGGTACCCTCGTCAGTCTCCAGGATGTAGATCTTGTTGGCAAAATCCTGGGCGGTCATCTTACCGTCTTTGTTTAGCCAGGCTTTAGCATATTCTATAATGGTCTTAGTTTTAGCTACACCAGGTTCACCTACGAGCAAACAAGGCAGACCGGTTGATTCTGCCAGGGCCAGCATTTTGAATACTTCTTCTTTGTTGATCAAAGATGTATCAATTGTTCTTATTTCCTGTGTTGTCTTTTTAGTTATAGATTTAATTTTTGACATTTTTGGCTTGTGATTAAGTGTTTGTGAAATGTTTGGTCTAATTAGGCTAGAGGTTTGCAAAGGCTGAAGCAGAGTCTGCGTCTGAGAACCCTGTTCCGCTATGTCCTGAAAGATTTTCTTCAACAGGGAAGTTACTGACTGGTAATACCTGCTCTGCTCTGCTGGATTTGACTGGCTCAGATCTAAGTACGCGTTCCACAGTAGCCTCATGTCTTTGTTCAATATCTGATACGGGGGCTGAGATAGTGCTTGATCCATCTTTGGTGTCATCTATAATGTTAAATACAGTAATGTTTGTCTCAGCATTTTTAAGAGCAGGATGTTTACGGATCATAGTGATCTGCTGGTCTTTAGCATTATATTTGTCCTGGATACTACCATATCCAACATCATCACGCTTCATCCATGTAAGGCCATTGTCTAAATCTTCTAAGATCTGTGATACGTACAGATCAACTTTGTTTACTGCCATAGTTTTGATTTTTTACCAGTTAATACAAAAATGTTTACCATTATTCTGTTGAATAATTTCATTGACCCTATTAAAAAGATCTCCGCTGTCCCACACTCCGCCACTATAAGCAGCAGATGCCGGATGAGAAGCTTTTAATATGTAATGATTATCTCCAATTATACTTTCCAGTTCCTGGGCTTTCTTACCCAGCAAGCAGAAAATAAGGCCTGAGTTAGTCAGGCTTAGCATATCTATCAAATAGGCAATGAATTCTTGCCATATATCATAATGAGAACCTATCTTGTCTATTTGACAAGTGAGTGCTGTGTTAATAAGAAGCACGCCCTGGTTTGCCCAGCGGGTCAGGTCAGGATCCTGGTCAAAGACACCGTCTTTGTAAACTGTTTTTTCTATCTCATCAAAGATTTTCTGCAAACTAGCCTGTGGTTTCATAGTCATACCGCAGCTAAAAGCCATGCCGTCAGCTACACCCAGGTAAGGATAAGGATCCTGTCCTATGATTACCACTTTAAGCTGGTTTACAGGAGATTCTTCAAAGGCTTTAAACACATGTTTAAGAGGCGGTGTAAATCTTTTACCATCTTCACGCAGCTGATACAGTGTCTCCAAAATCCTATCAAAGTCACTGGACATAATAAAAGACCTAAGTTTGACAGCCCAGCCAGAGGGCGTGAGTTTTTCTATCAGCTTGGTCTTAATTTCTTGAAGGTCTACAGTTTGTATCACAAAAGTTCTTTATTTTTGTTATTAAATTCTACAATATGGCTACCTATACAGGCATCAAAACAGAAAGCACTTTTCCAATTACAGTAGGAGGAGGGACCCTGGTCAATCTTCAGAAACTGTTATTATATATTCTTGCTGATAAAACAGAACAAGAAATCAATGAAGCTTTTGAAAAGATCCTGAAAAAACAGTTTGATGAAGAATGGATAGAACACTATGCTTTTCTTGCAGCTATGATCAACGTCATAGAGAGTGCAGCCCGTGAAAAAGGACTCACTGTTGAAGAAAACCTAGATGAACAATCTAATAAACAAGAAAATTAACGTCCTCACCAATCTCCATAGCAGCCTGAATAGCCAGGGAAAGTTCCTCACGGGAACATTCACCAAAGCTTTTAGCCAGGAAATACTCTTTTCCTGCCACTTGCCTGGCTATACATAAGCCAGCACGGTCCTTTACCAGGATCTTCATGTTTTCTACTGTCTCTCCAATATGAATGGCCAGCTGACGTATGATTACGTGCAGTTTGGCCAGTTGTGGCAGAGTACCATCATCGTGTTGCACTTCATAGAAGCACTCCACTATACTACCTTCCGGTATGTGCGTGACATACATCTCCTCCTGTTTTGATACAGCAGCAGACAGAGGTCTTAACAAACCTTCTCTTTTAATAAACTTACCTGTGAAGTGATGTGTCATATTACTTTTTTAGGCGTATTCAAAATGCTTGATTTTTTCCTGGTCAAGATCTTTAAGAGCTTCTTTTACCCAGCGTTCATCTACCGTGTTCTTGTAACACAGGATGTGTACAATAGCAGTGTCATCAGGGTTAAGTCTAAGTAACCTGCCTATACGCTGATTAGACTTTCTCTCATTACCATATGCATGCATGATTATTCCGGCCCGAAGATTGGGAATATTAATACCCTCGTTGAGCTGCATTACACAGGAGAGCTGAGTTATTTCATCTCTTTTAAACTTGTCAAGATTAATTTCTGAATCAGCATTACCTGAGTGATAGGAATCTTTACAGATACGGTCTGCCTGGTCCTGCGTATTACAAAAGGCAATACACTTGTCCTCTATTTCTGATAATAGATTCTTAGTATAGTGTTCTTTGGTTCTGAAGTCCATGATGACACGCATTCTCATGACAGATGATATCTGTTCTTCTTTTTTACTTTGTGCACGCATGATCCGGTCCGTCCAGTAGCCATAGCTTTTTTGCTCAGATGTATAAAACGTACCGTTTTTTGTTTTAACAGGGAAGTTATTCTCTGAAGACAAAGAAAGATAGTGCACTATGATACGGTAGTCATTAAGGATCTGGTCATCTACAGCATCGTCTGTTATATAGGTATATAGAACAGGACAATACCTGGAAACCATTTGACCTTTCTCACTTTGAGCATATCTGGGCGGAGTACCTGTGAGACCCAGTATTCTTTCCTTATATTGCACAAGAAAAAGATTATGGGAATATAACAAACTATGACACTCGTCCAGTATGACAATGTCATAGTTAACGGGATCAAACTTATTCAAAGACAAATACGTAGTGAATTCTACGTTTTCTAAACTGATACCGAACTTTTCAGCATCTGATCTCCAGGAATCAAAGATGCTCAACTTAGGTGCTACGACTAATATCTTTAGCTTACCCATATTGAGATCCTGATAATGACTCATATACTTTAAACCAATAAGTGTTTTACCGACCCCCATGCTCACAGCCAAACCTGCTCTTTTGTATTTAAAAGCTACTTCTAAAGCCTCAGCTTGTATACTGTCTCTTGTATTTTTTTGTTTCACATAACTGTTTTTTAGTTATACATTCTTGTTCTGGTCTTAATAGAAAATGATTTTTGTATCTACTAACAACTCTTTTTCCTTTAAGATTTATAGTACCGTTTACTACTGCTTGAGAATGGTTAAGCCCTGGATAAAGCTTTTCTAGTTTTTTACCAGCAGCTCTTTCAGACTCATATGTTCCTATACAGTTACAATTAATATCATAAATAACTACAGGTTTTTTCTTATCGTCATGAGTAGGATATTTAAGAAGTCCTAACAACTTTTGTTGTTTAAGCGTAGCTGAGGATTTTCTTCTAGACTCTTCAGAAGGAGTATTCCTAATAACCTCTAGCGTAATGTTGTATACTGGTTTTAAATTATTAATATACTCCTGCTCTTTTTGAGTCAGAAGTTTTACAGGAACTTCTTCAAGAATTAAAACATCAAAATGGTCTTGACCATGCTTATTGTAGCTATTTTGGAGATACGGATTAGCATGAATACCACGTTGTAACTCTGATTGGTGGCGTTTTAATCTGTAATAAATATTCTTACTACTACCGATGTACTGCTTTTTGTTCTTGATATTAGTTATACAGTAAATACCACAGATTTTTAAGCCAAAAGATCTAGAAATGTTCATAGGATTTAGGTTTAGTCTACAATATAATATACTTAAAATGTAGAACTTTTACAAATAAACCCATGGAAATTCCCAAACCGCAACGTTTATTATTAAACGCTACGGTGAGAGCTTCCTGTTGGATCTCGTCTCTTTTAGACATATTGTACGGTGTTTATACGAGCATGTAAGAATGCTGATACAATGATGTTTAAATAACGAAGACAGGTTGTGTCAGCACGGTTAATAGCAGCATATAAATCATTATTACATACTGCTCGTACAAAATCCCCACCTGTCAACACACCATCTCTGTGCATCATTACAGATCTGACAATATCAGTAAGATGTAATTCTGGTTCAACATGCCAATTGCTAATAATTTCTTTGGCTTTCTGCGTATATGCATCTCTAAGCTCATCGTAATTATCCATTGTATAAAGATTTTAGAATTTCATCCCTTGATATAAAATCTACGTTTTGTTCCACCTCTTCCAGTGTAATAACACAGTCTACAGTTTCACCTTCTTCATCTACACCTACAATGAGCCCGTTACCTGCAAAAGGCTGGTGAGCTCCCTTATAAGTAAAGAAGTGATCACATGGTTTCAGAAGTCCTTCTTCATCAACCAGTATGCTATCCTGATCTGTAATATAATAAGCTGTTTCAACCATGTCTGCTTTTAAAGCATAATACCACTGATCCAGCATGTCTTTTTTATCATTGAGCTTTAGTTCTTTTACAGTTTTGTTAAATGCATCAATTAATATTGCTTTCATACTTGTTAATTTAGTAGTTCTGAAATACCAGGCGTTTCTTGAGGTAGCATTTTAGCTTTACGGATATAACCATGCTTTTCAAAGCTGTCTATGTAGATCAATTTTCTTTCTGAATGACCTGTTCCACAAGCTTGTAAACGCAGGTGTCCTTTGACTAAAAACCCTTCGGTTTTTATAATGGAAGTATACCAGCTGGAATCTATAATATGAACGTTTTGCTTATTCGGGTTTTTATACTGAACATTATTCACTTTACCGGTAGACTTACCCATTACAACCTTTAGTTCATGATCAGCATAGCTTCTGAACATTACCATCAAACCTGTACCATCACCCATTTGTATCAAACTGTTTATTAAGTCATTACCCGCATCATCAAGAGATAGTCCTATAGGGCAATACATCTTATAAACATCTGTATAAGCACAGTCTTTATGCATACCTATGTTCTTACGGGAGAAACCCAGGATATCTTCTACGAAAGATACAGTTGACATAGTGCGTTTCTCTTTGTCAATCTTATAAAACATAGCTACCTTGTTTCTTAAAATAATTCCAGTTGTATATTTTAAGTTTTTAAACATGTAGTCCGGATCTTTTTCAAAAGCTATCCGTAAAGATTCTTTTGACAGTTCTACGGCCCTAATAAAACTTTCTGCGGGCATGGTTATGTTCTTTCTAAACTCATCCATGTTTTCTCTAAGAAAAGATTTGATTTCAGATGCTGACCAGACATATTCAGGAGACATTTTCTGAGTTCCATCAGGTTCTGAAAACCCAACATAAGGTGTTGGTTTGTAATGAGTGAAATCCATTGGACCATTTAGTATACTGAGAATAGGATACTTATCAATTTTATCTGACATCATAAGATTTAGTTTAAACGGTTCTCTGAATAACCAAGTTCTTTGGCTTCTGCAGGATTCATTTCAATCCAGCTGTGGCAAGACCGGCATACAGCCAACCATGAAGAGATCACATTGTGATTTTCTCCACGGCCAGCTTTATGGTGTATGTCAGTAGCTGCTAGGGTACAGTTTAATAAACGGGCCTGACAATGAGAGTGAAGTGCTAGAAACGCAACGCGTTTTTTGCTGTATTCATCCATAGTCTTTTGCATTTTGCTTGATACAGGGGCAATAGCTTTAGGCTTTTCTATTTTATACCAGCATTCCTTGCAGTATTTTTCTTTACCGTGACTCTTCCAGATCTGTTTGAGCTGCTTGCAACCATGGCATGCTTTCAATTTGACTTGTATCATAGTTAGTTTTCTTACGGATGATGACGCCGTCTTTGACGGATTTACCAAGAATACCCACCGGCTGACGGATGTAGGCAATTTCTACTGGTCCATCAGAAAGTATCCTGTCAAGAAGTAAACGGTCTACTTCGTTTTCTGGAATAAGAACCAGCTGCGTAGTACCATTTGCTATAAACACGTGTTCCATTTTATTGTGGTTTAATACCTAATTCAAAGAAGTTTTCCGGTAGAAGTCCTTCGTTGACAAGTTTGTGAGCAATATGAACTTGATTAATGCCAAGTTCTTTAAAAGATTGAGTGGACGATATTTTACCTTCTGGTTTCACAGTGGTAATAGCTTTAATAATTGGACTGTTAGGAAAAATAGTCAGTAGTATATTATCCAGTTTAGAATAAACCACTTCCGTTTTCCAACGATTAAGTGTTTCCTGGATCTGCTGGTGCTTTTCCTGGAGAGTAGAGCGTTTGGTCTTTGGCATACGCTGTATTTCATCTTCTGTATAGAAGTTTAGACCATACACTGTCTTAGCATAGATTCTTTGCTGTATCTTATTGAACACTGGCCTGGATATTTCCTGATATCTGGGTTGTTGTTCAGCTTGATACGTTTCCTTGTACTCAAGGAATTGATAACGGTTGCTTTCTCTAAATGAGATTATAATACCTTCTGCTGTGGCACAGACGGTTTTGTTTGGGTTGTATTTCATAACCTTACAATTATTAGGTAAAAGGAATAAAAGTCTACAAATCTAATACAAGTTCTACATAAATAGAAGAGAGGATCTGGATTTTATCCAGATCCTCTCTAATATAATAATAAAAGTTCTCTAACTAATTAGAGTTCAGCTCGGCTGGGTCTAAGCCTACCAATAGCTTTTTGTGCAGCCATAACTTCTTTAATCTCAGTGCTATTATTATGCGTAATGAGTTCATCATGTGCATTCTCATTGAGGGTATAAAAAGTCTGGCGGTAAATAGGCATATCATCTACCCGGCAAATAATACCTGTGCTACCTGCTATTTTCAGGTCACGGTCAGGATTTTCTGCATTAAAAGGCTCAAAAGATTCTCTGACAACAATTTTACCAGCCAGCTCAAAGCCATCGTGATAATTTACTTCCAGCAGATCTTCTACTTTACCTTTAAGAAGAGCAAAACGCTTAGAAAGTCTAAGCCAGCCTTCATCATTAACCTGGGTTACAACTTGTTCAAGTCTTACGTAACCATACTCCGGATTGTTTTGTGATACGTTGATCACAGTACCTGCTTCATTAGCAACTACTTTTACTTTACTGTTTTTCATACAGTGTGTTTGTTTAAATGTTAGGAAATAAAAAAAGCCCCTGGTTAAATAACCAAGGGCTATGCGCGTTAAAAAAGTAGATCTTTCAATCCTTTTCAGGATCAAAGTCTATATCGGAGTCCGTAGATTTGTCGTCATCATATGATTCTGTGAGATCAGGGCGGATACTGCTTTCAGAAGGAGGTTGTTTGAGTAGTACTGAACCAAACCAGGGATTTTCTAAAACTTCCCCATAGTTATAGGCAATGAGGTACTCAAGTTCTTCATCTGTCATTTCAATATACTGCTCTGTACTGATCTCAATCACCTTTCCATTTGGTAATTGGTAGAGCATAAGGTTAGCATTTACTATAAAGCTAACATCTACAATCAGTTCTACAAAATATTGAAAACTAAAGTGCGGACTATAGAGCTATAACTTTTTAGACTCAGGACCAAAACGCTGTAAATTGGCAAATTTCTTCTTCCAATACGCGTTTGTCTTATTGATGTCTTCTTGTCTTTTCAGTAGCTTTTCTTTAAGCTCTGAGTTTTCTTTCTCCAGTTCTTGTATACGTTTTGAATATTTGGGTACGAGGCTGAATAATTTGTCAAGCATAATTAAAATGTGATCTCAACAAGTCCTCTTTTAATGTGTACTTTTTTGGCTTGTAAGATATTTACTTCCAGTTCATTAATTCGGAAAACAAAACCTTCAGTTCCTAATACAGGACTAAGATCAGGTGCTTGTGCTACTGTTTTCTTAACAGATACACTTGACCTGGCTTGTTTTACTGTTTCAGTAATTCTGTCTGTTGCTGCACGCATTTCACTAAGATTCATTGCAGGTGCTGTAGTCTTTCTTGATTTAGTCCTGCTTCTTCTTTTGCGGGCAAGAATACCTGCGTCTACTAATTTAGCCCTGATGGCGTTAACCCTACCTAGGGTAGTTTCTGTTAATGCTGCTGTTTCTTTAACAGTAATTCCTGACAGCAATAGATCTGTTAAATCTTTCTTTTTCTCTTGTGAGAGTTTTGAAATCCGACTCATAAACGAACTGTTTATTGGTTTGAGGTAATAAAAAAAGGGTACCCGTTGGGATACCCTTTCATGAAAATTTAGCTAAGCTCTTAAAAATTAATTTCTATCTTATCTTTTCCTATCGTGACATTCTTGGCCTGATCAGATATCTGTACAGATATTCCGTTCACTACAAACTTAAATCCATCCTGTTGTGCTAAAGAGTTTACCGATTGAACAGTGTTGTTAATGTTGCTTATAGGTTCTACTGAACCAGTGGGACGTTTTCCTCTTACAGAAGGAAACTTTAGTCCCTGGCTTTTAAACCGGTTCTTGTAATTATGTACACTGGAAATAGCCATTCCAAATGCTTTTGCAATGTCTTCTGGTGCTGTACCTTTTGCAACCATTGTCTTCATTTGCTGTATTTCTGCAGCTGTAAGACGTTTGTTAGCCATACGTTTTATTTGTTTTACAATATTACAATTTTTCACATAAAATTTGGATTTTACTATATTTACATATACAATTTCTATTAACAATGCCTTGTAACTGATTGATTATCAAAGCGTTTATCTGCCTTACAAGCAGAGGGTCGGCGGTTCAAACCCGTCAACTCCCACCTGATAATCAAGTAGTTACACGGTTTACTTAAACTAAAAGTTGACCATGTTTCTTACGAAATCCTTAGATTACGCTTTTGACAAGCTAAATGTGGAGCCACATACCAAAGAGTGTGTGGCTTCTTCATTGAAATACATTCAACTGGCCATACGCAAGCTTGCATTCAATCAAATAGAAACCAGTAAGATCACCAGAAAGCATATCAGACTAATCATGGACCAGTGTGAGCAGGATCGTAAGCTCTCACCACGCAACTGGAATGCATACAGGACGTACCTGGTTATGCTCTTTGAACAGTTGGTAGAATATGAGCTAGTGGATGATAATCCTGTCATACAGCTTAAAAAACGCCAGGAAGATGATGTGATCAGAAAAGTGCTCACTTTAGAGCAGCGTAATCTGCTAATTAACCACCTTACTGAGACAGATCCTGTGTTTTTACGCTTTATCAAGATATTCTTTCATTCCGGTGCCAGACGTACTGAACTCTTTAGTCTGCGTATAGAAAACATATACCTGGAAAAAGGATCCTACCAGGTTTTCGTCAAAAAAGGACGAAAGAAACGCTGGGTTACCAAAGTCATAAAAGACATTGCCCTTCCTTTATGGAGGGAGCAGATCAGTGATCACTTGACCGGATATATATTTTCTACAGGATTGTTACCAGGTCCAAATCAGATTAGACCTGAACAGGCAACACGCAGGTGGAAAAGACATGTTAAAGATAAATTGAACATAAAAGCAGATTTGTATTCCTTAAAACATCTGAACACAGATGAAGTGTCTGCAGAGCTGTCTTTGGCAGAAGCAGCACGGCTTAATAGTCACTCTATACAGATGGCTAGAAAACATTATGCTATAAATGAGTCAACAAGGGAACTGGAACGGTTAAAAAAGATCTCAAACCACTTTTAAGAAGTCTTTTCTTCTATAAAGCTTTTCAGCAGGTCTGTGAATCTTCCTGTAGCTTCTGACATAGACTGCATGTCAGGTAGTAATGTCAATGAAACGTTATCTATAAAATTACCGTCTTCATCAACTTTATGACCATTACGGATCATTTCGTAGATATTGCACTCTTTTTTAATAATGCTTTCTATATGCACTATTACCACTTCCTTTTTTATAGGAAGGTCTTTCCAGTTTTCATCTATCTCTTTACCTTTTTCTCCAGTGCGCAACCAGGCTTCAGAAGCCCAGGCTACTGCAAAAACGGTAAACTTTTCTTTTACCTTTTTTGAAATCTGTGGGAGCATTGTTGTAACAAAAGATTCTTTTCCTTCTTCTGTAAGCAAGCTGTCCGGAATAGGTACATGAATAATAGCCTGGGTTTTTTCTTCATCTTTGTTTGTTGCAAAGATGGTAAAATGGGGAGGCAGTCCTCCTGCATCACTGGTGCCCTGAACAATCATCTCAAGATAATCAGCTTTAAGCTGTTCAAACTTTTCCATTGTAATGTCCATATAAGGGTTTTAAAAGATATACCGGATACCAGCCGGATCAAAGAATTCTGCATACAGTTTGGTAAAGTCCTGTATCATTTGACGTTTAAGCTGCCATTGGTAACGGATATTATCTGGTGCATACTGGCTGTCTTTCATTTCCTGTATGTCTGGTCTCCAGATTAATGATCTCACCTCATCTGAGTTACGAGCATGTTGATGTACATTATGTGTGAGGAATATACACTCACACTTGACATTTATACCAGCTTCCCAGATTTCCTTAAAAAGTTTGTGATACTCAACTAACCACCCGTCATGATAAATGATAGGAGAGAAGTTGATGTGCACTTCCATGTGATTCTGTAGCCTAGTAATACTAGCTATACGATCTGAGATTTTATCTGTACCTGGTTCTAATACATCAGAATATATCTGAGGCATCAGGCTTACCCTGACTCTGTGTTTGACCGGGTCCATATTGTACCAATAAGGTAACAACATTGTAGGATACTTGGTAGCAAACGTGCTTTTAGCCTTGGGCTCTACATTGAAATAGTCAAAGACTATTTGCCAATCATAATGCTTACGCATAAGAGCTACGTCAGTGCTGCATCCAATATCAATAGTGTAATATTCAGAATCTACTTGATTAGGAATCTTCGGCCAGGGTTGTTTTTGTACCCATTGATCTACAGATGCTATAATGGGTAAGAAGTTTTCATTGACATACACTTTGTCATGATTATATCTACCTACATAGCAGTAGGAGGACATACATCCTCCTAAACAGCCATATATAAAGTTTGGACTGATAGCATCAGAGCTACGTCCATTGTCTCTTGTAATAAGAGTTTTAGTTTTTTGCTTGATGATCTGCATTAGTTTTTTGTTTTACAAGTGGGACAGATCGGTAGACTCTTTTTCTTTTTATAAAAAGTCTGTGTAAATAGCTTTCTACAGTTTTTGCATTTTATCCATTTCATAGGTCATTTTGTTTCTTCTTTTTCTGTCCTGTGAATATGTGTTGTTCTGATATTTGTCTGACTGATTACAGGTCTGTCAGACGTAATAATACGATAGGCTAAAGCAGCACCAGTAACTGTAAAAAAGATCATTAGGCCACCGCCTGTTAGAGAAAGAAATGTATCCATGGTTTATGGTTTAATTGTTAAAGAAAGAAAAACCTCCAGTGTAGAAACACCGGAGGAAAATTTATAATAAACAATAAAAAACTAAGTGGAGGTAGCCGGATTTGAACCGGCGTCCAAACGAGAAGTCAATAAACAAAGAGATGTTACATGCTTAGTACTGATATCTACTCCGGGATCCCGTATGTAAATAATCTGCACCGTAGTTTTGATCTGTTCATTATGTATATCCCGGCAACATGTGTTACGTTAGTTCAAAAGAACTCGTACAACTCATGGGAGGAGCGGCATCATCTCCATTCTGTCTTAAAAACAATATGAACTAATCAGTAGGGCTGACCATGTTATGGTCCGATCCACCACCTGGTTTTAGCTATCAAGTGTGAAACCAGGAAAGTCCACTTTTATACAAGAGGGCACAGGAAGCATACAGTCAGAACTTTGAGAGTTCAATACTCTTAACGGTTCGTTTGGCCCAGTGTTTATTACCCTTTTCCCCAACCGCCTATCGTCTGTTTAGGTTCCTGACAATGTATAATAGGAGGGCTGGATGTACGTTCATGACTTTGGGAGCGTAACTCTTAATATCAATGGGCTAGTGTTTATCCTCCTGTTTTTTTGGACCTCATCTATCCAATGTTCCAGAGATGCCGTTTTGCCATTTTCTGTTGCCAGGGATAGCTCCCCCGTAGGTTAGGCTGCTACTGCAACCTCACCGAAGATAGAAGCTAAAATAGCTTCACCTTCTGCTACACGAGAAGACTGTGTCTTGCCGTTTAAAAGTTAGCTCCGTGATTAAAGTGGTTTGAGAACCTTCCCACTGCATGTTTGCTTACCACTCACAAGTCTGTCAAAACCTGTTACCCCCATATTGCTAGTTTAAATCTAATGCTTTAGTCCACTTCTTACAAGAAGCTACAGGATCTTTAACATAGTCTGTTAATTCAGCCATTGCAGCCAACGGATCTGTAAATGCAATGGATTTACATCCAACACGTACTACGCAGCCTGAAGTAAAAAACTGAATAGTCACTTCATACTGCTGTCTTAATTGATCAGCTGTAGGAATGTACTGATCTGAATAATCATTTTGTGGTTCTGGAACATGTGATAAATCCGGTCTCATTGTTTGTTTTTTTTGTGTTATAAATCCTATCTAAAGTTTAACTTATCCTTTAATGTCTACGTGAATTGTTTTACCTGATAAAACATCCTCTATCAGGTCCTCAATCATCTGACGTTGCTCTGCGTTCAACAGAGATACTCTATCCACTATTGCCGGTGTGGCAAATGGATCTGACTTGATCTCTACTGATATTCCTTTTCTTACATCGTCATCAAAATGAGGAAAAGTTAGTATGTCAGTGATGATCCAGTTTAGCCTGCGGGAATAGTCCTTAAAAATATAAGCACCACGAGTATTTGGTGTGGATCTTATAAAATCTTGCATAAATTCATTTGCCATCTTTACATGTTGTATGGCTTGTACAATATTACTGACCATGAGCTTCAGATTTTACAAGGTCAAGAGCTATTTGGTGTCCAGCTAATGCATCTTCATGAGATGTATAACGTTTCTGGTACTGATCATGCTCACCACCAAATATCATAGTCTCCCATAATATAGGAGTATCAGATCCTAATGGTGCATGATTAAACCCAAGAAATACAGTAGAGACACGAATATCATCGTTTATACGATCTTGCTGAGTGATCTTCATTTCAGCATCTTCATAAAGCTTAAGTGATTCTTGAAGGGACACCTCGTAAGGTTTTTTGTCCTTGTCTAAAAGATAAAAGTGAGCCATAGTGTTGTGGTTTTGAGATAAATAAGAGTAACCAGGGCTGGATTCAAACCAGCGTTCATACTCCATAAGAGGTGCCTATTCTCTTGGCTACCTGGTTATAAGTTTAGTTATTTGTATTTTCCCACCCATTGTACTCCTTGGGCGGTGGTGATTGTTTTGGGTGATGAGTATGGTACATCATTAGGATAAAATATCTGAGAAGGTGTTAATACATCTTCTTTCTCAAACACTGTTGGGTATTGGTGGATAGATTCATACTTTGTCAAAAGTTGACCTATCATCCATACTTCATTTGGATGTTTCTTGTCATGGATTCTACACCAATTAGCAAACTCAAGCATATCCTCCTCTGTGTACTTATACTTCTCACGAGCTTTGTTGTAACCATTCATAAATGCTAATCTTCTAACAAGGCATTGTTCTTCTGCCCATTCACACATTGGATAATTCATTTCAGCCAACTCATCAACACCATCTTCCTGATGTCGGGAATATGGTGGTAGTAAGTCTACACCTTCAAGGAGGGGTGAGCCGTTGAGTGGGAGGTGGGCAATGATAAGTTTACATACTGATAGATCTGTTAAATAGTCTGGAAACATATTAAGAATACGACCATCTTCTAAGTGCCATCTATCTTTAAAAGGTCTAACATCTCTAATTTTTGAATCATCTACTACCAATAGGTAGTTGTCGGTTTTAATTAGTTTGTGCGTCATAATTCTTGGTTTAGAGGTTCTATCCAGCCCAGTCTGAGCTTGTCTACTGGTGTAAGAGCTGAAGTGTAGTTCATGTAGTTATCCCATTCTTCAGCACAGTGATAAACCACCCGCACTGCTGTAGGGGTGTGATCTAGGATCTCTTTTACTATACCGTTTTCATACTTAGACTCGTCACATCCTATAAAAGGAACGTAATGTACTTTGTCTCCTGCTTTAAGATGTGTCATGTGGTTTTAGGTTTAGATTGTTCTTGATACCAGTTAAGGAATTCCCATATCATTTTTACTACCAATTCTTTTTTTGCACTCATTAATGCATAAAGTAGATTGGTATTATGATCCGTTAATGGTCTTGTTTTAGACATGAAGACTATGGGTTTAATCTTCTCAACCACTGTCATTATCCAGTTCCAGTCTGTGTGAAACAGCATAGACGCTGGTTCAAGAGTCTTACGTATATGCTCTCCAAGCTTTACAGCTTCAGTAGGATGCTCGTAGAAATCAAAGTCTGGGTCATCAGGTGTGAGATTGACATACCCTAAGAACTCAGCACACATCTTGTTGTACTCTTTTATATCAAACTGTTTCATGGTTGTTTGTTTTAGGTTTTATGTCAAAGAACTAAAAAAAGTGACACTCTAGGTTATCCAGCTTACAAGTGTCGTGGCTGTCCTCTCAGGATGTACGTTGCCATACAGAGCCTCTTTTCTGTCATACAGAGAGAGTGAGGAATAGATCGTTGAGAAGTGTTTCCCAGATGATCAACCTGCCGTTATTAAGTAACGGTACTTACCCCTATGGTTATCACACCATTTCTCATCATGTGGGGCACACCATCCGCTGATAAGACGGAACGTGAAGTCAGGACAGGGTACGATCCTGTAAGAAGGACTTATTTTCTTTTGCCTCTAACCCATTGGGTATAGCGTTTAACCGATTCCGCCACCTGACTATAGGGCCCGATATCCGCGTTTTCATCTCACTCGGGCCATGATGAGCTTCCGACGAGTTGCAGCTGAGACAGGATTTGCACCTGTACAAGAACCGTTGTTAACCGTCCATGTTCCTACCCCACGGTGAAGAGATGCGTCTACATTCCGCCACTCAGCTGTTTGAGGATGAGAAGTCCTCTGTGTTGTGCAAGATGTGTTGCCTTTAAAACACACCCCGACTGTTTCATTCCCTTCTCAGTGGGAACAACACGTAAATGGTTGCAGAGATGGGATTTCAACCCATGACCTCCCGGGTATCACCCTGGCGCTCTATTCTCGGAGTAAGGATACCGCGTTATCAGTCCCGGTCCTATTCCTTTCTGAGCTACTCTGCATATTCCATGTTTAACTGGCACACGGTAACCAAGCCTCATCAGAAAGACCTGTGTTGTTCATGGGAGCATGAGCCCCCACCCAGGTATTACGCACTGCTACTTTGCTGAATAAAATAGAGGGTTTCCCACTTAGCCCTGGTGCAATACCAGGGTTTTTCATACTGTTTACCCTCTTAGATCTTTATATGGTGAAGCTTATTTTTTCCTTACAAGCTTCTATTGTTACTATAGAACTTACGCTGGCATTTTTTGATTCATACCAGGACACAAATTGTAATAAAATTTGTAAATCCATTACTTCAGCATAGTCCATAAACATATTTACACCTTTAATATGGTAACCATTACCATCATTAATCATTTGACAAACAACTTCTCCACGGATAGATTTAGACCAGGAATTTCCTGTCCTGATCAACTTGTATACATCATCAGCATCTTCATTTTCACTGATGTCAATGTTGTAATCATGAGAGTTATCAACAAATACTCTGTACTTTTTTTCTTTTTTCATATTAGATTTTTATAAAGATTTTACAATCTATCCCAGGGACTACGTTCAGGATCATTATGCAGTTCTAATGAGTATCAACCGTTCGTTTGACGGAGCTCAATCATCATGACGTACTACTTAGTTTTAACTGGTCGGGGTGCAAGACAGAAACTTACTTATAGGCTCCTGAGATCAGATTGATGGTTTGTACCAAGAGCCCAGCAGTCCAATCCAATACCAGCAGCTTTGCAGACTCTGATACGTGAAAAAACCTACTGGGCCTTGGCACTTGATTATTTCAAAAGAGTGGTTACCCAACTCTCGTTTTTGCCTCTGCGGGTCCTTTTTATAAGACCCAGGTTAATTAAACTGTCTAACGTTCTTCGTACACTGGACTGGTCCAAGCCACATTCATCAGACATTTTACTGACGCTCACTGTAGTTTCACCTGTTTCGTTATGAGCATAACTGGCAAGTAAAAGATACAATCCCTTCTCACGGAGCGGAATGTCAGGGTTCCGCACCACGTTATTACTTACCTGGGTGAACCCATTTTGTAGAAGTGATTTCATGCGGAAAACAAATATAGAGAACATTTGTAGAACTTGAAAGAGTAAAAGGGGAATTTTTTTAGAATTCCCCTTAATTTACTATTCACCATCCGTATTAAATAGATTGTTCAACATGTTATCTATGTCAAAATCACCCCCTCCGCCTCCGCTTGAGACATTTTTGCCATAATAAAAGTTCTTAGACTTGATCATGTTATAATAAGTATCCCATGAATACTGGGAACTTTTTACTAGATCAATTCTTTTAAACAACATACCAGGCGTAATAGCGTGATTGTGGTTGTCAGTATCACTTTTTTTGCCATCATCACTGTCATCCTCATCATCAGATGAAGCTAACTTGTGCTCTATAAAAAGATCAGCAACACTCATTAAGAAATTAAGCTTGGATTTTATTGCTTTAGGAACATCAGGCCTGTTAAGAGCTATGTATTTACCTATAACATCACTGGTAAGATCCTGAAGTTTCATGAATGTCAGCAATGTAAATTCATATTCTAAAGGATTTGTAATAAGACTCAGGGTTCTTGAAAGATCTCCGGTCACTGTTTTAAACTCACTTGGACAGTCTTCACGGTCCTCATAAAGTTCCATACCTTGCAAAGCATTTGCTATGGTTGAAAAAATAATCTTTTCCCTGCAACGGTAGAGCTGGTTTTGAGAAAGATTCATGGCTTCATTAAGACTGTCAGCTTGATGATTGATACTAGCGGATTTTAAAAACATAATCGTGGTTTTAGAGAGTGTAAAGATTTGAGAAAAATTCTGCAGCGGACTGTGTAGAAGATGCTGCGATGTGAAGAGATGAGATTTCATCTTTGATTTGTGTCATAAACTCTTTATGATCGTAGTCATTGTAATTACTTCTTACAAAATGAATGAATCCATTAACCAGGTTTTTATACTGGTGACGGTCATATTTTGGAAATAGTGATACAAGATCACTTACCATATCAAGCATTTCAACAGCCTGGTCTTCATTTTTGATTTTGAAGCTGCCGTCTTTAATGACACGTAAAGAGCCAAAGACATCAAAGGAATTGTGCAGAATACCTGCTATAGAGCAGAATTCCAGATCATAAACATTGTGATAGGACATCAAGCGTTTATAATCAGGCCTGATATAGGACCAGGATTGCACATAGTCTGTCAGTTTCCAGGGCTTTGAGCTGTTGTTCAGCATAGCTAAACATTCTATCAACTCTTCTTCTGAACTGATGCTTATTTCTACATATGGAACATCCATGTTATTACGCAAGCATGCATAATATAAATGAGTGCCATCAAGGATGTATGTACCTATAAGTTCAGGAAGATTTAATTTAGAAACGACAACAGGACGGATGATACCAAACTTCTTGATAGAATTTGACATCTTAGAGACATGCCCAGGTGAAGGATCACGATTTATACCTTTAAGAAGTTTGAAGCCAGTCTCTGAATCCTTGGGAAGGAGTTTGACATTAAAAACATTTTTCAGGGCTTGTTTTAAACCTGAATTCTTGCTTTTTATAAAGCTTTGATTTTCTTTCATTTTCAATGAATTAGTGTTTATTCAAGAAAGAAATCATAAAAGGAGGCACAGATAGACATCTCACCTCCGGACTTCATGGAAATACTTAATTTTTTATTATAATGATGGGCACTATGTATGTCAGATCTATAAGAACAGATATTAAGAACATCTTTATCTTTTCAGACTTGGTACCCACCCAGTTTGTAACAACAACAAGTGTCAGCATAGAAATCTTTTTAATGGTTAGAAAATAATGATTAGAACCCCTACGTCTTACGATTTCGGGGTTTCTAACCACAGATTATTTTAGCTTGCTAAATACCTGATTAACAAGCTGCACAGGTCCAGGTGCATTATTACCTATAATGGCATGATACCCATAGTTATCATGTTCTTCCATTACAGATTCACACATAGGACTGCCATAGCCATAATTCATTTCGTACTTCTGTGACAACCATGTGAGAAAAAACGTATGACGATAAGCACCCGTTGTAAATACAGGTGCAAATGTTGTCCAGTTAAATCTTTCCTGGGCACTTTTTATCCGAACCTGGGTGACGTCATGTTTAAACCCGTCATTATTACGAAATGCTGAAGTACTAAATGTACATAGCCATATCTCGGTACAGATACCGGCAGTCTCTAATGCATAAATAGTTGGAATGGCAGACTGAGCTATTTTCATGAGCATCTCGTCATCACATCCTGCACTTACACACATATTGATGGCCAGCTTAACTGTTGGCTTAGAGGCGTTTTTACTGGTGATAAAATAAGTATCATCACCACCCACTGCTCTGGATACAGATATACGAGAACCAAGCTCTTTATACTTGATTTTCTTCTTGTATGTCAGGGCCTGGGTAATAAGCTTTTTATAGCTTTTGTCAGCCATAGTAGTCTTAATACTTTCAGAACACAGCGTTCTTCCCTTACTGGGATCATTACGTGTACGAAGAAACGTGTCTTTAGAACATTCATTACCATAACGCCAGCTACTGGATGATTCATTCAATATACTATTGTAATCAGAATCGTTTGATGAATAAGCTGTTTCAGGAAACTCAGTAGTTGATACGCTCATGAACTCCTTAAGAGAGTCAAGCGTAACATAGAACGTGTCTTTAATGATTTTTGTCTTCACGTTAGTTTTTTTAATGGTTAGAAAAAAAAGAAGGGAGTGTATTGCTACAACTCCCCACTTTGTGTTTACACGCCCACCGTGGAAATCAATTTATCACGTAGGGTTTCGTCCCAATGTTGTGATGTCATTTCTAACACCTCACGCTTGGTAAAACCATTGCTTAACAGCATGCTTGCATCATAAATACTCCTGGTGGAAAACTTTTCTGTTTCCACATGATTCTTCATCCAGTTACGGATTTTCATAAACCAGTTGTAATGATGCTGAGCTATGTTATTTTCTACGTTTTGATCATAATCAATCTCCAACCTGCAGAGTTTAAAACGGTCAAGAAATGCCATGTCCTGCATTTCTCTACCCTGATACTCTAATGATCCTGAACCCCAGGTGTTACCTGCAAGAATGCAATAAAACTCAGGATGTTTAACCGCTACAGGTTTATGTGTGCGGTTAGGTACAGCTATTTGACCAGAACGGTCAAAAGCTGCGTTTAAGACCACTGCTATACTTGGGCTCATTGCGTCATATTCATCTATGAGAAAGACGCCCCCATTCTCATAAAATCTGAGAAAGGAAGATTCCACATAGTTGTTAATATTAGCAAAGCCCGTAAGCTCTGATTTACTAGCTTCTTGATTACAGGAGAAACTCCCATATTCAAGATTCATGGCATCAGCTGCCTGCTTGGCAAGTGTACTCTTGCCTGAACCGGTGGGTCCTACCACCATGGCCTGACCAAACAATTGCAGAAAGCTTAAAAGCTTTGGCAGTTTGGCATGGCATGTTGGATCACTAACAGTGGCCTTGAGTTCTTTGTTTAAGAAGATCTCGGTGCGTTTGCTCTCCATAAAAGAGCTAATGATACCATCACGCTGAATGGTCAGGTCAGCTGTGAGCTTATCACAGACCATTTCAGACACTCCGTGCCTGATTTGAACTATTTCCTTTCCAAGGTAGTTCACAACCTCTTTTTGCAGCATTTCTGCCAGTTTATCGTGTCTTAGTTTGTAAGCCACGAGCTCGTTCACTCTTTCAGTGATTAAAGTTTCTGGAATGCTGATTGAAAACTGTTTCTGTTCCATTTTGTTCGGTGGGGTTTTTATAATGATTGAAATGTTTACAGAAGAAAAAAGGGGAAGATCCCGTTCCCGTAGTACTGAAGGATCTTCCGCCTCGGTTAAGTGTTAGGAGACTCCTTGCCTATGGCAGGGTCTCAGATGTGGGTTACTACGTGAGCACTTCGTTGAGAATACTATGTTCCCAATCTTATTGCCACCCCGTAGGAAGCCGGTAGTCATTCTAACCAGCTATCGTGTCACTCCAGGGCTTGATCCTGGTATGCTTGCCAACGTGACTAAAAACAAGATTTATGAGAGCTTATAAATGAGCTCCTATTAATACTGTATTATATATACTATATATAGTATTATTTACAGCTCAAAAATGAGCTCTCATAAATCAGAAACTAAATGTCCAAATACTCCACCCCGTCAATCACTTTTACGGGTGGTGCACACATGATCATGTCATGGTTATTTCCCTTTCCAAGCTGCAGATGCAGCTGGTTAGAACGTATTCCACGTTCTGCTTTCTTTTTGGCATCCACTTGAATAGAATAAACTCGGATGCCGTTAACTGATTTCTGTGTTGAGAAGACAATCTTCATGAGAGAATGTATTAGCGTGGTTAAAAAACAATGTTAGATCTGATAGCCAAATATTAGCCATGCTAAGCATGCACCTGTACCAATGACACAGATGTAGTTCATGATTAACTGAGCCCTGCGTTGGTCCCTACGTTCTTTAGAATAAGCAGACCAAGAGTAAGTATCCAGTAACATGGCAATTGATGCCACTAAGAACCCTAACATAAGAACTACTAAGAAGTCCTTGTCTAAGTGCTTAGAAGGACTAAACATGATGTACAGTCCATAGCACAGGATAACAGATGCTAATACTAGCATGATTTGGGAGATTTTAGCCGTCATGACCAATCAATTTTGCGGTTAATAAAACTTGTTTGCTTTTCTGACTACGTCATTCCATGACGCTTTACCCCTGCACCCGTATCCGGATGTTTTGCAGGAGCTGAATAATACAGAGGCAATAAAAACTAAGAGCAGAATTTTCTTCACGGTGTGTAAAGTTTAATTGATGACAAAGAAAAAGGGCTATTTCAAGCCCTGTTCTTTCTTAACACGATGCCACTGATAGAAGAGATCATCCATCTCTTCTTCCAGCTGTTGCCACCTAGTCTTAGACTTTCCTGGTGGAACTTCATTCCAAACGTCATCACTATAAAACCTGTAGGCTTTATTAATAACTTGAATGACTTCAGCACATTCTTCTGCCAGGGCTAGTGCTGGAATACCCTCATCTTTATGTAAACCCATAATCTTTAGTCAAAGTCAAACTCCTCAAACGGATCTTTACCAGACAGTATACACTCCTTAAGAGCCAAAAGGTTCTCAAGAAATGTTTCTTCATCAGGAGAAGAACAGAGATATGCATCTGTATCCTTACCCTTAACTACCCATTCAACAAGCTCGTGTTTGTCATTAACAACAAGAAGACAGTCAGATGACACAGCCAGATAGAATGGATAGATGTCATTAACCATTTGGATAACTGGTTTAGTAGTAGTCTTTACCATATGTAAATGTGATTTAGTGACAAAATAATTCCCCTCTGCGTTCAGTTGTACTTTATGGTCACCCCATCAAGTGGGAGTGTGCACACCCGTAGTGTACATTACAACTGCCTGTCCTTGGGAAACAGGTTATGACGCATTAGAATAAAAACATATCTACCCAAGCCCCTGCGGCCCTTGCCGTTGTTCAAGCTGTCCTTATTATGACAGTAGGTTAGTACACACCGTTTGCAACCGATATGCATTACTTGGGAGATATGTCTTATGAACTAAATATTTTGGACCATTCTTCTCTCTCAGCTTTTGTCATAGTCTCTATTTTACAGAAGAACTGATCACAGTCTACATCACCTTGCCATCCTACATTCCAATGAGAAGAGAACTGCATATAGTCTACACCATCTAAGCGTATAGTGATCCAACTAGTAGAACCATTCTCGTTATGACTAATCTTATCTCTGTTAGACTCTACTAGGTGAGTATAAAACTCTTCTGATGAAACTTCTATCAAATCTTGATTGAAATGATAGTACTTAGCATATAGTTCAGACTTTCTCATGGTTATAGCTATTTAATCCGCTTGCCAGATGTAATTAGAGCAAGAGGATAATGTTATTAAATATGGTCTTGTGGTTGTCTAGCACTCACACATTCACACACAACTGCATAGTAATCAATTACTTATATCAGTTATATGAATGCGTTTATGATTAAGGTTGCAGGTACAGCACTGATTAGAGTAACAAACAGCCTAACTGAAATAGTTAAGCTGTTTGTACACGCTACAAAAGGGAGAGATTATCTCTCCTTTCCCAATTGCAGTGTGGAATTACACAACCATAAGGTTCCTTCTAAGGATTCACCGGTCTTGGTCTTGAGGTCAGGACCACCTACAGTGATAAAGCCAGGCTTTTCATCACTATAGCCTGTGGCCACAAACACAGTGCCGACAGGAGTTCCTACAAACTCACGGCCCTTGCCTTTTACAAACTGCAGACTGTCAATACCAATGAACTTCTTGAATTGAGAATAAGGCATCATTCCTTTCATAAAAAAGATTTATAGATTTATTAATGGGGGTACAAGCACCCTATTAGTAAGGAGGGGAGTTGATGATTAGTACTCCCTCTCATCCTCCAATACACTATGGGGGTAGTTTGTATTTAGATTTATGCCGGGGGTATTTTTATGTAGAGATTAGCCGGGGGCTTTGGAGATATATCCGTATATTATATTGTAGACTAAACTACTACGTCCCCTTATGAAAGAACCAAACAGAGTAAGAAAGACAGAAATTAAGTATACCCTCACACTTAATGAGGAGCAAAAAGAGGCTAAGAGGCTTATATTAGAAAATCAGATAGTAGTCATCACGGGACGGGCAGGCTGTGGAAAATCCTTAGTCTCTGCACAAACTGCCCTGGACTTTCTCTTTAAAAAGCAGATAGATCAGATCTTTGTCACCCGTGCCACTATAGAGGTGGGGAACTCCTTGGGCTTTTTGCCCGGGGGTATCAATGACAAGTTCAATCCGTATTTAGAGGCATTTATGGAGAACCTGGCCAAATGCTATGATAAGAACAAGATAGACCAGCTTATTCAGGACGAGCGTGTCCTGGCCTATCCGGTGCAGTTCATTCGGGGTAAAACGATAGATGACATTCTCATTGTAGAAGAGGCCCAGAATCTAAGCAAAGCACAGATGCTGGCTATTCTCACCAGGCTTGGAAAGAACGGTAAGATCATCATAAACGGGGACAACGAGCAAACAGATATACATGATTCTTATAACGGGCTCACCTATGCCATAGACCTGTCTAAGAAAATAGAGGGTGTAGAATGGATCAAACTAAAAGAGAACCACCGCTCAGACCTGGTGGGCAAGATATTAACATATGAGTATGGATCTTAAAGAGTAGCTTTGCTATAATAGGCAACTGACTATTTACTCACTCACATAATTATTTATTTCTGGTTACTTACACACCGGGAAAAAATATACATACGGCTTTTGTCAGGTTCAAATTGCTTAAGAGGTTTTCTTTGCTAACTCTTAAAAACCTTGTAGAACTATGGTGAGTGCATATATTATGAACCTTGGCGTCCAACTTTGGGGTAAGAAATGGAGATCAGTTATTTTATGGAGCCTGCGTGACGGACCCCTGAGATTCTCTGAGATAAAGCTTGAACTACCCGGATGCTCAGTAAAAGTGCTTTCTGAAGCACTCAGTGAGCTGGAAGGAAATCAGCTAATCATCAGGACACAGTATAACACTATACCGGTCAGGGTGACCTATCATTTGCATGAAGACACTATGCCAATTATCGTTGCTCATCGTACCTACAGGAAATTCCTGGCCACCTTTTTACTTGCCCGTACAGAGCAATATAAACTTTCCGAAGAGGTAACTAGAGAACTAAAAGAAATGTTAGTTTCCCCTAAGTAACATACTACCCTAAAAATTATAATAACAATGCCGCTCACACTAAATGAGCGGCTTTTTTGTTTTATGCTATCCACAATACGTGGATAATATGTAGAGGTTGACTACAATATATAGATTAAATTTGTAGAGTTTAAACTTATTTAGTATATTATAGTGTAGAACAACATCATTATCCCTATGGCAAAAGTACATGCTAGTTCCCATTACAGAGAGACCACCAACCGCTTCGGTGAAAAAATCATGATACCTGTTGTCAACGTAACAGACGGTATGGCTGAGCGTGCCCTGGGTATGCAGATGATCAAGGCTACCAACCGCAGCAAGTATATCACCTACAATGAATATCACGTCTCTGCTAAAAAGAAAACCAACATATGATGACTACACATAGCTGCAAACTTCATTGCCATACAATGGATCCGGATAAACTGGAACTGATGGGATTGGAAGACCAGGGTAAGTGGATGCCCTTTACATTTCATATGGATATTGTCATAGCCTGTAAATTAACCAGTGATGAGGAAGATATGAATATAGTCAACTGCACCACCATATTTACAGATGGCGGAGACGCTTATATTATAGACACTCCGTACAAAGAGTTTCATCAAATGTTTAAAGATTATCACAACCCGGTTGCTGCTTCAACAGAAGAAGCTGACTTGTAAAACCAAATAATATGCCAGAAACAACACAAGAAGAAAAAAACATTCCAACCAAAGAAGAAATCATTTCTTTTTTGAAAGAGCAAATTGAGGTCAAAGAACTTCAGTTTAGACTTCAGGAGCTAAATGCCAACCTGGCTTCAGCCCGTGCAGAGGAACTAAAAGCTTTGTCTTTTATTTCTCAAATGACCACCCAGCAACCCACCGGTAAAGAATACGAAGGTGGTCAACCTCACACCATCACCGAAGAAGATCTTGCAAACAACCCTGAATTGGTTGAACAAGGTTTAAAAGTGGGAGATGATGTAATTATTCCAGCTGCAGAACAACCAAAGCGTTCCCTCAAGAAAGGTAAATAAATCATGACTACGCTCTACAAGCTTAAAGATTACACGCACACTTTCAAGTTTGAAAAGGATCATCCAAAGGAGCTTCGGTGGGATGACAAATACAAAATGTACATGCTTACCCAGCATGATCGGTGCCAGGGTATTTGGTTAAAAGATAAGGAGCAGCTTGTAGCTGAGTTGATAGTGAGCTGGGAAAGTGATAGTGTATTGCACGGTGACAGCATAACGGTGCTCTCTGAATACAGGAGAAACGGATTAGCCACCAAGCTTGTAGACGAAATGATTGTATGGGCAGGTAATATGGGATTTGAATGGTTTACAGGAGAGGCAAGAAAAGGTAGTTCCTGGAACGTATTTGAAAACATGGGTGCTGAGCCTCTTTTTACACATAAGAACTGGCAAAAAACAAAAGAAGATTATATGTTTTTTAAAATGAAGATTTAATGGCTTTAGTAAACCAAGTTGATAAAAGAGTGAAGATGTCACAGTGGGAAATTGTAAAATTTCAGTTGTTAACCCACTGCTATTTGTATAAAATAACGGTGAGTGAAAATGACCTGGACTGCCTCACTCTTCTTGCCATTGAAGGGGAAGCTGAACTTACTAGTTTCTGTTCTAAAGCCTTTGACCTGAACATTTTTTCTTCCATTCAGACAGTGAGAAACTGCCTGACTAAAGTGGCCAAAAAAAATCTTATTAAAAAAGAAGGTAAAAACAAGAAAAAGATATACCTCAATCCGGAACTCAAGGTGCATTCACAGGGAAATATACTGCTGGATTTTAAATTTCTGAGTATTGAAACCCCTAAAGGCTAAAGAGCTCATACCGGTAGTTTGTGATAAAACGGATATTCCTGCCGATGCAGTGAAAGCCATTGTTGATTTTTACTGGCAGGAAGTGAGAAACAGTATATCAAGTTTAAAACACCAGCGCATTCATTTGACCAACCTGGGTGATTTTACGATTAAACATTGGAAACTAGATGAGCGGATAAAACATATAGAACTCTTTGATGAAAAAAATAAACAAAAAGGATTACAGCTTATAAATGCGCGGTTCAAAACAGCAGAGACCTTATATGATCTAAGGGCTGTTAAAAAGCAAATAGCTGAAGAGCAGCAAAGAGCCGACTTTATCAAGCATTATAAAAAAACGCTGAATGAAACTAAACAGCATCATACAGATCTGGAAGCACAAGGGTCAGATCATGGAGGGGATAACGAATAACATCTTTAAAAGAGAAGATGTGGAACGTGTTGCGGATGCCCGCATGGAAATCTGTACAAACTGTCCTATATATGACGCAAGTGGAGTGGGATGTATGGTGCTTGGAACACACCCCTGCTGTAACCAGGACAAAGGAGGATGTGGATGCTCTCTAACTTTTAAAACACGATCTCTGTCTTCATCATGCCCTATGGGCCGCTGGGAAGCAGAGATGACTCAGGAAGAAGAAGATAAATTAAACGAAAAGCTCGGTATTTAATCCATGCCTAAGAAAATCAGGAGTGTACAGGACAACGTTTGTTTGTCCATCGTGCACTCCGTAACTAAACAAAAAACTGTATACCAAAAACTGAGCGGGGGAGAGTCCTTCCCTGAGCAGAAGGAGGTGCTCATTAAACAACTACATGTAAACAAGTGGTTCAAAAAAGACGGAATCACTAGTGTTGAAGAGTATGTCACCGCAAAAAACACCATAGCAAAGAACAGGTCTATTGTCTTTGACAAATATTCCGGAAGGTTCTATGCTACCTACCATTCAGCCAGTGATGTTATGAATAGCATCACGGGTCCAAATGTTAACCAAATCGGATTCAGACATGATACTCAGATTCACACCACACGACCACAAGTATACAAGCATAAAGGAGGAAGATAAACAAGACTGGATCAGTGCCACCACTTTTATCGGAAACTTTAAGCAGCCCTTTGAAGCAGACAAGATAGCAGAAAAATGCTCCCGCACCAAGAAAAGCAAATGGTACGGACTTACACCGGAAGAAATAAAAACCGCCTGGAAATCTGAAGCCAAGCGTGCCACTGACCTGGGCACCTGGTACCACAACCAAAGGGAATCCGATCTGTGTTCCCTACAAACCATAGAACGTAGCGGAGTTACTGTTCCCATCTTTAAGCCCCAGGAAATAGAAGGTGTAAAATATTCTCCCAACCAACGACTTGTTAACGGGGTCTACCCGGAACACATGGTGTATTTGAGATCGGCAGGTATATGTGGCCAGTCAGATCTTGTTGAAGTGATTGACGGAGAGGTACACATCACAGATTACAAAACCAACAAGGAAATAAAGTCATCGGGCTTTACCAACTGGGAAGGTGTTACTACCAAGATGTACAATCCTGTGAGCCATTTAGATGATTGCAACCTCAGTCATTATTCATTGCAGCTGAGCCTGTACATGTTTATGATTTTAAAGCATAATCCCAAACTAAAGCCAGGTACACTTACCATTCACCACATCACTTTTGAGGAACTGGGAAAGGATACGTTTGGCAATCCCATCAGTGCACGGGACAGTAACGGAGATCCTATTGTAACGGACATCATTCCCTACGATCTGCCTTATCTGAAATCTGAAATAATATCATTGTTGCACTGGCTGGAAGACAACCGTCATAAAATAAAAGCAAAGAGTTGAGGGTAGTGTTTGACCATATTAATGGCTTTGGAAAAGTAAGTGACCAGGATTTTATCTACTCTCAACCTCATGGTGTGCTTGAGCCTGGAGAAACTCCGGAAGAAGCTTTGGAGCAGGGGTGGATACCCTGGGATGGAGATTGGTATAATCTGAGATCTGTACGCATAGACGTGTCTGAGTACAAACCGCACAAAACTACCCGTAGACTAGCTAAAAAAGTGACAGCTCTGCACCAGGAGTTTAAAGATAGTCCCGAACTGCGTGATTTGTATCAAAAGTATTGTGACTATCGTGGTTATAAACGTACGATTACATGGGAGCAGTTGTTTACAGGACACATGATAGGCTACTATATTGATGGAGAGATCAAGGCTTATTCTACCGTAGAGCATTTTCATAGTGTGATGGTAGCTACACAATTTGTATGGGATTACAAAGAACCAGAGCTTTCTTTAGGTAAGGTGGCACAGATGTACGAGTGTGTTCTAGCAGCTTCTTCTAGTTACACCCATGTTTACATACTTGGCGGATACGAAAAGTGCTGCATGTATAAGTCAGACTTCTATGGGTTTGAGTGGTGGACCGGAACCGAGTGGAACAAAGACAAAGAATTGTACAAAAAGCTTTGCCTCCGGGATGAAGCTGCAATAGTTACCTATGATGACAATGATTTATGAGCCAACTAACAGAGTGGAGGTTAGCACACCCAAAGGAAACGGCATTGTATGGTTGGTAACAGACTACGGACATGAAACAGATACGATTTACACAGTGATTATAGATGAGTCAGGAGAGTTTTGGCAGTTTACACACCGAGACATCAGGGCTAAAAAGAACATAACATTTCAAAGACATGGTAAGACTATTTGATATACAGAATGGTAAGGTGATACCCTCGGAGCACTGCTACACTTTGAGCACACTCAAAGCTGTCATGGATGAATATGAAGATGAGGCTCCTAAAATATATGCCTACATATTCTACATGACCTGCCCTAATCCCGATCTAAATCCCTTTTTTGATGTACCAGAATCTGAAAAAGAAGAGCTTATTCTCAGAGAAGTTGATGCTGACTTTTCAACTGATGACACTGTTATTGATGACGCTATCAAGCTGTGCCAGAAAATGTACCAGACATCAACGTACCGGGCTTATATGGGTATCAAGACGATGCTGGACCGGCTTGCTAAGTATATGGAGACAACAGAGATTGAGCACGGAAGAGATGGAAACATTACTGCTCTGGTCAACGCTGCTGCCAAGTTTGAAGCTATACGCCAATCGTTTAAGGGAACTCTAAGGGACCTTGAAGAAGAGCAACAATCACAAGTTAGAGGTGGACAAAATTTAGCATACGATCAATAAAATATTATGCAGACAACAATTAATCCCTACAAGGAATACAAACAGAGACTTAACAGCATGTTAGAAAAAGCCATCAAGATAAAAATACCTGATGCTGAGTATGACATAATAAAAGACTTTGCCGAGCAATGGAAAGTTGAAAAGATAAAAGCAGGTGTTCATTACACTATAGACCAGAACTACATGACCTCAAGAAGTCTTACAGGGCATGCCGGTCAGATTGCTTTGGAACATCATCTTAATGTGAAGTTCACAGACCTGGATCCAACGTTTGGTTATGAAAAAAATCTACCGGATCTATCACCCGTTGGCCTGCGTGTCGGTATAAAAACACACCGCTTTGATAATCCTCCGTTGCTGAACTACCTACCTGTTAGTGTTTATGAAAAAATGGATGAGCAGACACAAAAGAAACACTACTACCCACAGATCATTTTATCAAGGGATCCTAATTGCGCCAAGACCTTTTATATCCTGGGAGTTTATTCAGTGAATATTCTCTGGCACCCTGACTACACAGAAAAAGGTTTGATCTATGATGAGAACCTGGCAAACCGTGGTACTAAAATTCCTTTTATAGGACTACACAGAGGGCATGTGTTTAACAGTTTGGAAGAACTTAAAAATATCGTTGGTCCCAAATGGACCATTTAAAATATGATCAATAACCTATACACCTACAAAGCCACTGTCAACCGGATAATTGACGGGGACACAGCAGAACTGACCATTGACCTGGGATTCACCGTAAAGTGGAAATCCACTTGCAGGTTCTATGGTATAAACACACCTGAATTAAAAAGCAGAGATGTAGCCGTCAGAGATAAAGCCAAAGATGCCAGGCTATATGTAAGCACACAATTAATAACAGGACTGGAAGTGATGATTGTTTCCCGTATGCTGGATAAATATGGCAGGCCACTGGTGGATATTTACTACGGAAAAGATTTTACAAATCATATTAACCAGGAGCTTGTTGACAAGCAACTGGCTGTGACATATTTATTGTAAGGTGGTGAAACTGGCAGACACACCTCCCGGTCTCGGAGGCGGGAGTGGGGAATCCCCGCTCGTTTGGAGGTTCAAATCCTCCCCTTACAGCTGATTTATTAATTAACAATAAACCTAAAAACATGAAAAAGGTTATTTTTTTAGCATTAGTAATTTTTGCAATGTCGTGCACCAAGAGTACTGACAGCGTTATCCATGGTACCAAGCAGGAAGCCGGAGCCTGGGTATATGATTCTGCATTTAAAAAACCGGTACAGGTTACAGATAATTTCTATCTGATCAGCCCAACCTGGGGACAGTCGTTTGATTATGCTTCTAAGAGAGCAGACAGGGAACTCTACGTAGGCCTGGCTGTATTGCTGCTGGCTATAGCCGTGTTTCTGGTGATATCAAAAGCTAAAGACGCCGCATGGGTGCCTAAGTTTTTTGATAACACACACATCTTTAACATGTGTCTTTTCATTTTACTCTCATCTAGTGCTTCTTCTTTTTTAGCTCATCCCGGTGGTATCAGATTTAATAATGACAAATGGGTCAATAAGATTGACTATGACAAAGTAATTAAAGAGTCAGGATCTACACAACCTATCTGGGACAGTCTTGAAACCAACTGCCTTATTGTAGACGGTCCTTACAATTGTTATACTAAATAATCAAAGACAGCTGCAAATAAAGGGGAGTATATGTGCAGTAACCCCAGGGATGATATCTCCCACTGCACTCTTTTTTTTAAATCATAACCTAATAAAACTATGAAAGCTACCATTCTTATTCTCGGCTTGTTTCTTACAGCCTGTGGTACTAGTACTGTACCCACTCCATCTAGTATTACGGAACCAGGTGATGACAGCTCAGTCATCCTGCCTAAAGATATTGACAGCTTACGTGCTGACAGTAGTTTCGGACGTCCCCATCCTCTTAACATTCTATAATAACAACTATGCAAAATGAAGTTTACACAGATCATGAAGGATTTGGTTTTTACATCCCAGGTCAAGAACCTGTTCATGGACCTGACAATAGTTGCTATAATTATGTCTTTCACTATAATGGCTATGCTGGCTTGTGGGCTGCTATTCCTCGTGATGTGTACAATGATTACTGGAGTGACAGTAATACTCCTGGTGTCATTCGTAGCAAGTCCATTCAAACGCTTGTGGAGATACTTTATAAAACCCAAGGAGACCCTTCTCTGATAGACCAGTTGACCCGTGAGCAATAATCCGGTGTATATAGAAGTGCCCACCTATGAAAACAACCAGTGGGGCGTCACAGTATTTCAGACACGGGATGAGTTCCGTGACTTTCTTGTGCCCCTGTTTAAAGAACCGGGTGAGTATCAGTTTGACGAAGCTTCTAAAATCTTTAATGTAGAGGGAAGAAAGTTCCAGCAACAGGGTTATTACTGTGCGGCACCTGTTAAGACTAAAGACTTTATTACCTACTGGAATGACCAGAAAAACAAATGCCGCTTTGGTATCATTGTAAAATCAGACAGCAACACCTGGTATTTATCAAGAGACTACTACATGTGGTTGAACTTCCTGCCAATCTATGACAAGGAAGAAAAACGATTTGACTTTGCCAAGATAAGGGACGCCCAGTATCACATGGCCATGTACGAGATCCTGGCTGAGATGCATTACAAGCATGCCATCATTTTAAAGAAACGTCAGATTGCATCTTCTTATTTTCACATGGCCAAGCTCATTAACCAGTGGGTCTTTGAACAGGGTGCTGTTCTTAAGATTGGTGCCAGTCTTAAAGATTATATTAACGAGAAAGGATCCTGGAAGTTTTTAAATGAGTATAGAAACTTTTTAAACGAGCACACTGCCTGGTACAGACCGGCAGAACCAGACAAGGTGGGAGCGTGGAACCAGCAGATCAAGGTGAGACAGGGTGGTCGTGATACCTATAGAGGTAACAAGTCCACCATAAACTCATACAGCTTTGAAAAGGACCCCACAAACGGTGTGGGTGGACCTGTGACATACTTCTTTCATGAAGAGGCAGGAATAGCCCCTAAAATGGACGACACCTATGGCTTTATGAAACCGGCCCTTAAGTCTGGTCATATCATCACCGGTCAGTTCATAGCTGCAGGATCAGTGGGTGACCTGGATCAGTGTGAACCCATGAAAGAATACATCCTGCATCCTGAGGAAAACGGATTCTACGGGGTGCCTTCTAATCTTATTGATAAGGACGGGACAATAGGCAGCACTGGGTTGTTTATTCCGGAACAGTGGAGTATGCCTCCGTATATAGATCAATACGGTAACTCTAAAGTGCAGGAGGCATTAGAGGCCTTAGAGACTGAGTTTGCTAAAATGAAAAAAGAGCTGGCCCCGGATGCATACCAGCTTACCGTTTCACAGCAACCACGTAACATAGAGGAAGCATTTGCCACCCGTAAGGTGAGCGTATTTCCGCCACATCTTATTTCTAAACAACTGCAACGTATATCAGACAAAGAATACCCTGTTGAATATTTAGAACTCTCTCGTAATGCAGAAGGAAAGCTTACAGACAAACCCAGTCGTAAGATTCCCATCATGGACTTTCCCATCTCTAAAAAAACAGAAGATAAAGAGGGAGTGCTCTGTGTATACGAGCGTCCCTGTAAAGATCCACAGTTTGGAAACTATTACGCTTCCATTGACCCGGTGGGAGAGGGTAAGACAACAACATCAGAGTCACTGTGTGCTATCTATGTATATAAAAACCCGGTGGAAGTAATCAAAGATGACGGCAATGGTAAAGTGGAGCACAGTATAGAACGGGATAAGATTGTGGCTTCTTGGTGCGGACGTTTTGACGACATCAACAAAACCCATGAACGCCTGGAGATGATCATTGAATGGTACAATGCCTGGACCATTGTGGAAAATAACGTGGCCCTGTTCATTCAGTATATGATTAGCCGCAAACGCCAGCGGTATTTGGTGCCCAAGGACATGATCTTATTTCTTAAAGATATTGGGGCTAATCGTAATGTATTTCAGGAATACGGATGGAAAAACGTGGGTACACTGTTTAAAGGAAACATTCTCTCCTATGGTATTGAATTTCTAAAAGAGGAGCTGGATGTACAAACAAAAGAAGATGGCACCATTGTAAAAACCACCTACGGCGTGGAACGAATACCTGATCCCATGCTCCTTAAAGAGATGCAGGCCTACCAGGAAGGGGTGAATGTGGACAGGTTAGTGGCATTTTGTGCCCTGGTTGCGTTCTCTAAAATACAACTTTCTAATAGAGGTTTTGCCAAACGTGTAGAACATACAGGCCAAAAGTTGGAGAACTCACAAAAATTCAGTAAATTAAATTATACCCCCTTTAGGCATTTGGGTGGATCTGGTAACGGGTCACCAAACCAGAGACCTTCCCGTAACGCTTTCAAAAACCTTCGTTAATCCTATGGAACACTCAGAACTACACCAGGAAAAGATCCAGATATTAAGCCGTTTGATTAAGGAAAGCTCTCTGACCCTGGAAGAAGCCTTGTTGCTTTTACAGGAAGAAGAGGAGATTACTCCTGTTTCTACACCCAGCTACATACCGGGAACAACAACACCCTGGTCCAATCCTTACTACGGCAGTGGCACATTGCCTCTTACTGGGACTATCACTGTTGCTAACACACATGGTGGAATAGGACTTAACACTACTACTACAGCTACATACCCTAATCTCAATACTCCGCAGACCCTGACTGCTGATCTAAATACCTAAGAAAAATGCAGATATATAATGCCATGGATCTCAAGGCTGGTAAAAAGGCCGAATATACAAAGATGGGTACTCTTACCCAGCCTATTCAATTTCTTCCTGAAAAGGAGAAAAACGAGGAATGGCGTTCTCATAATCTTGACTGGTTAGAGTTTCAGGGTATGAAACAGCTCAGGCGCAATGCCCGCAGGCTGATGAAGAATTACAAGCTTGCAAAAGGTATTATAGATAAGACCGACTATATAGTGGAGGATAATAACGAGACTGCAGAGCTGATTGATATACTTACCAAAGAAGATCAATCTGCTTTAGAGCTAAAGTTCTATCCCATTATTCCCAATGTCGTAAACGTGCTGTGCAATGAGTTTTCTAAAAGAAGCTCACGGATCATGTTTAGGGCAGTGGATGACATTTCTTACCAGGAAATGCTGGAGGAAAAAAGAGCCATGATAGAGGACGTGTTGGTTCGGCAGGCTGAACAAAAGATCATGATGAAGATCATGGAGCAGGGAATGGACTTTGAATCTGAGGAAGCTCAGCAAATGATGAGCCCTGAGAACATCCGCAGTCTTCCTGAAATTGAGCAGTTCTTTAAAAAGGATTATAGAAGCCTTATAGAAGAGTGGGCCACCCATCAGATGATCATAGACAATGAAAGGTTCAGGATGGAAGAGCTTGAGGAGCAGGGTTTTCGGGACATGCTTATTACAGACAGGGAATTTTGGCACTTTGATCTTAAAGAAGATGACTATGAAATAGAGCTGTGGAACCCGCTGTTGACTTTCTATCATAAATCTCCTGATGTCCGCTATATTTCCCAGGGTAATTGGGTGGGTAAGATGGACATGATGAGCGTCAGTGATGTCATTGACAAGTACGGCTGGATGATGAACCAGGATCAGCTTGAAGCATTGGAGGCCATATATCCGGTACGTTCTGCTGGTTATGCCGTACAAGGTTACCAGAATGACGGATCTTATTATGATGCAACCAAATCTCATGAATGGAACACACAGATGCCATCTTTGGCTTATCGTCAGTACATGAGCGTCTATGATGGAAAGTTTGGTACCGGTGATGTTGTTGAATGGATCCTCTCAGATTCAGAAGACTTGCAGGACTTTGGAAAGTCTCATATGCTCAGGGCCACAACTGTATATTGGAAGAGCCAGCGTAAAGTCGGACACCTTACTAAGATTACAGAAGAAGGAGAAATAATCCAGGATATTATTTCCGAGCAGTACAAAATAACAGACAAGCCAATGTATAATACGGCTGTCTATAAAGATAAATCAAAAGACAATCTGCTTTTTGGTGAGCACATTGACTGGATCTGGATTAATGAGGTGTGGGGAGGAATTAAGATTGGACCTAACCGCCCTGCTTTCTGGGGACAAAACAACCCCGGGGGCATCAACCCAATATATCTTGGTCTGAACGGGGGAAAGCCCGGACGTATTCCTTTTCAGTTTAAAGGGGATAGCACACTTTATGGATGTAAACTTCCTGTAGAAGGTGCCGTGTTCGGGGATAGAAACACCCGTTCAGTATCTCTTGTAGATACGATGAAGCCTTTTCAAATAGGCTATAACATTGTTAATAATCAGATAGCTGATATCCTGGTAGATGAACTGGGAACCGTAATCATGCTGGACCAGAACGCTTTACCACGTCACTCCATGGGAGAAGACTGGGGTAAAAATAACCTGGCCAATGCTTACGTAGCCATGAAGAATTTCCAGATGTTACCCCTTGACACATCCATCACCAACACTGAGAACGCCCTGAACTTTCAGCACTATCAAGTCTTAAACCTGGAACAAACCAATCGTTTGTTATCCAGGGTAAACCTTGCAGGTTACTTTAAGAACCAGGCCTTTGAGGTGATTGGTCTGAATCCTCAGCGGATGGGTCAGCAGATTGCCCAGCAACAGACTGCCACCGGAGTGGAACAGGCTGTCAGTGCCTCATATGCACAAACCGAGCAGTATTTTATACAGCACTCTGATAACCTGATGCCGCGTGTACACCAGATGCGTACTGACCTGGCCCAATACTACCATTCCACAAAACCAAGCGTACGCCTGCAGTATATCACCCGTGAGGATGAAAAGGTGAATTTTCAAATGAACGGAACGGATCTACTGATGCGTGACTTTAATATATTCTGCACCACTAAGACAAACTCACGCTCTATTATGGAGCAGCTTAGGGGACTGGCTCTGAATAACAACACAACAGGTGCTTCCATATTTGACCTTGGAAATATTATAAAAGCAGAGTCCATTGCAGAACTTACCGGCGTGCTTAAAAGTGCAGAAGAAAAAAGCAATGCACAGAAGCAGGCTGAAATGCAGCAGCAGCAACAAATGCAGCAGGAGCTGCTGGAATCCCAGGAGCGTCAAAAACAAATGGATCTTCAGTTTAGAGCAGAACAATCTGATCTTGACAGGCAAACCCAGATTACTGTGGCTGAAATTAGGTCCGCAGGGTATGGTGCCCAGTCTGATGTTAATCAAAATCAGATGAGTGATTACCAGGATGCCATAGCTGACATCCGTAAACAGGACCAGTACCAGGATGCAATGAATTTTAAACGTGAGCAAGAGGTAAATAAAAACAGTACCAACCAATCTAAGCTCAACCTGGATCGTGAAAAACTTCAAACACAGCGTGACATAGCAGACAAACAACTGCAGATTGCCAGGGAGAATAAGAACAAATATGACGTTTCCAACAGCTCTTCCAAGAAATCTAAATAATTATAGCTCTATAATCCGCACGTTAGGTCTCTTTTAGTTCTACATTTTAAATTTTTAGAGTTTAAAGTTGTATATTATTTATGTAGAGCTACACCAAAAAAACCAATAAGTTATGGAAAACAACCCCACTAGTGTACAAACTTCTGTACAAACAGTAGACCTTGATATAGACAGCTGGTTAGGAGCCCCCGGTGCAGAGAGTGTTGTAACACCCACTGAACCTGAAAAGTTAAAAGCTAACATCTTTTCACAGGGAAAAACAGACATGAGTTTTCTGGATGATGCAGATGAAGTAATTGATGACAAAGAAGACAAAGTTTCCCGTGAAACGTCTCTAACCAAAGAACAAACAGCTGATCTTTTAAATAATCTGGATGATGAGGATGAGACCAAAGGTAAACCAGGACGTCCCAAAACAGAAAAATCAGGATTAGTTGAGTTTCTTAAAAAAAGAATAGAGTCAAAGGACATGTTTGCCTTTGATGACTATGATGAAAATACACAAGATCTGGGAGATTACCTGGGCACGTTGTCTGAAAAAGATATAGATGAACTCTGGCAGGCCAACATGGATAACATGAAGCAAGAAGTTGCGGCCAAGACACCTAAAGAGTTTTTTGAATCCCTTCCGGATGAATTGCAATATGCTGCTAAATATGTAGCAGACGGTGGTCAGGATCTAAAAGGATTATTCCAGGCTCTTGCCCGTGTTGAACAGGTACGAGAGCTTGATCCTACAGAAGAGAACGACCAGGAAAATATTGTAAGATCTTATCTCAGTGCCACAGGTTTTGGAAACGCTGAAGAAATAGATGAAGAGTTGACTACGTGGAAAGACCTGGGAGTGCTTGAAAAAAAGGCCAAGCAGTTCAAACCCAAACTGGACCAGATGCAGGAAGAGATTGTTCAATCTCAGTTGCAGGATCAGGAAGCCAGAAAAGAACAACAGCAGGAAGCTGCTGATGCATATATAAAAAACGTATTTGAAGCCCTTCGTCCAGCTGAGATTAACGGTCTTAAACTGGATAAAAAAACACAGGCCCAGCTTTATTCTGGTCTTGTTCAGCCTCAATACCCTTCCATTAGCGGACGCCCAACAAACCTATTGGGACATCTTTTAGAGAAGTACCAGTTTGTTGAACCCAACTACCCGCTTATTGCAGAAGCCCTTTGGTTATTGTCTAATCCTGACGAGTACCGTCAAAACCTGACAAAGCAAGGAAAAACCCAGGCTGTTGAACAAACTGTAAGACAGTTAAAAACAGAGCAGAGTCGTAAAACGGTAAGTACCTATAACGATGATGACGAACCAAAATCCAGAAAAATAGCCAGACCTCAGAATATTTTTAAAAGATAATTTTTTTCAATCCTAACCCTATAAAACAAAAGCCTCATGGCAACACCAGTTTTAAACAATGGTATATTTCTACGGGATACCAGCTATCAAACTAGCTCACACGTAGACTCTTACCACCTTTCTAATCTGCTTAAATCAGCAGAACCAACTGACCTCGGTCCGGTTGATCTGTGGGCTATGGCACAAAAGGTTGAAATGCCTTTGTATCAAATGTCTTCTTTTGGCGGAAAGAACGTTATCAGTGTAGATAACGCACGTGGAGAGTACAAGTGGCAGATTCCAGTTACACAGGATCTTCCTTACATCACAGAAGACATTGAATCAGCTAACTCTACAAAGGGTATTGATGGTCAGTCTTTCAAAATTAAATTAAACAAGCGTTCATTTGGCCATGGTGATATCATCACCTATGACAAGTACAACGGAGTTGAAATGTACATCGTAGCAGACGATATTATCCCTGCCGGTGATGGTTTCATCTACACTGTGCAGCTTGTTAACAACGACAGCACTAAGTTCCTGGACAGCAAGTATGTTCGTCAGGGTACTAAGATGTTCCGTAAAGGTTCTGCTCGTGGAGAGTACGGAGAGAAATTCTCTGATCTTGGTAATGTAAGTGCAGGTTTCCGTGAATTCTACAACTATGTTGGAGGTGCTGAAGCTCACGTTCACTATTCTATCTCTAGTCGTGCAGACTTGATGATGAAAGGTGGAATGAAAGCTGATGGAACTGTTCCTGTAGTTGAGATGTGGAGAAACTTTGACAAGAACATTGATCCTTCTGTTTCCAGCATGGAATCTATGGCTGACAAAATGGGTAAGGACTATGTAAAGAAAGCCTACCAGTCTGGCCAGTTGACACGTTCTTTCTTGACTACACTTGAGGCAGCTCATTTGACCAAGATTGCTAATGACATTGAAACCTACCTCATGTGGGGACAAGGTGGAAAGGTTAAGCAAGATGGTCCAGATGATATCCGTTTGTCAGTGGGTCTTTGGAAGCAGCTTGATAACTCTTTCAAACGCATCTACAATAAGTCTTCTTTCAACTTGGATCTTTTCAAATCTGAAATCTTCAACTTCTTCAACGGAAAGGTTGAGTTCCAGGGACCAGATCCTAAGCGTCAGCTGGTTGTACAAACCGGTTTGGGTGGAATGAAACTTATCAACGAAGCCATTAAGAAAGAAGCTATCAACTCTGGTCTTGTTATCAACGCCTCTGAGGTTGGTGCAATCACCGGAAAAGGTATGGATCTTAACTTTGGTTTTGCTTACACTCAATACGTAATTCCGTTCTTGGCTAACGTTAAGTTTGTCTTGAACCCTGCGTTTGACAACATTCACACCAATGATATTGAGAACCCAATCATTGATGGTTTCCCATTGTCTTCTTACAACTTCATCATTTTTGATATCACTGAGAACACTAACGACAACATCTACTTGTTGAAGCTTTCTTGGGATAATCAATTGAAATGGTTCTATCAGAACGGTACCATGGACTACATGGGACGTACTCAAGGTTTCCAGTCTTCTGGCAACTTCAATGGTTACAGAGTATTCATGACACAAACAATGCCTGCAGTATGGGTTAAAGATCCTACTAAAGTATTAAAGATCGTTATGCGTAACCCTGTTACTGGTGGATCATTCTAAATAATAGTCAGTAGGCAAGGAGCCCCGTAAGGCTTCTTGCACACTTACTGACCTATAGTCTTTCTTTTTACTTTAAAATGTTCCTATGAAATTAATCTTTGGTAATTCCCCTATCACTTCAATTTTAGGTTACCTCATTGCCGGTCTGGTGGTTATTGAACAATCACTTGTTGCCGGAGAAACAAACTGGGTCTCTATTGGTGTTGCTGTATTAACTGCCTTGTTGGGCCGTAAAGCAGCTGATGCTGAAAAAGTAGAGAAACTTTAAATCAGTAACAGTACTCAGAACGGATAGCTGCCACCGGTATTGCACCGGATAACACCCGTACCAGTCTGAGTCATTTTCCTCTCCCGGAATAGTATTCCAGGACGCCTGTCGGGATTGTACCCTTCTTGAGAGCTTACCACTCTGACAGGCACAACACATAATAAGTTATGAGCAACAAAGTACGCATTGGCAGAATGGTCAAAATTGACAACAAGAATAAGAAGAAGTTCTCTACTGAGGCTCCTGTCTATTTTGCCGTGATGGTCAAGTATAAAGTTGACGGTGTGGATAAGGTCAGGAACCTTTTGTTCACTGACTGGGAAATGGAACGTGCAGCCGTGAGAGCTGACAAGAACCCGGAAGACCTGCTTATACAAAGCGGTATTTCCAAGATCATTGATTAAGTAGTTCGGAAATCCCGAACATGTTTATAAAACCAAAAAACCAAACCATGAGTGTAACCATTGTGGAGAAGTACCCACAGAACAAACGTTCAACCATTGCCATCCGACCCTACTTTGATCCTGTTGTAGATAACATGGGACTGCAGAAATACGGATTGAGTCTTTTTGACGGAGCCTTTCATGAAGAGCAGCTTGCATGCTTAGAGATCAACGGTATCAAAAGATATCTTACCGGTCTCAATGAATTTTCCCCTGATATAAAAGACCTGCCAGCAGATGAGCAGGAAGCTAAGGTAAAACAGATCCGTATTGTTATAGCCCAGTTGGAAAAAGAACTGGCGGCCAACGTAGTGGATCCTAAAGATGAGATGTTCTGGAATAAACTCAAGTTGCTCAAACCAGACAACTTTGATTTCTGGGACAAGATAAAGATTAGGTGCGGTAACGAGCCTGTATACCTGGAGCCTGACAAAGATCCTTATGATCTGATCAGACTCTACGCTATAGAATCAGGTGGATTTTCCATCATTGCCAAGTCCTTGGAAGAAGCCAGGCGTATGTCGGTTCCTCCTAAGTTCTACCTGGACAAACTGGAAGAAACTGCATCTATACAAACAGAAGTAAAGAAACTTCGTAACAAGGCACTTGCTGAACTACAGAAGTTGTTTGATAAGAACCAGAATAAGCTGCTCTATGTAGCCAAGGTGCTGGATCCCAATTCAGCCCAGTACAGGAAGAGTACACCAAACGATATCATCTATGACAACATGGATAAATATATCAACGGTGACCTGGTGGAAAAAGACAAACGTAAAACCGCTCAGAGATTCTTGGATGCTTCAGGACTAGACATGGAAAGTTTAAAAATCAGGGCCATGGTAAAGGACAGTTCATACTACAAGTTCATTGCTACTAAGTCAGATGGTTTTATCTATCACATGGAAACAGGTACAATGCTGGGACGTACTCCTTCAGACATTGCAGAATACCTGAAAAATCCGCTTAACGAAGAGATTCTTATCAACCTTACTAAGAAGGTAGAGCAATATTGGAATCAGTAAAAACAGTACCCGGGATGCTTCCCGTCAGAACAGCACCCGGGTCATTATATAATTCATGAACAACAACCTCTTACAAATTAAAATTAAACAGCGGTTGAATAAACTGGCTTCTTTTGATTATGATAATCTTGAGTGCTGGATGGTCCAGGAAGCTTTTAATAAAGCTCAGATAGAATGGGCCAGAAGACACATCTACGGGATGAACATACGCAAGGAAGGAGCAGAGCAATCAAGCGGTCTGATAGATGATCTTCAGAAACTTCTTATACAGAAGCTAATGACATCATCCAAGAAAGACAAGTTCTTTGAGTCAGAGTTTTTGCCAGCTGATTATTTGCACTTTGTACGGGTTGATGTAAAAGCAAAAGCTGACTGTTGCCCCGAAAGAGATATGACAGTCTATGAAACAGAAGAGGCCAATGTAGGCGTTCTGTTAAGAGATTCTAACAGGGAACCCAATTTTGAATGGGCAGAGACTTTTGTAACCCTGGTTGGAAACAGGCTGAGGGTGTATACCGAAAACAAGTTTGACGTAACACAAACCAGCCTTACATACTACCGTCTTCCCAAGCAGGTCCAGTTTCTGGGATGCACCAATCCTTCTACGGGAACAGCCTATACAGCTGCCCAGGATTGTGAATTCACAGACGACATAGCCGAGATACTTGTAGATGAAGCAGCAGCCATCCTTGCAGGTGATATAGAGAGCATGAACCAATACCAGAGAGAAACGCAAAATGCACAAAGAAATAGCTAATGGCACTAACTAAAATACCAAGACCTGGTCCAATGGGGCCGTGTACGGAGACAGCAAACTTGCTTGCTCATGCCCAAGGTATGATAACAAGCTTGCATCAGCTTCACCTAAAAGTTTCAGGACCTGGATCTTTTGCTGCTCATAAAGCCCTTAATGAGTTTTATGACGGCATGCCGGATCTGGTAGACGCAGTAGCAGAACAATACCAGGGAGCTCGTGAAAAAATCCTGGATATTCCTGCACCTGCACCATATAAATGTGGATCTGTACCAGAAGCCCTGGCCCATTTAAAAGAGTTGTATAACGAGATTCAAGAGCTGCAAAAAATCATGCCGTTCTCTGAGATAGTTAATCAGCTAGATGAGATGAAAAGTCTTATAGCCTCTACCAAGTATAAACTCATGTTCTTACAATAACAAAATATTTATTTTTTATAACCCTTAAATTGAAACATCATGTATTTTCCACATTCCTTTAGGAAGTCCTTCTTGGTTTCCTCTGGTACGCTGGCTTCAGGTGTAGCTACCTCTGCCCTCACTGCAGGACAGATCGGTATGTATGCTCCTACCAGTGCTACCAACTCTACCTTGGCAACAGTTGCTGCCAGCGTAAGTCCTTTTTATGTCATCCAAGGTTCTTACTTTGCTGCTGACAAAATTGGTTCTCACGGTGGGTACAAAGAGTCTGTCAAGTCTAAGCTTGTCAACCCTAAGTACATCAGCCGCGTTATTAGTGTAGTCGGTAAGTCTGCCGTTAACCAGGTAGTAAAAGTAAGTGCTAATGGCATTGGTCTAACTGCTGACGAGACTTACAGGCTTCGTTTGGACGTTAAAGGTTCTCCAGCTCTTAGGTTCTTGAACCATCAGTTGTACAGAACTTTAGATCATTACTCTGGTTGTGCTAATGCTACTAATCCTTCTTTTAAGAAAGATCCGGTTTTGGCTCTTCTTGCTTGGAAAGATCAGATTAACAGCTATGCGTTTTTTGATCAAATGATTAAAGCCCGTGTGTACAAGTATGTAACAGTACTTTCTGCTACTTCAGCAGTAACTGCTACCACAGCTCAAACAACCATTCCTATGACATCAACCACTGGTGTTGTAGTAGGTCAAAAAGTTGTTGGTACAGGTATTCCTGCTAATAGCTTTGTAACCACTGTAACTGCTAATACAAGCATCATAATCAAGTATCCAACTCAAGCTGTAGCTCCAACTATTGCTTCTAACGTATCTATGCAGTTTTTTACTGACGTATACACTGAAGCTGGAACTGTAGCAGTTATTCCTGGTACTGCTATTGCAACCGGTTTGACTTCTGTTGCTTACAGCTTTGAGGTAGATGCTGCTTCTTTCACTTACACTCAGGTTCCTCATATTGAGTTTACACTCGGTTATGTAGAAACCAGCTTTGCTGCATGTACTTTCACTCCTACAGATAAGTATGAGTTGGAACCATTGGTTGCTTATGCTGCTGTTGTAGATGAGAGCGGTGACCCTTGCTTATCAAGTCCTTTTAACGCAAACTCAGCTGTCAACTCTGCTACTAACCCTTATTTGTCTAGCCATGGTGTTGAGATGCAGGCTCCTGTACAAGCTTCTGGCTTGGGTGAGACTTTGCTTCGTGAGCTTATCTTGGATGGTCGTTACCTCCAGAACGCTTACCCTGACTCCAGTCGTGTAGACAGCTTGAGGATGAGAGAGATTGAATCTGATCCAGCTTTGGCTCAGGTATCTCGTAGCGGTCTTTATGACAAAGTATTGGTTTTGCATAACGTACCACGTTGGAACAATCCTTCAGGTACTTTTGACAACGACCAGTATTTGCTTGTATTCAACGTAGTTAAAGGCACTGCAACATCAGCTATTACGACTTACTTCACAACTGCTGCTAACGCAGCCCAGGGTGCAAGCACCATTGCTTTGGAATCTTACTAAACAATCAGTATCCTATATAAACTGGAGGAGGCACTACCAAGTGCTTCCTCCTTTTTTGTTTTGGTAAAGTCTCCAAAATTCAGTATATTTTTAATGAAGACCTCTACACTATTTTATCTCTAAATCCCTCAAGTTTACCTACATGGCCAATAAACATATATTAAGTTTAGAAATACCAGATACCAACAACATCAATGTGTTGAGGGTATTTGATACAAGCTTGTATGCAGCGGACCTGGGTACAAGTTGCGGACTATTAAGGATCACCTCCCCAGGATTTACTGTTCCTGTGTCTATAGAAGTTCTTCCCCAGTTTAACCTGGTGCTTAATGCCTGTACACTGGGTATTCAAAGCACGGGATGTGGAGACACTTGTCATCCTATACCAGATGGTATATACAAGGTGAACTACTCGGTGTCACCCAACGATAAAGTCTTTGTGGAATATGAATACCTCAGGCTTACCCAGACCATGAACAAGTACTACAACTTGTTGTCCACGTTGGAGATGGCAGCCTGTGAGCCGGATGCAGATGTAAAAGAACAACTTAAAGAACTCAGGCTTATCAAAAGCTTTTTGGAAGCGGCCAAGGCCAAAGTGGAATATGCCCATAATCCTGAACAGGGTATGGAGTTATTAGTCTACGCCCAGAAAAGACTTATCCGCCTGGGTAATACAATGTGTTAAAACCTAAAACCAAATCATATGTCTAATTCTTCTTGTCCAAATTGCGGAAACGGTATAACCTGCGGATGCCAAATTAGAACTGCCTCAGACGGTGCACGCGTGTGCACAACTTGTGTTGCTATATATGAGCAGCAACTTATCAACTCACAATCACAAAGTTAATAATGAGAAATCTGCTACAGGATAAGTCCAAATACTATAAGGTATTTGCGGATGACGTGTATAACTCATTCCGTCAGATGCGTTATGGTATCCACTCTGGCCGCCACGACTCAGAATATGAGGTGGCCTCTATAAGAAAAGAACTGGTGGACTGGCAATCCAATGCAGATAATGATGCCCTTACACAGACCTCTATCAGCTACTATGGCTGGCTTCCTGTTACGTACACCAGTACAGATGAGTCTGTTGTCTTTAGCTCAGACATTAATGATCCATATCGTTATCTCAAAATATGCTCTACAAACCCTGTGAACGTTGGTGTGAGTTATAACTACGGTACCAACAGCAATCAAAACCTGATTGATGTTAATACAGGTGGTTGCGTGACCCGGATCAATTTAAACCCGGCTATTACTATTAATAATTCACAGACTGCACAATACACCTTCCACCAGGAAGTTGCTTCTGCCACCTGGACCATTAGTCACTCTCTTGGTTTTGTACCTAATGTGCTTACCATGAATGAGTCTGGCCAGGAAATCATGGGAGCTGTAAGTTCTGCTACTACTACTACTTTGGTAATTCAGTTCTCTGAGCCTGTAACAGGATATGCATACTTATCTTAAATGTAATCATGCCTACAGT